ATATATTTAGCAGGTCGAATGTCGACTGGTTTCGATAAAAAATATTTTGGAACTGATAAAATATTAGAATGGTATGTTGCTTGGAAAACTGCTAGACGTTTATGGAAAGAAGGGCATGTAGTGTATTCACCTCATTTGAATAATATTTTTTTCAATAGCATAATGTCTCATTCAGAATGGGTCAAAAAAGGACTAAGTATGTTAGACGTCTGCGATGCTATTTATTTCTTGCCTAACTGGGAGAAAAGCAAAGGTTCGAAAATAGAATATGATTATGCTAAAAAGAAAAATAAAAAAATAGTATTTATTTAGCCCTCATAACTCAATTGGCAGAGTAGCTGGCTTTTAACCAGTTTGTTCCAGGTTCGAGTCCTGGTGAGGGCACTTTATTTTTATTAATGAAATAAATGAAGACACTTAAAGAAGTACAAAAATCTGCTATAAAACAAGGACATTGTCATTGCAATTTTGCTGTCAAATGTCCATGCAATGAATTTAAGAAAACTAAAAAATGCAAATGCTATTTAGCATTTTCTAAAAAGAAATAAAGTTTACTCATTCTGAGAAATATGGTATAATGGAATAATCAGAAGATCTTTGATAATTATCTCTTGGTAGCCAAGCAGCTAAGGCAGTGGTCTGCAAAACCAATATACGTGGGTGCAATTCCCACCCAAGAGTCAAGTATGCCCTTATAGTTCAGTGGCAGAACGCCAATCTTGTAAATTGGATACTGGGGTTCGATTCCTCATTAGGGCTCATATTAAATGGGCTTGTAGCTCAATCGGCAGAGCAACTCCCTCTTAAGGAGAAGGTTGTGAGTTCGATTCTCACTAAGCCCACTCGAAATTGGGGGATTGATGATAAAAGCAGCATACCGAGCTTGCACCTCGGAAGAAGCGGCGCGATACCGCTATCCTCCACAAATAGATTACCCCTATTTACAAAAACATTATAATATGGTATAATAAATATAATAAAAACAACAAACGATATGAAATTAGAAAATATAGGTTTTTATAGTTTGTCTGACCAGAGAGCTAAAACTGCTTCTGATAAATCACAGATGAAAAGATGTGAGTTAATCATCACTGAGTATTGCAACTTCAAATGTCCTTATTGTAGAGGTTTGGATAAGTACATATATGGAAATCGAAAAATAAAACAGTTGTCTTTATCAGAAATCAAAAAAGCTATCGACTTTTGGTGCGAAAAAGAACCTTTAGAAAACATAAGATTTTCTGGTGGAGAACCTACTCTTCACAAAGACATTTTGGAAATTGTTTCGTACGCAAAAAAGAAAGGTATAAAAAGGATCGCTATCTCAACTAACGGTTCGAATAAAATTGAACTATACAGAAAATTAGTCAAAGCAGGTGTCAACGATTTTTCAGTCTCTTTAGATGCTTGTTGTGCAGAAGATGGCGACAAAATGTCTGGTGGAAGAATTGGTTCGTGGAACATTGTAATCAAAAATATCGAAGAAATATCAAAACTAACGTACACGACAGTAGGCATAGTTTTGACTCCAGAAAATATCGACAAAACAATCGATACTATAAGATTAGCACATCGACTTGGTGTTTCAGACATTCGAATAATTTCTGCAGCGCAGTATAATAAACCCATTCCAAGATTGAATGAAATAGAAACAGAAATAAGAAAAGCACACCCAATTTTAGATTATAGAATAAAGAATTTCGCGAATGGCAGAAATGTTCGGGGTATAAAAGAATCTGATTCTAAAAAATGCGGATTAGTATTAGACGATTCTGTCATTGCTGGAGATTATCATTTCCCATGTGTTATTTATATGAGAGAGAAAGGACTAGCGATAGGTAAAGTGTCGAAAAATATGAGAAAAGAAAGAAAAGAATGGTATGAAAAACATGATTGCTTCAAAGATGATATATGTAGAAAAAACTGCTTAGACGTTTGTGTAGATTATAACAACAGACATGAAGAGTTCAATAAAAGATAAAATTAAATTATTTTGGAGAAGCGCTGAAAAGAATAAAATAGAAGAACATGTTCTCGATGAAATTCTTTTCGAATATAGAGTGAGAATATATAAGAAGTTATCTAGTCACGGTCAGTTATCTTTTGATTCTTACTTAAATAGTATAAAAAAATATTATCGTCTTAATAAGCTAAAAGAGTTTCGGTATGAGGGTAAACATTCTCATATCAAAGAAGACATTGATGATGTTTTGAAAAACTTATTCTTTAAAAGATATTTACTTTTTAAGAAGCTTTTCTCAAAAAACGAAAAATACAAAAAGCTTAAAAAAGTCTATAAAAAACTATGCAAGACTGATATGTCTCATTCTGAAAAAGTGTTATTAGTAGACGCATGTATTCATATAGAACATAATAGCGGCAATATTTTCAACATCAATATAGAAAAGTTAAGAAAAGAATATGAAAAGAGTCAATGTTAAAGAATTAGAATATTTAGCATTTCACGACATAATGACTGGGTTGAGGAACAGAAGCTATTTGTATAGAAAGACAAATCTTTCTGACTATAATTTTGTTTATTTTATTGATATTAATGACATGCACGAGATAAACAAATCGGGGCACTTCTTTGGTGATAAACATATTCTAAAATGTGTAAAATACATTTCTTCTTTCTTAGATAAAAAAGACTTATTTGTAAGATATGCTGGTGATGAATTCGTTATACTTTCAGAAACTGATATAGATTTAAAAACTAATAAAGATTTTTCTGTTGGCAAGACGAAAAAGACTTCGAACGACATATTGAAAGAAATCGAAAAAGCAGATAGAGAAATGTTAAAATCTAAAACTGAATACAAGCGTACAAAAACATAGGATTTACAAAGATAGCAAAGTATGGTATAATAATATTGGTTCTTTATTAAAACATAGGGAGGGTCGAAATGAACAACGTCGTAAGAATGTATGAAAGACAGAAAGCATATCTAGTCGATTTGTTGGGAACAGAAAACTTTGAACATATTCGGTCAGTTTTAAACGAAAAATACTTATTGCGTCTTCACGGTGAAGCCACAGAAGTGTTTGATGCTGCTAAACTAAAAGAATCAGATCCGATTCTCACTCCAGAAGAAAACGAACATCTGTTGGAAGAAATCATCGACTGTTTCAAGTACGTGATGAATTTGTTCATAGTTAACGGATTCACTGCAGAGGATATTGTCAGGAAATTCGAGGAAAAATCAGATATTGTCGACGAAAGGTTAAGACAAAAGAAAGAAAGGAGTGCTTGAAGATGTTTAAGTACTCCTTTTTCTTCAAATATTGAAATCGTATCAAAATGATACGAATACAAACACAAATATGATGAAATACGAAATAAAAGACGACAATTTAATAGTGACAATACCTCTAAAACAAACTGCTCGAGACTATTACGACCAGGTCTGCGGAAAAATTGACAATATCATCGGAGTGATTTCGAAAGACCAGTTTGGTAATGAAGAGATTGGTTTTCATCAACTTATCGATATGACGTATAAAGGTAAAGAATCACAGATCGATGGATTGTTAGTTCCTTATTATGGAGAAAAAGAAGACTTTATCAAACTTTGCAAAGAACTTGGCATTAGTTATTATGAGTATCCGACTTGCGTATATTGTGGTAAAAGTATATATGGATCGTTTTCAGATGGAGACAAAGGACCACGTTGCTATGATTGTGAGAAAAAAGCAGAAAAAGGCATCGAAAAATATAAATAATAACTGAGATGATGGAATATACCTTTTTAATGGTAAACGAGGCTTAGAACGCATTCTAGAGGGCAAGATAAACGCTAATACTTGTTTATCCACGGTGGTACAGTCAATTTAATAGACTTTAAAATGAATTTCGGTAATAGTGTAAAAATAAAATATGCTAAGACAAGCAATCAATACAAGATGGATTGTAGAGAGCAATGGTTGCATAATGTGACAGAAATTCGCTATCGTTATCCCTCTCCACAATCTACTCTTAGAGTTTCTTTTGAGAGTGACATTCATAAAACTGGTCTTACTGTATTTCTAGACGAAATAGAAGAATTTGAAACAATATTAGCAACAGAAATAGCTCCAGAATTTTAATAACGTGTATGAACAAAACGAATAATGCAGAGTCATCTAATGGTAGGATAGATGGTTTTGAGCCATCTTATCTAGGTCCGAATCCTAGCTCTGCAGCATTTATGTCGAATTTATTGGAGAGTGGCGTAACGGTAGCGCAGCTCGCTGTTAACGAGAAGGTTGCAGGTCCGAATCCTGCCTCTCCAGCTGCGGAGTAGTATAATTGGTAGTACGGCGGACTCTGAATCCGTAGATCTAAGTTCGAACCTTAGCTCCGCAGCACGACCATATTTACATAATACGTAAAATATGATAAGATATATTAGAATAATATGAAGACAGAAAAGAAAAATAAAAAATGGGAAGTTAAGTTTGCTCCAGAATTTTTCAAAAGTGCTGAAAAGCTTTTTTCAAACAATCCCAAATATTCAATACCAAGAATGCTGAGTGACGCAAAATACGAAATCAAGTGGGCTTTGCAAAGAGCATTCAGAGGTTATGACGATCGATTAACTTGGGATTTCCACTTTTTTATATCGAAATATTTTCCGGTGATCATCAGAAAAATGATAAAAAATGTTCACGGTTATCCATGTTCTATGAACAGAAAGAATAAAGGTGATTTCAAAAACGTAAAAGACTGGAAGAGAACATTAGAAAAGATTGCTAAAGGATTTGAAGCTGCAAGAGATATTGACAACGATAAATATATGAAAAGAATAAAACTAAAAAAACCAAGAAAAGATGTCTTCGGTGAAGATTCTTATATTGATTATAAATTTGACAAAAAATATTACGATCGTCTTATGAAAGAGTTTCATGAAGGCGTAGACTTATTTAAGAAGTATTTCTTTAATTTGTGGGATTAATTTTTACAAAATATATGGCAATCTAAATCCAACTAAAATTAAAACGGATTTAGCATTGTCAATATGAAACAACATATAATGGTTCGTAATGGAGTCGTTTTAGAATCTTTGCTCAGTGCTCAGTTCAAAATACAGTTAGAAGACGGAAAAGAAATCAGAGCGTATTTATCAGGCAAGATGAGAATGAATCATATCAGAGTTCTCCCTGGTGACAAAGTAATCGTCGAATTAAGAGATGACATGAGCATAGCAAATCAGATAGGTAGGATAACTAGAAGAAATTAAGAGTAAATGTTCTTTTAAAATTGAAGTCAATCATACGCGTGGGTATGAAGTCCTCCAGAGGGAGGCATTGAAAACCTAAAAGTATGACAAAAAGAAATTACGAAATGGAAGTGCTCATTAATGGTAATCCCGTTAAAGAGTATCTTTCAAACGGTAAAATATTCGTCGAAGGAAGAAAAGGTTCTGTATTTTCTCTCAGACTAAGAAACAATTCTTCAGAAAGGGTTTTATTCGTACCGACTGTAGATGGTTTATCAGTTATGGATGGCAAAGAAGGATCGTTTGATTCTCGAGGATACATCGTGAATGGTTATGATTCTATAACGATAGATGGTTGGAGATTAAGCAATCGAGAAGTAGCAGAATTTTATTTTTCTTCTCCAGAAGATTCTTACAGAAAACGCAAAGGAATGGGAAACAATCTTGGAAGTATCGCTGTCGCTGTCTTTAGAGAAAAAGAAAAGAAATGTCTGCATTGGTTGCAAGAAACATTACCTTTTCCTGAATGGCCGAAATACGTGCCCGACGAGACATATCCTAAACGATACCCAGACCCGAATAAGTATTTCTGTGGACAACAACCGTTTGACTCAAATGAAAAAGATGGAAGAATCGAACTCTCAGCAATGAATTGTTCTCAATGTTTTTCTATGAGATCAGTTTCGCAAGAAATAGGAACTGGTTTCGGTGATTCGAAAAGAAGTGAAGTAATAACTATTTCGTTTGATAGAGAAAACGAACCAGATGCAGTCCTCGAAATATTCTACAACAGTCGAAAACAACTCGAAAAAATCGGGATCGAGTTCAACAGACCAGCATTAAGAGTTTCAGAGCCAAATTCATTTCCAGCTGAAAGAGGCTACTGTGAACGACCCAATAGATAATAATTAAGCATCTACGCGAGTTGACTTCAATTTTTAGAGAACATTAACATAATATAAGGGCGCGTAGCTCAGTCGGTCAGAGCACGGCTCTTATAAAGCCGGGGTCGATGGTTCGAGTCCATCCGCGCCCACTGAACATAGCTCAATGGCTAGAGCAAATATTATATGAGTTCGATTCTCATTGTTCAACAAGTAGAGTTCTTTCGAGTCTGGATATGTCATGTTATGCCAACAAAAAATGTTTACGCTCGTCATATTGACGGCGAATGTCATGGTCCGTCATGTCCTGTTTGTGCGTGGTTAGACAGCACGAATATGGTATGGAAACAGTTAGTTGGAAAAGTTCTAACACAAATAGATGCAAGTTTTCCAGAAGGATCGCAAAAAGACGCGATAAAAGATATACTTCGAAACACGATCTGGAATATGCATGAAGAAGCGACGAAATCGTTTTTCACTCATGCACATTCACCAGAAGATAAAAGGTCATTACACCAAGTCTTAAGAGAATTGCCAGATTAGTATTAACTATTTCTAGGCGAAGATCGGACTCTACTAATATGGTGGTCGTGGGGTAGCGGTTAGCCCAATGGTTTGTGAAACCATCAGCATGAGTTCGAATCTCATCGATCACCCCTATTTACAAATGTTTCTAGATGTGGTATAATATATAATGTTGAAATAAGATAATTAGACTTTGAAAAAGACAAATAAACACATCTATTATGAACAAATCACTGATTTCTAAACTTTATTATAAAATTAAAAACAGTAGGCTTGAGAAACTTCGGTTTCTCACGGGATCAGTGACCCGTGTTCATAGCCTACTGTTTTTAGTCTTTTAATAAACATCATTATGAAAAAACAAGACGTTGCGAAAATATTAATAGAATTGTATGATGAATATTTAGAAAATACTGTCGTTGAAAGAACTCAAGAATTCAATGATTTAGAAAAAGGCGGAAAGCAAAAATTATTGCTTAAAGGCAATCTAGATGGTTTTATTGTCTATCTTCAAAATAAGGAAAAGATCGAAAAATCAGTCAAAATAAAAAAACAGTCTGAAAAACAAGATGTTCTAGAACTTAAAAAGGAAGAAGCACAAAAAATACAAACTATTTATGAAGCGTACGTCGGAAAGATTTTACCAGGTTCTAGATTGACTGCGACTGCGAAAGCAAAAATATCTACTAGATTAAAAGAGTTTTCTATTGAAGAAATATTGCAAGGAATTGATAACTTTTCAAAAGACAGTTGGTGGATGGAAAACAATGCAAAAAGAGGCATTACTTGGTTCTTCTATTCTGAAGACAGAACTGAACAATTTAAAAATTTGACACCAAGACAAAAAAATACTAAAGAGAAATTAAGAAAAGGTTCTTTCGAAGAAGAACCATTTTAAACAACATGATCTCATTAAAACTTATCAAAAGATTAAAGAAAGTAGGATTTCCAGAAAAATATTGTAAGCATTTCTACATCACAGATAAGAAAGGCAAAAACATAGGCATTCCTTCTCTTGAGGAACTCATCAAAGCATGCGGTAAAGATTTCGAAAGTCTGGTACTGGTGTCAGACATACAAAATAAAAAAAGAGTATATTGGTGGCAGGCGTATATGACAGAAAAAGCATTTGATAAATTAGGTATTCCATGCGTAAGAGATTGTTGTGGATACGATGCTGCGGATGAACCAGATGAAGCAGTAGCAGAACTTTATATATCATTAAATAAAAAACCAACATGTGGAAAATAATCACAATGATAGTCGCAGCTTTTTTGCTCTTTCCCGTTTTTGTCGAATTGAAAGAATCATATAAAAAATGGGCAAAGAACAAAATAACAAAGGTCGAAAAGAAAAACATAAAAATTAAATCCGACAAGGCGTTTACTCTAATTGAACTTTTGGTCGTTTTAGCTATTACTGGTATTCTGTTATCGGTTCTATTTACCGCTATGAAAGAAAAAGGAAACGATACGACATCTTGCTATGACCAGAAGACAGAGTGTTTGTTAAAATGCTCTAATCAATATGATGAATGTCGCGTCAAAGAATAAAAACATGTCATACATAAGCAAAGAAGGCAATCTTAGAGTTGGTAAAATCATTGGTCATGTAGCATTAGCAATCTTAGCTTTGATTCTTATCTTCGGTTCTTTTGGAACGATTGGCGCTGGTGAAAAAGGTGTTTTGCTTCAATTCGGAGCAGTCCAAGAAAAAGTATTCGACGAAGGTTTGTTTTTCAAAGTACCGTTTGTGCAGAAAGTTAGACATTTAGATGTGAAAATTCAGAAAGAACAAGTTGAAGTTTCAGCTGCTTCTAAAGATTTGCAGACAGTTAGTTCAGTTATAGCTCTTAATTATCACTTGGACGAAAACAAGGTAGCAGAACTATGGCAGAAAGTAGGAAAGAACTACAAGGCAAGAATCATTGACCCAGCTATACAAGAAGCGTTGAAAGCAAGCACTGCGAAATATACTGCAGAAGAGCTGATTACAAAGAGACCAGAAGTTAGAGACGATGCTAAAGCTATTTTGTCAGAAAGACTAGCAAAAGAATTTATAATTGTTGATGAATTGTCTATTGTAAACTTTGACTTTTCGTCTTCATTCAACAGTGCGATCGAAGCAAAAGTGACAGCAGAGCAGAATGCTTTAGCAGCTAAGAACAAACTAGAACAAGTCAAATTCGAAGCAGAACAGAGAATATCTCAAGCAAAAGGTGAAGCTGAAGCTATTAGAATTCAAGCAGAAGCTATTACTCAACAAGGCGGAAAAGACTATGTTAATCTGAAATGGATAGAGGCATGGGGAAGCGGAAAGGCTCCAGTGCCTCAAACGATAATCGGTGAAGGCGGTGGAAATTTCTTGTTCAACATAAAATAGAAAGAATAGCGTTTTACGGTATCGCTTGAAGAACCGTAAATAAGTATGAGAATACTAAAAGACTCTGATAGTAGAGAAGACATCATTTTTAGTTCTGATGAACATTATTCAGACAAGACAGAAAAAACAAGAGATCCTGGAGAATATCTTGGAGTTTTTGGTATATTAAAACTAATAAAAGAAATATTAGATGGAGAAGACGTCTAAACTAAAAATGAAAACAGAAAAACGAAGCAAATATTGGTATACTATGGTAGACATTCTCGATGGCCAGTTTCCGAAAAACAAATGCAAGGAAAGAGGAAGAGCTTTAGTCATGCTTGCATATATCGAAATGTTGTTGAAAGGTTTCAAATTTGACGAAAATGGCTACCCTATCCGAAAAAATACAAGCGTTTAAGAAGTTTTTTGGGGGGGGGCAATGCCAAGGCGGCGAATGGGACTCCAAATCCTGTTGGGAAGGTTCGATTCCTTCGTCCCCCGCTTAAAAAAAATAAACTTATGAGAAAAATAATACATAAAGGTTTGTTAAAAACGTTAACGTGGTTTATTTTAGGTATGCTCTTTGGTTTTTTCTTAGCGTTTAGCAATTTAGCAGTGACGTGCGTTAAAAAACTATGACAGCAATTATGCAATACGAAGCAAAATGTCAAAAATGCAAAAAAACGTTTAAGACGTTTGGGATAGACAAAAACTTTACTATTATTAAAAAGTTTCAATGTTTTTCATTCTGTCCGAAATGTTCGAAAAAATTAGAAAAAATGGTCGAAGAATGGCTCAAAAAATAATTAACTAAACATTTGCATGAAAGAATTCATTCAAACGATTATAATCATAATGTTAGTATTTTTTGTTATAGTGTTCATTGCTTCATTGATTGGCAAAGCTGTCGTCTATACTGATCAAGAAAAAGCTAGAAAATTAGAGTATTGTATTAGTCAGAATCAAAGTTTTCAAGACTGCTTTATAATGATACACAGAGGATATGACTTTGACAAAATCTCAAAATAAAAAAATGAAAATAAAGTATTGCGAAAAATGTGTTCAAATGACTAATCATATCGGCGACAAATGTCTGAAATGCAATAGTTCTAATTCTAAACAAGAATCTGATCCAGGTCCATGTTATCGTTGTCACCAGTGGCCGTGCAAATGCAAAGAAGGACCATTGATGGAGAAACCATCAGACAAAGATAAAAGCATAAGAGAAGAAATAATAGAAATAATCGAACAATTCTATTATCGGTGTAGTCCGACTTGTATAGGATGCGAAGTAGAATTAGATATGATGGCGTCTTCGATTATTTCTCTTTATGATGAAAGACTACAAAAACTTATAGTCGATGAAATTTTGATCGCTAGAAAAGAAGGCTTCCCGACTTCTCGTCTCACAAGTTTATTTATGAAAGTTAAACAATTAAAAGAAGACAAATGAACCTCGCATTAGATTATCTATCTAAAACTGGTTGGGAATACAAAGAAGTTGCAAATAAGCAATATTCTGTTAAAGTCTGTCCTCTTTGTGGAGATGAACGCTGGAAATTCTATATGTCTTATGATGGTTTATGGGATTGCAAAATATGCGCTGAATCTGGTAATTTATATCAATTGAAAGGCAAACTTGGCGGTATCGATGAAATCTCAAGCATTGATTCTCTTTTTCGAGATAAGAGAGAATTAGACATTAAAATTTTGGATGAATATGTCAACAGTCTGAAAAATGATAAAAATGCTTACGAATATTTGACGAAAATAAGAGGTTTCACTCCAGAGACGATCGAAAAATTCAAACTTGGTGTTGATGGTAATTGGATCGTTATACCTCATTTTCAAAACGAGAAATTGTGGAATTTGAAAATGAGAAATTATAAAGAAAAAGACTTTCGTCGAGTATCTGGACAACCTTCAGTTCTTTTTAATATTGACAATATAGATTTAAAGAAAAAAGCATTAGTCATTGTCGAGAGTGAGACTGATTGTATAGCTGCTTCACAAATGGGAATCAAAAACGTTGTTGGTTTAACTACAGGTGCAGGTACGTTTTTACCAGAATGGATACCATTTACTCTCAAGTTTAAAGAAATTTATATCTGTTTAAATTCAGACACGGCTGGCCAAAAAGGTGCTTATAGTATGGCTGAAAAACTTGGTTTGGAAAAATGTAGAAACGTCATTCTCCCAGTAAAAGATGTTAACGACTACATGCAAGAACATACGGGCGATGATTTTTATAAATTAGTAAAGAATGCTAAAAGATTCAATATCAAAAATATCAAAGACGTCGCTGAGTATATAAGAGATTTAGACGAATGGCTTGATAGTGGCGAAGCTTTGAATGGTTTAGAATTGCCTTTTCCAAAAATAAACAAATATCTGAGTGGATTCAAAGAAGAAGATATGATAATCATTTCTGGAGACACAGGTGTCGGTAAAACAACAATATGTTTCAACATCGTTGACAAGTTTCTTAAAAATGGCAAACGGTGTCTTGTTTTTCTTTTAGAAGGAAAAATAAAATATCATCTTTTAAGAATGATGTCTGCTGAAACGCATGTCAAAACTGCAGATATTCAAAAAGATAAAACAATTGTACCAGATTGGGAAGAAGTAAAGAAAAGATTTTCTGATTATCCATTGTATTTTTATTCTGGAACACAAAGTGACATGGATCCGAAAAAGCTTGCAGAACTATTGATGGCAGCTGTAAAACTCTATGACATAGATTTTGTGATGATAGATAATCTCCAAAAATTCGTAAAAGGTGATTTCGATTTAGTCGTTCAAGAAACTAGTAGAACAGTATCAGCAATAAAAGATTTAGCAGTCGATCTAAAAATTCCAATAATGTTAATCACCCATATCAGAAAACCAGTCAAGGGTGCTAATCGTGTCACAATGCATGATGCTAAATCGAGTTCAACTATATATCAAGACGCAGACATCTATTTAACTTTATGGAACAACAAAACAGATAATCAGGAAGGTGATGACATGGTGTTGTCTATTGAGAAAAATAGAATGGGAGAAGGTGGCATCGACATACGCATGACCTATGAAAAGGAAATTGGTGAGTATCATGAACGTGCAGGTGATGCAGAAAAAGTAGTCAAAAGAAAGAAAATAGATAAAAACGTTACTTGGGAAGAAAAAGGTTTTGATGACAATGAAAAAGAAAAGGACGATGGTTTTAAGAAAATATAAAGGGGTTTACAAACACTGTCATTTATGGTATAATATAGACATAGAGGATAAAATGAGATAGAGACTATATATTTACAAAGATTAAAATATATGGTATAATATATAAATAATATGGCAAAAAAATCTAAAACAATTATCGAAGACAATAAGAAAAAAGGAGCTCAATTAATTAACGCTACTTTTTTAGACAAAAATGGCAAGAAGACAAGCGTCACTGACGTTATAGGAAAAAACGACTGTTGGTATTTACCAAAAGCAAACTCGTGGATTTTAACACATAACGCCATCAAAACAATAGCTATTCTTGCTGGTATTAGTAAAAACTATGAAGTTGAGGAATCACCAAACGTCGTGCCAGATTACAAAAATGAACAAGAACATATTGTCAGAGTCACTATACACTGTAAAGCAAAAGATGGTGAAGGTGGCGGTTGTGTTCATTCAGAGGAAAGAGACTTAACTATCACTGGAGAATCAAATCGGGTCAATACTCCGAATCGAGGTCGGGGTTATTTGAGAAAGATGGCTGAAAAACGAGCATTCGACATAGCAGTACTCGAACATCTTAATTTATATTCTTCTGTATTTTCAGAAGAAGAATCAGCAGACTTCGAACAGAAAAGAACGAAAGAACCAGATCTGCTTCCAGGAACTAAAGAATTCGAAAGTATTACAACTGAAATCAATGCTATTCTCAATACGAAGTCTTTACCAGATTTGAAAAGAGTTTCGAAAAAAATCAAAGCGGGTATCAGAATCGACAAGTATACAGACAAACAGATCGTATATTTAAGAGAATTATATAAGAAAGAAATAGGTAAAAAAGATTCAGAATTTTAAAAAATATGCAACAACCGGAAGAAGAAAAGAATAAAAAAATATTAGAGGAGAATTTAAAACTAAGAATAGAAGATAAAAAGAAGGGCATCTTTTTTATCAATTCTATATTTGATGACACTTTATTAGAATTTTTGTTTTTTGACATAAAAAAGGCTATTGAAGATATAACGATCAAAGAAATATTTATATATATCAATAGTAATGGAGGCGATACTACAACATTGTTTCCGCTGTATGATCTCATCAAAAAATCTGATAAAACTATAAACACTATAGTTTTAGGAAAAGCATATAGTGCTGGAGCAATCATTTTATTATCTGGTACTAATCGATTTGCATATAAAAACTCGGAAATACTATTGCATGAAGTTTCTACTGAAATACCTAACTCAAAAAGTACTCAGATATTTGAATTCTCAAAAAATATTGTTAAAATAAATAAGACATTAAAGAAAATCGTGAAAGAAAACACGAAAATGACGAGTAAAGAAATAGAAACGTATTTCAATTCAAATAAAGACATTTTTATCGATTCTTCAAAAGCATTGAAATACGGTATAATTGATAAAATAATATAAAAATGACTGACAAAATAACTAAATTTAGTCCAAGCTCGATTCTAACATATCTCAATTGTCCCAGACTTTTCTACTATCAATACATCTCGAAAATACAACTTCCCCAGAAACAGATTCATCTCGTTTTCGGTGGAGCAGTGCATAAAGCTATAGAAATGAATTTTGTCAAACAAGATCCATTCAAAGCATTTCTCCAAGAATTCGATATAAAAAAATTATTAGCTGAAGAGAGAGAACTTCATAAAGAATATGTCGATCTAGGATATGAAATGATACGCAATTACCTTAGGGAATACCCCACGCTCAACGCTCTCTATGGGCTAGAAGATGGACGATCTGAGGTTTATATCAAACGTTATTTGACAAATCCACTGACTGGTGAAACATCTAGTTTACCTATGGCTGGAAGAATCGATAGACTATTAACTAATAAAAAACTAGTAGAGTTCAAAACGTCTAAAGCTAAATGGAATCCAGCCGATGTCAATTTTAAAATCCAGACTTTGCTATACAATTTATGGTATTACTCCGAATTTGGTATTTTACCAGACGAAACTCTCTATATAATTTTACTTAAAAAATATAAAAAGACTGGTAGAGGAGAAACATATCAAGCTCTTTCTAAACATTGCACTTTAGAAGAATTAGCTGGAACATTTGATGAAGTCGAAATGATATTGAATAAGATCAACAACGGAGAGTTTGACAGACCTAAAAATCATCCGAAGTGGTGCGATTGTTATAGATATGAAGAAGCTTTAAATTTCAATAACTAAAAACAAAGGTCGAATCAGAAGATAAAAACAAAACATAGAAAAATGGTAAGAAGTAAACCAAAAAAAGATGGCTCCGGTAGAGGCCGAAGAGCTAATAGAGGAAGAGGGGGTTGTTCTTCCACTCGTAGAACAGGTCGAGGAAGAAACAAATAAACTCTTGAAATAACAATTAATTAATAGACAAAAAAATGGCAAACGTTGAAAAAATCAAAATCGTTAAAATCGGCAGAAAACAACAACCTTCGAAGTTTAAACCAGGTGAAACGTATTCGATCACGACAATAATGGACGAAAAAAACAGAAAATTGGTTGCGATGGGTGCTTGGGGAGAAAAATGGCAAGTAGGTGATGTCATCGAAGCAAGTGTTGAAGAGAAAAAATGGACAGACAAAGACGGCTTTGAACAAATCAGCTTGAATCTTAAGAATCCCAATCAATCTGCTTTCACTCCAAGAGGTGGTTCTTATTTCAATCCGGTAGTTGTTTCATACCAATTAGCTGCTTCACTGGCTCCATTGTTTTTCTCTGGAAAGAAAAAAGTTACGTTAGCAAACGTCGATGAGTTAGCTGCAGAACTTAAAAAGAGAATCGAAGTAAAACAAACACCTGCACCAGCTGCTGTTCCAGAAAAGAAAGAAGTGCCGACTGTAGACGTTGACAAAGAAGAAACTACTGAGGAAGAAGAAGACGACGACGAAAGACCCTTTTAATCAAAAATAAAATAGAATGAAGATTCTTGGTGTACAATTCAATAAACAGTCTGGCCCAGATGCAATTCATCAGCATAAAATAGAATTCACAGTTGATGAATCTCAGCAAGAAGGCTTTTACGATTTCTGCAAAACTGTTAAGAAAGGTTCTGAATTGTTATTGTTGATTTTTGACGCGACTAAAGAAGAGGAAGAAATTAAAGAATTAGTTAATGAAAAACCCGAACAGACTAAAGTCAGACTGTTTAAAAGAATGCATGCAATGATAAATGATATAGCGGAATCAAAGAAAAAAACACCAGAAGAAATCAAAGAATCTCTTAAAGAGTTTTTGATTAAAAAGAAATACATTCAAAAGTCGACTAAAGAATTAGACGTAAAAGGGTTAGCTGCTTCGATTTACTACTTACAGACAGAATATAGCCATTTTTCAGAATCTGATAATTCAGAATTAGAATAAAACGACAAAATATGGAAAAACAAAAAACAAAAATCGATCCAGAAAAATATTATTCTATCAGAAGAACTGCTAAACTGATTCCTTGGATTCATAGTGAGCCGACTTTACAGAAAATAATTCACGACGATATTCAAAACAACAATAACCAGCTGTTCAAAGCTGTCGTTTTGAAACGAAATAAACAAAGACGATACTATTTGAAAGGTATCAATATTATCAATGTCATCAAGATGTCAGAATCAGGCAATCTAATACAAAATGGAAGCCTTCTCACCAATAAGAAAAACAACAGACGAAAATAAAAGAGAAGGTATCGTTCTGAACAAAGAAACGATATATCGATCGGCTTGGTTTCATAGAGGTATACCCAGATGGAATCCAGTAATATATGGAAAAGAAGGACAGAATTTTGAAGAATGGGTATTCGACGATAAAAACATAAAATTCATTATTATTAGTATTCCTGGATTTGGTAATTATCAATTAGAAATGGAAGACTTCCGAAAGTTTTATGCTGAAAATCTTAAAGTGAAAGACACGATATTTCGTGGTAAAAGATATTTATTTCCACTACAATTATGCAAGAAACTGGAGAGAAAAATATAATCTTAGGCGGTGGTATTTCTGGTCTGCTACAAGCATACTATAAACCAAACTCTGTCATCATTTCTGACAAAATAGGCGGACAGTTTTCATCTAAATTCCAACTTGGCCCTAAATATCTTCATGTGGATGATTCGACGAAACGTTTTTTCAAAGAAATAAATATCGAACCAGAGATTAAAAAAATTAAAATCGGTTTCTTTTTCGATGGAAAACTGCATTCAGAAAATACTGAAGAAAACAGAAAGAGATATTTTGAAAAAACAAGAGGGTCGTTGACTGAACCATATCATTCTGTAATGACTTCAAATAAAACTGAGTTTGATTCATTTGCTATTGCGCCTGATGAGATAATTGAAATATTGAAGACAAAAATAAAAAACGAAACAATCTTAGAAAAAGTAATAGGAGTTAATTTAAGATATAAAGAAGTATTGACAGAATCTAGAAAAATCAAATATGACAATCTAATATCGACGATACCATTGAACGTGTTTTTATTTCTTAGCGGTAAACCAGATTTAGCAAAACAATATCAATCTTTTCCGACTACGTTCATTTTTTCTGAAAATTATAAAGATTGTCCATTCAGTGATTTTCAAGACTTTAACTATGTCTATGTTTCTGAACCACAACACGCGTTTCATAGAATAACTAAAGTACCAGACGGCATTGTTTTTGAATTCAAAGGAGACGGTATAAAAGCATTGAAAGGCGAAAAAGACAGAGTAGTAATGAAAGTAGGACAGTTAGTCGAAAACAATATGTTGATTGATTTCCAATATGTCAAGTTTTTTGGTAGATATGGTTGTTGGAAACATGGTATTAAAACTAACGAACTATTAAAAGAAATATATGACACTAAAGTTTAAAGAGTGGGATAAAAAACATAAAAGAGTGTGGCAGTTTGCAGACATTGACAGTGAACACGAGTGTTGCCTTAATGGATATGAACTATATGAATCTTAAAGATATATTCAAAGAACAAAAAGACTTCCAGAAATACTTCTATAATCCAGATGACATTTCTGATGAAGACAAAATAAAATTCACTAAAGAATACGTTCTTTCTATTCACAAAGAACTTGGAGAGATTCTAGATACTATACCCTGGAAACTTCACAGGAAAGAAGAAAAAGCTAAGTCTGAAAACAATACTATTGAAGAAATAATGGATTGTTTCAAGTTTCTTCTAAATCTTTGCATAATTTGGGGAATAGACGATGAAAAGTTTGTAAAAGAATTCTTTAGAAAATCAATGGTTGTCAGGCAAAGATATAATCAAGAAATTCTTAAAGTAATAAGTAAAGATGACAAAGTGTGTGCGATCGACTTAGACGATACTCTTGCTGATTCTTCTAAATACTTTATCGAAGTCTATCATAGAGAAAATTGCACCAGCACACCATATAAAAACAAAGCAGACTTAAAAAATCGTTTAGATACTCTATCTTATGAAGAATTTAAGTCATGGTTTAGAGAATCTGGCGAAAAAGTCAATATACCCGTCATATCTGGAGCTAAAGAACTCTGTGATTATCTGAAGAAAAAAGGATATAAGATCGTTATCATTTCTGCTAGACCTTACGAAAAACACAGAAGAATCTTTTCAGATACTTTACAATGGTTGAATGACAACGAAATTCAATATGATGCTGTCTATTTTGACAAAGACAAACACATCAAAATTTTGAAACAATTACCGAACTTATCATTCATTATAGAAGACAATCCAGAATATTCTGAACAGATTGCTTCTCAGGGTTTTAAAGTTTATCTTCTGCCGAATGAATGTGATAGTTCTTCTGAAGCAAAGATTAGAGAGACACTCAAAAATAAAGAAAACATTTCTCAGATTAATAATTTATTAGAAATAAAAAACTATGAATGAAAAATGGAGTTGTCATATTTGCGGTAAAATGAGAGACGATGAAGACATCGAAGTTTTAACGTATTTACTGAAAGATTTACCAGGAGCTGAAAGAAACATAAGATATTGCAGAGATAATGAAGAGTGCAAGAAAAAAGCAGAAGAAAAAGCGATAAGTCAAGAAGTATGAACGTTATTTCAGAACTCAAAGAAAAATATTCGAATGCAAAATGTTTAAAAACGATTAATGATTTCTTACAGAAAGATTTAACTTATCAAGACGTCGACGATCTTGAAAAAATAATTGATGAAGAATGGAAGACAAACTATAAGAACTTTGACAAATATTATAGTTACGAATACATATATATAGCTTTGAATTGTTTCAAAAAATATTCTAAAAATTCTGTATTCAAGACTTTCGAATATCTTGGTTCTGACAAAATAGAAAAAATTCTAGATTTAGGCGCTGGTATTGGTCTAACAACTAATCTATTGCAAGATCTATTTCCGAATTCTAAAGTATACTATTTAAACTTAGAAAAATCTTTACAGAATGATTTCTTTGAAAAGATAAAGAATCCAAAAATAGAAATAATAAATAACGAAGAAGATCTTTATAATAACAAATTCGATATAATCTTTGCTTCAGAGTTATTCGAACATATAGAAAAACCGATAGAACTACTTAAGAAAACTATGAAGATATGTGACAAATACTTCGTAACATCAAATGCTTTTGGTCCAGAAGCTTATGGTCATTTTACTTCATATTCAGTAGACGACATAGTTTTTGCACCGAGAGAAACTTCTAAAAAGTTTTTGAAAACAATCCGAGAAGAATTTGAAGAAATGAAAATAAAAACATGGAATAGCAGACCAAGAATTTTTAAAAGAATAGAAGACACAAAACAATTGAAATTATTTTAATGGATATACTACAAGAAAAACTAAATAAATGCACAGAATGTCCATTTGAAGATTATGAAATAAACTGGTACGACGAAAAAACTGGAACCGGAAAACTTGCAGCGTATGTTTATCCAGAAAGCGATCATTCAGTGATGGTTGTCGGGCAGAATCCTTCTCATCGGAGATGGCCAGGCACTCATTCGATGGGAGGAAAACAAGGAGACATATTTCGAGAAATCTTCGGAAAAGATAGTTTAGTGTTTACAAACTTCATTCAAGTATCAACACCAAATAATAAAGTAGACCAGTTGACAGACGCACAGATCAATCATTGCATAAATCATTTACTAGACGAAATCGAATATTTGAAACCAAAAGTAATTATCGTCTGTAGTTCTTTTGCTCGTTCTAAACTTGTTAAACTTGATAGATTGAATGACTTAGCTAAATGGAGTGCGAACGTCTTCTTTGTAAAACATCCAGACTATTATTTAACTTATAATCGAGGTAACATTGAAGAATATTATTCAGAATTAAAATCTATAAAACAACTATGTTCATAGTCTACGAAGGCACAGACTGTAGTGGGAAAACAACGACTAGAAAACTTGTCGAGAAACAACGTGATGGCAAAGACGTTGTAATAGATAGATTCATTGGTTCTAACATTGTTTACGGTCTTATCTTCAAAAGATACACTGAAGAAAAATTTAAAATTCTCTATGTAGATGATTATAGATTCGCTTCGATGTTTAATCCAGTTCTTATATATCTATACGCACCAGTTAAAGAAATTGTTAAGAGAATGAAAAAAGACGGCCACGAAGAGATTGATAAAGAGATCTTAACAAAGACTCTCAAAGAATATAATAAATATTTTGACAGATGCGGATACGAAAACAAAATAAAAATAAATACTAGTCGGTATGATCAGAAAGACGTAGTTAAAAAAATAATTAATTTTTTAAAGCATGTTGAAAATAAATAATGTCGTTATAGTCAATCATATTTTTGACATCGAAAAATGTTTCAGACAGATGTGTGCGACAGTCAATGATACATATGAATTGAATAATGTTGTTATTACATACGAAAAATATCCAAGACCAGCTAAAAAACTTCCATCAAAGACAGATGAAGATGAAAGGAAGTGGATTTTAGAAGAAATAAATACTACGATCAACAAGATAAAGAAAGACCGATATACTAGAAAAGCAATACTTTATAATCTTCACAAATCTGATCTTGCGCATAATTGTCTTAGTCTATTTCATCTATACTATAGAGAACACAAACTTCATTTAAACGTTTACGTCCGTAGCATGAATTTTGCTGAAAACTTTGAGCATGATATGTACACTTTCGATTTAATTTTAAACAAAGCATGTAAAAAACTTGAATTAGAAAAAGGTCAAATCGTAGTTTTCATCATGAGTCTTCATAAGTTTAGAGTATTATCTGCGTATGAAAAACGAGGAAAAAATAAAAATAATAATTAATAAAAACATATGAAAATAGCAATCACCGGAAGCAAAGGCATAATAGGTTCAAATTTAGTTCCTTATCTAGAATCAAAAGGACATGAAGTAGTTCAAATATTATCAGATATTCGAGATTATGCAGCATTAAGAGAAGAATTCTCTATTCATTCTAATATTGACTGGCTAGTTCATTTAGCTGCTATCGTTAGCACAATATCATGTGATCTAGCTGGAAGACACACATTCGACGTCAATGTCAAAGGCACTTATAATGTTGCTGATCTTTGCAAAGAAAACAAGATAAAATTCTGTTATTTCTCAACGACAGCAATATACAAACCTGGACAAAATCCAATACTTGAAGAATCGATCAAAGAACCCCAAACTCTTTATGGATACACGAAATATCTTGGAGAACTGACTGCTCAAAATGTATTCAAAGACAAACCAGAAGATCTTTTACTATTAAGACCATGTTTTGCTTTTGGTGGAAACAATGACAGATCGATAGGATCTTTGGTTATTAAATCTGGTATACATAATGAACCTATAAACGTTCAACTCGATCCAGAAAAACTTAAAGACTATATGCACGTAGATAATCTATCAGAAGCTGTCGAAATGTTATTGATAAGAAACATTACTGGAGAATACAATATTAGTTATGGTGAACCGATTAAATTCGGAGACTTGGTCAAAAAGGTCGAAGCAATGGGACTTAAACCTTTTATTTATTACAGACCAGAACTTGACTATATGGGTGACCATGTCGTCAATAACACAAAACTGAAATCCGTAATAGATTGGAAACCTTCTATATCAGTCGAAGAAGGATTAAAAAAGGTTTTCGAAAAATTAACTAAATAATTACATGACAAACGAAGAAAAAAACGAGTTTAGAAGACTCTTAGGCACTTTGCCTGAACAAGCAACTGAAATTCCAGAAGAAGACTTCGATAAATATGCAAAAGATAAATCACTCTGGGAAGAGAATGAATTCGGTATTAAAGTCGGGCCGTTTCAATTTTTCGAAGGTGTCAGAGGGATCAGTGTTCAGACTATAGACTATCCTAAAAATCCATACAGGTTATTATATGAATTTGCTGTTGCTACGTGGGGAGATGAAAAATATGACGAGATGTGGCCAAAGACGAAACCAGAACATAGATTCATAGTTGTTAAAAATGTTCTAGCAAATAAAGCTCTTCCACTCGGAAATGAAGCAATTCAATTTAGTTTCATAATTAGAGGCCCAAGTCGAGCGTCATTCGATCAGCATGCTAGACAAAGAGTTGGAGCAACATTTGCTAGTCAAGGTGTAAGAGACAATTCTAGATTATTATCTGGTTGCAGAGTACCAAACGAAATTTGGAGAAACAAAGAAAAAAGAGACGAATTCATTTCTTCTGCTTTGTGGGCTAAAAAAGCATATTACCGAATGTTAAAATCTGGAGAAGGCAATTCATTCCAAGCTGCTAGAGCTATGATGTTAATGTCTTGGACACATAACTATAAATATTCTACAAATTATATGGCTCTGAAGGGCTATATGGCTCAAAGATTAGTAGCTTCTGAACAAGAAGACACCGTCGCTGTTGCTATCTCTATCTGGAATGAGATCAACAATATGTTCCCGATGTTAGCAAATAGTCTTAGACCAAAATGTGACTGGGCTGGTAAATGTGTATGTCACCAGGGTGATGGCGGCGAACTTTTCGGCGCTTTGTTCAAAGGATGCGGCAGATTTCCAGAGTCAGAAGGAAAATATGCTACTTTTAACTGGGCATGCACAGATTATCTAACTTTAGACAAACAATTAGGCATTCATCTGCCTTCTCCTACTGAATGGAGAGAATTCAATTCTCTAGATGACCTCGAAGAAAAAGATAGAATGTTGTTTGAGGAATAATACATAAATCATTAAAAAAGCTCTTAGAAAGCGTTCTAGAGCACTAAGAAACAATTAGAAATGGTATCTGAACTAAAACAAAAAGGCATTCGGCCAGTGATTGCATGGGACGATGGTAAGACTATATATTTCGTCTATAGAGATAAAGACAAACAAAAACGGATATTTGAAATAAATGACTTTCAGTGGTATTTTTGTATTCACGCAAAACAATATGAAAGCGAAGAAGGAAGATTGATACTCAAAGAAGCAGTTAAAAAAGCAATGACAAAGTGGTTTCCAAAACTAGACGAAGTTGGAAACAAGATGTATCGTGAAGATGGCAGATTGCTTTTCGATAAAATTAGTCTACCGAACCCAATAAAGAAAGTAGAAAAGAAAGGAGACTTTGTTAAAGTTTACTGTGATCGTTATGCAGACGAAACGAAGTCTTTTCTAAGACGTCTACAAGATACAGAAATTGAGACTAGAGAAGCAGACTTAAACTTAACAAAGAGATACATGATCGACAACATGGTTGATATCGAAGAAGATTTATCGATATTATTTTTTGACATAGAAACGAACGATACAAATCCTGGAATTGAAATAGGTCGAGATGAAATTCTTTCTTGGGCCGGTTGTGACAATGTCGGAAATGTTTTCTTCGAAAAGAGTGATGATCTTGAAACTGGCGAATCAGAATTAATTCTGAATATGTTAAAACTTTTCAAAAAATATGACTTAATAGTTGGTTGGAATAGTGAACAGTTCGATATAGCATATATCAAAAACCGCATCGATAAACTTAATATTACTGGTGAAGAACTTGGAGAAGAAAAAATTAACGTAAATAAGACAAACTTCTGGAAAAAGATTATACACGTTGACTTGATGAAGAGATTGATTAAACTATTTGGTCCTATGATGACTGTAGTCAATCTTACTGGTTTTAGTCTAAATGAAGTTGCTAAAGTATTCATAGGCGAACAGAAAATTGAAAGACCAGAAAAAGTTATACATTTATATCGAAAAAATCCTGAAAAATTAGAAGAATATAATAAAAAAGATGTCTTGTTAGTTAAACAAATAAACGACAAATTAAGAACACTCCCGTTAATGATAAAAGAATGTTTTTGGACGGGTACTTTTATGGATAGATTCTACATAGGAGAACTTTTAGACAATTACATTTTGAGAGAAGCTAATCTTCAAGATTTTCACTTAAAGACAAGACCGAAATATGAACAAAATTCTGAATCAATCAGAATCAGAGGCGGATATGTGATGGTGCCTGATATTGGTTTATATGATAATGTAAGAACTCTAGATTTCAAATCTATGTACCCGTCTATAATGGTTGGGTGGAACATTGGTCAAGAATCTTTAGTCGAGGGTAAGATATCAGACATTGCTCAAAAAGACTTTGATTTATGGATAAAAGATCGAAAAATAGAAGAAGTGCCTTTTATAGAATGGTACGATTTTCTTAAAAAAGAAAACAAAAAACTTAATCCAAAAAATAAATATCTCCAAACGGCAAACAATCAATTTTTTGCTAGAGAAAGACCAAGTATTATTTCTGGTTTAGTAAAAAAACTTTTACAAGAAAGAAAAGCATACAAAAAACAACAGATTGATTCTGTATATAACTCGATCGAATATAAAAATGCTCAAGCTTCACAAGAAGCTGTAAAAGAAATGAGCAACTCTATGTATGGTATTACTGCAGATAAACAAGCAAGATTCTTTGATCCGCGTATAGCAGAAGCAATAACGATGACTGGTCAATTTATGAATCGGACGACAATGGCAATTCTGACTAAAATGGGATACCAAGTTATATATGGTGATACAGATTCTATTTTTACTCTCGTCGATAGTGATGAAGAGATGAAAAGAGTCATCGACGAGTTAAACAAAAAACTTTCAGCTCATCTTACTAAAACATACGGTTTTACGGACAATATCATTTACATTGAATATGAAAAGAAATTCAGAAAATTTATTATGTTAGATAAAAAAAGATATGTAGGACATCTCATAGAAGTCGATGGCAAACCAGTAGACTCAGTTCTTTCTAAAGGAACAGAAAACGTCAGAAAAAACACGATCGACTTTACAAAACAAAAAGTTAACGAATGCTTAGATTTGTTAGTTAAACAAGATAAAGGTCTAGAGTATATGAAAGAATGGGTGCAAAAAATAAAAGACTACGTCTTATCAGACAAAATGAGAGAAGACATGATGGCTAAAGAAATTCCAGGAATGCCTCTAGCAATAACAATGAAATTGTCTAAACCGACATCTGCATATAAAACAGATACTCCGCATGTTAAATTAGCTAAACAAATGGTTGCAGACAAAGAAATATTAGAAACACACGAAGGCAAACACGTCTGGGGTCAAAAAATTGAGTATTATATAAAAGATGCCCACAGAGGTAATATGAAAAGTGGTTTGAGAGATTCAGAAAGAAGTCATTCTACGAAATCACAAAATGCTGCATTAATAAGAGACTATGCTGGAGACCATGATGCAAAATATTATTGGGACATTCAAGTATTTGCTCCATTAGGCAGAATTCTTAATACAGTTTGGCCAGAGACAAAAGAAGATAAAATCTGGACAAACTACACTGTAGCAGAAGAAGAAAAACAGAAAAGATTAGAAGAAAAAGAAAAACTCCGAAAAGAAAAACAAATAAAGAAAGAGCAATTGAAATTTGAAAGAATTAGAATCAAAGAAGAAAAACAAAAAGAGAAAGAGACTAAAAAGAAACTAAAAGAAACGAAAAAAATAAATAGAAAAACAACTAAAAGTAAACAATTAAAATTATTTTAAAAATGTCTGACAGAATCACAAAAGAAGAAATGTTCATGAAAATCGCTGAGATCGTATCAATGAGAAGTACGTGCAAAAGACTTAATGTTGGTGCAGTCATTACTGATTCTTCAATGCTATATATTTTATCGATTGGATACAATGGCAATTACGCTGGCGGACCAAACACATGTGATACTGACGAACCAGGCGCTTGTGGATGCATACACGCTGAAATAAATGCTTTAGTTAAAGCTGATAACAGAATCAAAGACAAAATACTTTTTACCACTAATATGCCTTGCAAAAATTGCGCTAAACTAATTATCAATAGTGGTTTTTCAAAAGTGTTTTACAGACACGAATATAGATTACCGGATGGAGTCGATTTATTAAAACAATCTAATATTGAAGTGCATAAAATATGAAAAGAAAAGTTCTAGTGGGTGGTTGTTTCAACGAAATACACGAAGGACATATTCATTTCCTCTCTGAAGCTAAAAAGAAAGGAGATTATTTGATCGTAGTGCTGACTAACGACGTAAATAATAAAAAAGAATATGCTGTTGACTTTAGAAAAAGAAAGCAAAATCTAGAAAAACTCAACATAGCTAATAAAATCATTGAAGGAGACAAACATAATTTTGAAAAAGTCATTTATAAGTTTTTACCAGCGACAATCGTTTTGGGATACGATCAAAAATTACCAAAAAACGTTAAATTCTATGGAAAGGTCGAACGAATAAAAAGATTTAAAAATTATTCTACGAAAAACATGGCAAAAAGAAAACTAAACAAATCAGATCTCGGTAGTCATTGTTTGATAAAAAATGTTTCTTTAGTCAAATCAGATGATATGCCTATCGATCCATATATCTGGACAATAATTAGTCTCAAAACTATTAACAAAAAACAATACGTCGAATTAGTATCTAGTTGGACTAGTACTAATATTTGGAAGGTTGAAGCTAAAGACATCATAATACATTAAAAATAAAAATGATTGACTACAAATTATATATAAAGGAAGTAAAAAACTTCCCAAAAGAAGGAGTTGTATTTCAAGATCTATCGACTCTAATAGAAAATGGAAAGATCTTTCAATCAGCAATTCAAGAAATGGCTGAACAGTATAAAGACAGAACGATTTATCCAAAAATAGATAAAGTCGTCGGAATAGAATCTAGAGGGTTTTTGTTAGCAGCGCCTATAGCAATTGCTATGAATTCTGGTTTGATAATGGCTCGAAAGAAAGGAAAACTTCCAGGCGATGTCATAGAGGAAAGCTATTCTTTAGAGTATGGAGAATCTATTTTAGAAATGCAGAAGAATTCAATCAAAAATGGAGAAAATATTCTCATTGTAGACGATTTATTAGCTACTGGTGGAACTGTATCTGCAGCTATCAAATTGATTGAAAAACTCAATGGAAACATCGTCGGTGTTTGTTTTTTAATCGAATTAGAAAATCTTAAAGGAAGAGAAAAAATAAACTATCCAATTTATTCATTAACAAAATACTAAACATGAAGATAACATCGATAAACAAGAAAATAGACATCGAAGACGTCAAAAAAGCAGTAAACGAATTAGTTGACTTCGTAAAACCTACATACGGACCAAAAGGATATAGTGTAATAATAAGTGATGAATACCGACATGTTAATTTAGACGATGGTGCGTCTATAGCTGAAGAATATGAGTCCAGCGATTCTTTCATAAACGCAATTATAAAATCTATTAAAGAAATTGCTATTAAGATGAGAGACAGAGTCGGTGATGGCACTACTGGTTCACTTATAATAGCTCAAGCAATTTTAAACTCAACAAAAGAGATTAAAGACATTAAAAAAGCAGCATTAGAAGCAAAAGAACAATTGTTAAAAATGTCTAAAGAAATCAAGACAAAAGAAGAACTGAAAAACGTTGCGAAAATATCTTTCAATAACGAAGAGATGTCAAAGATCATTTCAGAAATAGTTTTTAAAGTTGGTCAAGATGGAATAATATCAGTCGAAGAAAGCAATAGTTTAAAAACTTCTACAGAAATCGCAGATGGTTTAAGAATTGACAGAGGCTATATATCTCCATATATGATTACAGACGTTGAAAGAATGGAAGCAGTATTAGAAAATCCAGCCATTCTTATAACAAATTCAAAAATTTCGTCAGCAGCTGAGATCTTACCAGCTCTTGAAAAAATAATAAACTCTGGTAAAAAAGACATTTTAATAATCGCTGAAGACATAGAATCTGAAGCATTAAAGCTTCTTATTGTAAACAAATTAAAAGGGATCTTCAATGTAGTTGCTGTTAAGTCTCCTGGTTTTGGTGAAGAGAAAAACGATTTATTAGAAGACATCTGTTGTCTAACTAAAAGTAGTTTAGTATCAGAAGAAAAAGGAATAAAACTAGTAGATGTTAAACAAGACACGTTTGGTTCTTGCCGAAAAGTTGTTATTACGAAAGACAACACGACTATAATTGGTGGAAGTGGAAATGTAGAAGAAAGAATAAATCAATTGAAAACACATCTTAAAGAAGTTAAAGAAGAATACCAAAAAGAAAAAGTTAAAAACAGAATAGCTAAACTTAAAAATGGAGTAGCTCTAATTAAAGTTGGCGCTTCGACTGAAGCTGAAATGAAGAAATTAAAACTTAAAGTTGAAAATTCAGTAAACTCGACTAAATTAGCATTTAGAAGCGGAGTAGTACCAGGCGCAGGAAAAGCATTCAGTACTATCAAGACTAGCGATGAAGTTCTCAATGAGGCATTGAAAGCACCAGAAAAAATACTTAAAGAAAACATCGGAGAATTCACGATGAATGAAAAGATTGTCGATCCAGTTGAGGTTCTCATTGCTTCGATTGAAAGCGCTGTTTCAATAACAGAAATGCTTACTTTAACAAAAGGAGTAATTGTCAAAAAAATAGATGCTAAAGAATGAATTCACTCAAGAGACTAGAGATTTATTCTTTTGGAACAAAAAATGTTGGTGGTGCGGACAAAATCATTGGAATTGTCTCCATCATATATTAGGACGTGTTTCAAATAGTCCACTGAACGCAGCACCTATCGCAAACTTTGGTTGTCATATCGGTAATGGAAAACTTTCACAATTTGAAGTAAGAAAAAAGATGTTAAAAAAGACGTTAGAATATCTATTAGAAAATGGATACGTTTTGACAGAAAAAGATAAAGAGTTTAAGAAGAAATATGAAAAATACTACAAAAGCTAAGATAAGTATAAATACGAGAATGAAAACATACTATGAAAATCAGACTAAGTTTTTTCTTTTGAGAAGAACTCCTGTCATCATACGTTTAGATGGAAAATGTTTTCATTCTTTGACTAAAAACTGTGAAAAACCATTCGATGAGAATTTCAGAAAAGCGATGGTGTCAACGTCATTGAAACTTTGTGAAAGCATACAAAACGTAAAATTAGCATATTCAGCAAGTGACGAAATTTCATTATTATTAGTTGATTATAATAATTTAGACACTTGCCAGTGGTTCGATGGAGAAATACAGAAGATAGTTTCTATTTCCGCTTCAATTGCTGGAGTCGAATTCACAAAAATCTTTGGAAAAGAAGGACACTTTGATAGTAGAACATTTAACATACCGAGAGAAGAAGTATGCAATTATTTTATTGCAAGACAACAAGATGCTATCAGAAATAGTATTCAAGCAGTCGCACAATCACAATTCTCTCACAAGACTTTGCACAAGCTAAATACTAAACAACTTCGAGAAAAGCTTTTAAAAGAAAAACAAGTTGACTGGAATGATATTCCAGAATACTATAAAAAGGGCTTTGCTTTATATTATAAAACAAATGACGAAGACGTCAAACTTTCGAATTGGATTATTGATATTCAAATACCTAAGTTCAATGAAGAACGAGAATACGTAGAAAGGTTCATATAATAGGGTATTTACAAATATATCAGAATATGGTATAATAGGAATATGGATATAGAAAAAATAAAAACATACATAGAACAAGGCATCAAACAAGAAGTTGAAAAAGAATTCGATGCCCTGAAAGACAAACTCATTAAAGATCTCGAAATGAAGAAAAATGAAATTTGCGCTGGTATTCTATTAAACATCATGAAAACCATAGATATACAGAATCTTAACGACAGAGTCATTTTTACGATTAGAGAAATCAAATGAACAGAAAGATGTTATTCGGTTTAATAGTTTTCGTCGCGGGTATGATTTTATCTAATACTGGTCATCCGATTTTAGGTCTTTCTGGTGGTCTAATTGGTATATATTTTGTATTCGTCAAATGAACACTTTTCTTCCATTTACTGATTTCGCTGAATCTGCAGCAGTTCTAGACAATAAACGACTCGGTAAACAAAGAGTAGAGACGTATCAAATTTTGAGAGTTCTTCTTAATATCACAGAATCGAAAGCTTGGCGAAATCATCCAGCAGTAAAAATGTGGAAAAATCATGAAGGTTGTCTTATAGAATATGGAATAGCAATATGCACAGAATGGAGAAAAAGAGGTTTCAAAGACACATGTCTAGATAAGATTAATGCATTGCGCAAATACGTCATGTCAGAAAGTTATGTTAAACCAGAGTGGCTCGGGAATGAAAATCTTCATCTAGCATACAAATCAAATTTGTTAAGAAAAGATTTTAATTATTATAAACAATATAATTGGCCGTGCGATAACAATCTAAGTTATATCTGGCCTGTAAAATAATATGAGAAAATTAGCAACAATACAACAAATCGAAGACGTTCAACCTATCGAAAACGCTGATTCGATCGAAAAAGTAAAAATCAAGGAATGGTGGGTTGTTTCGAAGAAAGATACTTTTAAAAAAGGTGATCTTTGCGTATATTTCGAAATAGACTCATTACTACCTTCTGATAATCCAGAATTTGAATTTCTTTCAAAAGGGACAAAAGAAAAAACGATGATGATCGAAGGAAAAGAATATAAAGGATACAGACTAAAAACTATAAAACTAAGAGGTCAAGTATCTCAAGGTCTAGCATTACCGATTGATATTGCTATTAAAAAAATCAATTCTTTATCTCAGGAAGAGGCAGTCAAATACAACATATATCCAGATGATTTTACAGCTGGAGTAGAAGTTTCAGATCTTCTCAACGTAGTCAAATATGAACCACCTGTTCCTGCTAATCTTTCTGGTGTAATGAAAGGTTTCTTTCCAGGATTCATTCCAAGAACAGATGAAGAAAGAATTCAGAATTGTGCAGATATTTTAGAAAAACATAAAGGAGAAACGTTTTATATCACAGAAAAATTAGATGGTTCGTCTGTGACATACTACAAAAGAAACGGAGAATTTGGTGTATGCGGAAGAAATTGGGAACTGAAAGAAACTGAAGAAAACACTATGTGGAGAGTCGCAAAAGAAATGAATCTTATCGAAAAATTAGAAGACGGATTTGCTATTCAGGGAGAAATAATCGGAGAAGGCATACAGAAAAATCCGCTTAAAATAAAAGGTCAACGTATATACTTCTTTAACGTCTATGATATAAAGAAAGGTCGATATCTAGATTTCAAAGATTTTGTTGTCTTCTGCCAGAGAATGGGAATCAATACAGTTCCGATCGTCGACTCAGCTTATACGTTGTCTAGCACCGCTGAAGAATTGATAGAAATGGCTAATGGCAAAAGTCTACTATGCGAAACAGCAAATAGAGAAGGTTTAGTATTTAGACCAATAGTAGAAGGAAGAGACGAAATCAATGGTTCTATTTCTAGACTTTCTTTCAAAGTAGTCTCGAATGATTATTTATTAAAAGAAGAATAAAAACATGAAAACTTCTACAATCGTCATAATTAGTTTGTTAGCAGTGTTATTATTAATAACACTTATAACGATAGGATCGTATAATGGTTTTGTAAAAAAGAATCAAAACGTAGAGACAGCATGGTCACAAGTAGAAAATCAATATCAAAGAAGATTTGATCTGATACCCAATCTTGTTAATTCTGTGAAAGGAATGATGAAACAAGAACAAGAAGTATTTGAATCTATAGCAGAAGCTAGAACACAGTATGCTGGAGCTTCGAACATAAATTCAAAAATCGATGCTGCTCAAAACATAGAAACTAGTTTGGGTAGACTATTGGCTATAATGGAAAACTATCCTGAACTTAAATCTAGTCAAAACGTAACAGGCTTGATGGACGAACTATCTGGCACAGAAAATAGAATATCTGTAGAAAGAAATAGATATAATGAAAATGTCAGAACATACAACGTGTCTGTGAAGACGTTTCCCTCGAACATATTCGCAAACATATTTGGTTTCGAAACAATGAATTTCTTCGAATCTACTGAAAACGCTAACATAGCGCCTGAAGTAAATATATGAACGTCTTTAAATCAACAATACTGATAATCTCTTCGATTCTGTTTTTATCGCCAGCATTAGTATATTCTCTAGATGTGCCAGAATATCATAATTGGGTTAATGATTATGCTAATGTTATCGATGACGACGTCGAATCTGTCTTGAATAACACAATCGCTGAATTTGAAGAAAAAACTTCGTCAGAAATAACTGTCGTAACAATAAATTCTCTTGATGGAGAAAATCTAGAAGACTTTTCAATGAAAATAGCAGACAATTGGAAGGTAGGCAAAGAAGACAAAGACAATGGTATCATGTTATTGTTTGCCATAGCAGAAAAAAGAGTTAGATTAGAAGTAGGTTATGGTCTAGAAGGAGTAATCAATGATGCTAAAGCTGGTAGGATTTTAGACGACTGTGTCGTCGAGTTCAGAGACGAGGGCGATTACACTAATGCTGCGAAAAATGGTGTCGAGTGCATCATTCAAGAGATAGGTACTGAAGAATGGACAGAAGAACAATCCGGTTCTGGATCTGCTATTCTATTGTTCATTATCATTGGTTTCTTTGGATTATTTTTCATTTGTGCAATTTTTTCTAGCTCTAGTGGTGGAAGTATTGGTTCTGGTTTTATTGGTGGCGGTATCGGTTTAGGAAGTAGCGGGGGAAGCAGTGGAGGCAGTAGTTTTGGTGGTTTCGGTGGTGGTAGTTTTGGTGGGGGAGGCGCTTCAAGATAATTCGAAATGTATTTATTTCTATGAAAAAATATCAAACTATAATTGGATGTCTGTTAATTGCTATTGCTCTCTATTTTGGTCTATCTAGTATTGATATTGATATAGAAGTCAAAAATACTTCGTCTCCTCAGAGTATTCAAGAAAAACTTATACAAGAAAAATTTCAAGCATATCAAGACTGGGGTTATTATAATGGTCTTGCGATGCCTAAAAGAATTTTATCTGAAAACGAATGGTTTAAGAAAACAGGAGACAACAATTACGATCCGAATCTAACGTGCGAACAGCTCATAGACGAAATGTACGACATAGGATATAAAAACGCAAATCGACCAGATTAAAAAATCTAAAAACAAAAAATGAAAAAAGTAATATCAACAGAAAAAATACCGATCAAATTATGGTTAGACGATATTGAAGAAGGCGCTTTGCAACAAGCTAGAAATCTTGCTAATTTGCCTTTCGGTTTCAAATGGATTTCTATAATGCCTGATTCTCATCAGGGTTTCGGTATGCCGATAGGTGGTGTTATGGCTACAAAAGGAATAGTAGTACCAAACGCTGTCGGTGTTGATATTGGGTGTGGTATGTGCGCAGTCAAAACGTCTTTGACAGAAATCGACCAAGAAAAACTTAAGAAAATAATGGGAAGAATCCGGAAAGAAATTCCAGTCGGTTTCAGTCATCACAAATCAAAACAGAATGAAGATCTAATGCCAAAATTTCCAAGTGAATCTAAACCAGACTGGGACGTTAATTTAATGCCAGTATGTGTAAGTGAATACGAAAACGCTTTAAAACAGATTGGAACTCTTGGAGGAGGAAATCATTTCATTGAAATTCAAAAAGGAAGTGATGGTCACATCTGGTTAATGATACATAGCGGTTCTAGAAACTTTGGTTTAAAGATTGCTAAACACTACAACGATTTAGCAATAGAATTAAACAAAAAATGGCACACTCAAGTTCCGCATGAATGGAAATTGGCATTCTTGCCGATGGATTCGAAAGAAGGATACACCTATTTGAGAGAAATGCAATACGCTGTTGATTTTGCTTTAGCTAATAGAAAACTGATGATGGATAGAATACAAAACATCGTAAACGACGTCTGCTGGTTAAATTTAGACAACGTTCTTCCTGACAAATCACCTTTAGTCATAGACGAAATGATAAATATTGCTCATAATTATGCTAAGATGGAAAACCATTTCGGAGAAAACGTCTTAGTCCATAGAAAAGGAGCTACGTTAGCTACAGAAAAAACAATAGGTATAATTCCAGGTTCGATGGGTACTTCAAGTTATATCGTCCAAGGTTTGGGAAATCCAGATTCGTTTAATTCTTGTTCACACGGAGCTGGTAGAAAAATGAGTAGAAAAAAAGCTATCTCTGATCTTAATTTAGAAGAAGAACAGAAAAAAATGACAGGTATTTTGGGAGCACCAAGAAATAAAGACGAGTTAGAAGAAGCACCAGGTGCTTATAAAGATATAGACGTCGTCATGGAAAATCAGAAAGATCTTGTTAAGATTTTAGTTGAGCTTAGACCATTAGCTGTTATCAAAGGTTAGAACAGGGTGAGGTGTTACGGTAGCATTCATAGTTTGGAACTATGAGGCCTTAGTTCGACTCTAAGCACCCTGAATGTTTAGAGATATAAAAATAGGTTTCTTTATTTATCCAAGCGCTCTAGAACGCTATGAGAGCTTGGTATAAATATAAACTTGATATATTATACGTTAACATTTTTGTCAACTATACTTTTCTAAAATAAATGTATGAAAAATAAAATTAGAACATTTAAAACTGGTGCTACAAGAGACACCGACGCTAACAAAATCGACCCAGAAGGATTCATCAGTCCGATCGTCTTAAAAAGATTTTCAGAATACATGAATAAACATAGAATTCAACCAAATGGTGTCTTACGCGCTAGCGATAATTGGCAAAAAGGAATACCTAAAGAAGAATACATGAAGTCTGGCTGGAGACATTTTCTAGATTGGTGGTTAGAACATCGTGGTCACAAAAGTCGAAATGGATTAGAAGATGCTTTGTGCGGAGTGATGTTTAATTCGATGGGTTATTTATTTGAAATTCTAAAAAGCAAAAAAGATGACAAAAAATAATCAAACGATTTATATCGGTGTAGACAATGGTCTTGCTGGAGGTTTAGCAATAATACAAGGTCGGAAAATATTAGAATTGTTAACCATGCCAGTTATGGTAGGTAGCAATGACAGAAACGAATACGATATTCTTTCGATCATAAAAATTCTTCAGAAATACCAGAAAAATTCGACAATGATAATTGAAAAAGCACACGCAATGCCTGTCATAGGCGTCGTTCAAGCTTTTAGTTTTGGTAAGCTTTATGGTATTATGCTTGGTCTAGCATGTGCTTTACAAATACCTTATAATATAGTTCATTCAAAAACTTGGCAGAGAGAAATGTTTAGAGATATTAGTACAGATAACACAAAACAAGCAAGCGCAATGATAGCAAAAAGATTATATCCAGATCAATCTTTCCTAGCATCAGAAAGAAGTAAAAAAATACATTCGGGTTTGACGGATGCTATTCTTATTGCAACATACGGTCAAAGAAAGAATTTGTAAAGGTCGAAAAGGGCGTTTACAAACGCTTCTAAATATGGTATAATATATTAAAGCTAAAAATTAAAAGTCGAGAAATTAACGTTCAAAAACAAAAAATGCAAAACATAAAACTAAACGACAAAATCAAATACGTCAAAAGAATACTTAGAACACCTTATCATTTCTTTTACGTCCCAATGAAAACGAGTTTGATAGGAATAAAATTTGAAGATAGGAATGGACAGAGTTTTGATTTTACTGGTCCAAATATGTTCGAAGCAGTTGTGACAGCTGAAAATTACGTCAACGAAGGTCTTAGAGAAGGAAACCTAAAAGAACCCGAACCAAGGAAAAAGAAAGAAGAAGCGAAATAAAAAAGAATCTATGAAGATAAATAAAATTATATGTGACATCTGTGACAAAGAGATAGATGTCAATAATGAAGCTGGTTTAGCGATGTACGAACATATAAGTATTCAGCAGAAACTCAATTTAATGCCAGACGTTTTATCGAAAGGAGAAACAAATCCACAGACTAACAAAGAAATAATTAAAGTTTATTTTGATCTCTGCAATGAATGTGCTTTAGAAACAGAAGCTTTCTTGATAAAGTTAAGAGAAAAGAAAATTAACGATAAAGGTCGAAAATAAAAATTAATAAGACTAAAAACAAATATGAGCGTAAAATACATCAAAGAGAATTATCCAGAAACGTATCCAACGATGGACGAAGAAGCTCTAAGATGGATCTTCAAAAATAAGAATATTCTTAGAGAAAAATTCAGTAAACGTTTCCCGAAATCGCCGTTTCTATTCGTCGTTCAAATCAAAACTGAGAGAGGCACAGTGTTAGTCAACGACGAAGCAGAAGTCAAACGAGTTGACAAAGTCGCTTATCTAAGTTGGAAGACTTTAAGACAACTCGGTTGTCCGACAAGTTTTTAGTTATTAATTATTAACAAAAGAAAAAACATGAAAAAAGTAGACAGAATTAAGATTGTCATCGGGAGATTTGGTTCTGATCCAGAGAAATTAGAAATCTCAAAAGGAGCTACTGTCGAAGAAGCTCTTGAAGAAGCTGGTATCACTCTAAACTCAACTGAAAAAATCTGGGTTAATGGTGAGAAAGCTACTAGAAAAGACATTCTCGAAAACGATGACAATTTATTGTTAGTCAGTCCAAAACAAGCTGGTTTCTAATTAGTATGACGAAATTTCGATCTTGGTACAAACAGTATGTCGATATATGCAACAAGAAATACGTTGCTTATGTAGATGACTTAAAGAAAAAGATAGAAACAGAAAGAACAGCTTTTCAGAAATTGATCGACTACAGAATGAAAACAAACTTGATGCATTCATTAGAATTAGATGGAAAAATTAACCAGAAGTCAGAACAAATAGCAAATTTAGAGTCTTCTATAATAAAAATTTCTTCTGTAAAAGAAGAAATGGATAACAGAGTATCAGATCTGAGCGCAGACAAACTATACGAAAAAATATTGAAGCATCCTAAAGTCGACAAGATCGAAATTGAAAATGATGATTTAAACATCATCACGAAGAAACTTAAAGTAAGGGATAAAAACATAGGTCATTTCAAATTTACATACAACCCGAAAACCGATAGATTGTTTATCAGAAATCTAGAATACGTAGTCGAAGGAATATTTGACCACTGGCATATAAAATTTGGTGACCCATGTTTAGCTGACTGGAAACCGATATTGTGGAAATACTTAGATACTTTCCAGATTTTCTTTTTTGTCGATACGTTGATTCATTATCTCTTATTGTCAAATTCGAATCATGCATACAAGCCATTCGAAGAATGGATTAAATTGTTCGAAAAGAAAGAAGAAGTAAAAAAGCAAGAAATAAATGCGTCAGAACTTTCTGCTGATCAATTAGCTTACGCAGAAATGTATAATGCAGTATATATAAGAGCAAGTGAATATGCAGCAGGTTGGGTTGACGGCACGACTACAGCTACTACGATGTCATCGTCTTATACGTATTGGGCTGATGCAACTAGTTAATAAAGATATGGAGAGTCTAGAACAAATGGAAAAAAGAATAAAAGAAGAAGGAGAAATAAGATGTCCACATTGTGATCATCTGCAATCAGACGATGACGGCGCGTATCCAATAAGTTATCATGGAAGTGAAGACGGACCAGAAGAAAGATGTTGTGACGAATGCGGAAAAAAGTTTTATGTCAGAGAAAACGTCAGAAGATCTTATGACGTTGCTGCAAATCAAGAAGATTTATGATTACTCTTAAAATAACTAAAGAAGCATACCTGAAACTTAGATGTTTTACTGAATTATGCGATACAGAAATTTCTGGTTTGGGTAAAGTTAAAGAAAATGGTGATAGCGAATTCGAGATATATGATATAGAACTTTTTGAACAGAATGCTTCCTTCGGCCACAGTGATTTAGATGAAGAGAAATTAGCTAAATTCTTGAATGAAAAGATAATCAAGAAAGAAAACATTAAAGACTATAAAGTTTGGTGGCATTCTCATGCAGACATGAAAGCATATTTTAGCCCTAGAGACGATCGAACAATAGATGAATCCACTGAATTTCCATATCTAATATCTATAGTCACGAATAAAAAAGGAGAAGACTTAATTAGATTAGATTTGTATAAACCATTAAGACTGACGATTCCACTAAAAATGGAATTGACTGTAGAACTTGATGAACAACTGAAACTAAAATGTCAAAAAGAAATCAAAGAAAAAGTAAAAAAGAGGTGGTCAATATCAATTTTCGGAGACAAAAAGATATTTTCGATCCCCAGATATTCCAAAAAACTATAACGATCGTCGGCCTTGGTAATATCGGTTCACAGACGGCAGTAGCTTTGACTAGACTTGGACTTAAAGATTTTTATCTCTATGATCACGATAATATTGAAGAGCATAACATTGCTAGCCAAGTTTTCTACAGAAATCAGTTGGGAAAACCGAAAACAGAGATGATCAAAAAGACAATGTTTAACATAAACAAGAATGTTTCTGTTTTAGCAGAAAAAAAGAAATATGATGGTGTTTTTCTCTTCAGTGATATATTGATTATAGCAGTTGATAGCATGAAAGAAAGAGTAAGAATCTGGAAAAATCTCCTTAAAAATAATATTCGTCCAGAACTTATTATTGACGGTCGTATGGGTGGACCACAGTTAGAAATCTATACTTGCAGAACGTTAGAAGAATGGGAAGATACGTTTGTAGACAATCCATCTAAAGATCCATGCGGAGCTAGGAGCATTTGCTACATTTCTATGATTATCGGTTCGTTGATTGCAAATCAAGTTAAACGATATTTAAAAGCTGAACGATATAAGAAAACGATTTTATTTAATATTGATTCTTTGCAACTAATATGAGAAATATGTCAATAGGATTCATAAAAGATATAGACTTATTACCAAAAGATAACTATTGGTGGCAATCTGAGACAGAAAAACGAGATAAAGAAATTCTGAAAATACTCGACAGACTGCATTTCAAGAAAGAATTCATGAGATTAGATATGCAACCAGAACATAGATTGATGATTAGGTGCAATATATCGTTTACGAGGAGAGAATTATCAAGAATAAAATCAGTTAGAGAATTTCAAGAAATGTTAAAGCATAAACTCTTAGGCGCTCAAAAAGAATCAGAAAAATATTTTTCAGATTTAGTCAATAAAATATATGAAAATCATAAAACCTACTAAAGGGAGAATATTAATAGAATTGAATAAAAAACCAGAAAAAACTACATCTGGTATAATTCTGCCAGATTCAAAAGAAGATGTCCAAACACAAGGCTCGATCATAGCAGTCGGTGAAGGCAGCAAATTTCAAATTGGTACGTCAGTCATCTTTAAAGAATATTCTTCTACAAAGATTAATAGAGACAAAGATACTTTTTTCATAATCGATGAAGAAGACATCATAGCTACAATTGAAGATGAAATCAAATGAAGTCAAGAAAAACTTATTATTTAGATTTCTGTATGGGAGGAGTTTCATATTCGCAACGACTGAAATGGGATTGTTTGATGGTTTCAGCGTTGTGGCAGACGTCGTTGCATTAAGCAAAAAATACAAATTCTACGAAGTTGAAGTAAAAACGAATATAACAGATCTAAGAGGAGAATTAAAAACAGTTCAGAATATTCTTGAAGAAGGTATATCTGACATGCGTTTAGCGAAGTATTGCAAACATAGGATATATCTAAAAGACCCAGACAAAGACAATTTGTTTATACCTCATCGATTTTATTTTTCAGTACCATACGAACATAAAGAAGAAGCATTATCGACTTTGTCAAAAACGCCATACGGTTTAATGGATTTACAGGGAAACGTCTATAAAGTTGCAAGAGATTTGCATAAAAAACCAATCCAGAAAGATTTCATCGACAAGATGCTTCAAAGATTGTCAAGAGTAAATTATGATTTATTAGAAAAATATGACAAACGAAAAAATATTAGAACAATTTAGCGATGGCGTCAGAATGATAATGCTTTGTCAAAGAAATAAAGAAGGCAGAAACACGAACAAAACAGATAGAGCAAGCATAAGAAAAATATCTACTAACAAAGAAGAGTTTTTAAAAATATATAATGAATTTTTAGAGATCAAGAATAACAGCAAAGAACCGCTGAGAATCTATTCATCTGTAAACAAAAGAGACATCAATAAAGCAATTCGAACTTTTAAATTTGAACAGTTAGAAGCAGATTATTATGACGAAGAAAGCCGAAATAATTTTTATTTCGACATAAAAAATCGATGGATCAGTTGTCTAACTCAACAAAAATGCAAACTAGAATCTAATTTCTTGATTGATGCCGACTTTGAATTTGATAAAGAAAGCAAAGAAATTCTGAACAAAACAATTTTAGAAGACGTTCGTGCTGGTCTAAAAGACTTAAACGTTGAGATCTTATTAGAATATCCGACGAAATCTGGATTCCATCTAGTCACCAAACCTTTTAATCCTTCTTTGTTTCCGCCAGCGCTGGGAGAAATTAAAAAAGATGCTTTATTATTATTAAGTTTTTAACATGAAAATAAATTTCAAAAACGTCTGGAATTATCTTCCGATTCTAAATCTTTACGTCGAAATACCTTTTATTTCTGTGCGTACCAGTCTAATGAATAAAAGTTACGAAACAAGAGATATTCAATACATAATGTTAGATGTTAAGTTTTTCAAATGGTCATTCAGTATAAAGTTATACGACATATACAGAAGATACAGAGACAGAGACAATTATTAAAGGGTATTTACAAAGGTTGCAAAGTATGGTATAATATAGAATATAAAGGTTAATCTTCATTTATTATCATGACAAAATTTCGAACAAAAGTATCAACAAAGACAGAAAATTTAGCGGGAGGAGAAGCATTTAAAGAATCAGATAAACTCGAACTGATTTCTTTACTTTTGACATCTTTCGTTAAAGATAAGTTCTATGAATCTGCTGGAGAACAGCTAGTTAGATTAGAAGACTTAGTGAATAGAATCAAAGACAAGAAATTCATTGCAAAAGCTGCTATATATGCTAGAAAAGAATTCGGAATGAGAAGTATCACTCATGCTCTGTTAGCTGAATTATCTAAAATAGTTAAGGGCGAAAAATGGTTAAAGATTGCTATCCAAAAAGCATCATTCCGACCAGACGACATGATGGAAATGCTCGGATATTACCTTTCTAAATATCAAAAACCGATACCGAATTCTATGAAAAAAGGTCTTTCTCTTGCTTTAAAAAACTTCGATGCATATCAACTTGGTAAATATCGAGGTGAAAGAAGCGGATTAAGACTTGTAGACTTGTTCAACATCGTCCATCCAAAACCATCTGATCCAGAAACAGAAGAACTATATAAAAAAATTATCGAAGACAAACTTCGTTCTTCTGATACTTGGGAAAAGAATATTTCAGACACTGGCCAGCAAGTTAAAAACATCGCTGACGCTGAACAAAGAGAAGAAAAACAGAAAGAACTTAAGTCTGATGCTTGGAGAAAACTTGTCTTAGAAAAGAAACTTGGATATTTCGCATTGTTAAGAAATCTTAGAAATCTTTTAGAACAAGCTGATGATGAGACAATCGAAACTGCTTGCAAAACTTTAGTAGACAAAGAACTAATCAAAAAATCTCTTGTTCTTCCATTCAGATTTAATACTGCTGTGAAACAAATAGAAAGAACGTCGAACAAAAACACTAGATTAGTAGTAGATGCACTTCATAACGCTCTAGAACTGTCTCTAAGCAACGTTCCGAAATTTGATGGGAAAACATTAATCGTATTAGACGAAAGCGGTTCTATGAGAGGAAATCCGGAAGAAATAGGTTCTCTATTTGCTGCAGTCTTGTATAAATCGAACAATGCTGATTTGATGACGTTCTCTGAAGAAGCTAGATACAGAAATATACACTCTGGAGATAGTGTTCTTACAATCGCAAAACAATTACAATCTGATTTCGTTGGAGGCGGAACTGATTTTCACAGTATTTTCAATTCTGCAAACCAGGTATATAATAGAATCGTAATACTTTCTGATATGCAAGGATGGATCGGATACGAAAATCCGACTAAAGCGTTTGCAGAGTATAAAACAAGAGTTAATGCAAATCCACACGTATATTCTTTTGACTTGAATGGATATGGAACATTACAATTTCCAGAAAAACAAGTATATTGCATTACTGGATTTTCTGATAAAGTATTTGACATTATGAAAGTACTCGAGCAAGATAGAAACGAATTGATCAATAAAATCGAAAAAATTGAACTTTGATAAAAATCGAGCAGTGAGGTGAGAGCTACTTCGCAATGAAAATTGCTTACTTATCTTTTGGCTAATAACCAAAATGAACTAAGTTCGTCTCTTCGGAGGCAAAACTTAACAATTGCTCTTAGAGAGAAATCTCTATAGCAGAGGTTCCACGAGTTTCCTTAAAACTCTACTCTCACCATATTTCTCTCGATTTTTTATTACTCATACACAGAGAATACATCGAACCCGGTTCTACTGTGTAAATAACCGATCCCTTCTGATCCCAGTGAGAAGTGATGAAAGAGATACTTCGCAAGTGTTAATTGCAACTAGTCTACCTCTTTCAAATTTTCTCTCACTACGCAGAAAAGGAATCTATTGTAAACATTTACTTTAGAAGATGGTTCGAATCCATCAATCTGCGCATCTTTTTATTTTTTATGAATACTCAAACTATTCCTACAGAATCCAAGTTAAAAGAATTTTTGAAAGAATCCAATGCTATCGAAAATGTTCGTTCTATTGGAGCTTTCAAAGATGCATGGAAAGCTTGGAAGTTTTTAATTTGTTTTGATGAATTAACTTTAAGCAGAATTCTTGAATGCCACAGAATAATGATGTTAGAACAAAACAAAAGAATCGCTGGTAAAATCAGAAAAGTGAATGTTAGAGTTGGTTTCTCAGTAAAGTTAGATTTTAGAAAAGTACCAGAAAGATTAGACAGTCTTTTAAAAAAATATCCCGTGACAGAAGAACAAATCAAAGAATGGCATATTGAATTTGAAAATATTCATCCTTTCGAAGATGGAAATGGTAGAATCGGACGCATAATTATGAATTGGCAAAGAGTAAAAAGAGACTTACCGATTCTAGTCATACATGAAGGAGAAGAACAATTTCAATATTACGAGTGGTTCCAGAGTTTTAAAGTAAATAATATCTTATAAACATTTTTCTATGGAAAAAGAAAGTTTAAATAACATCATAAAAAATCTAGAAAAGAAATACGGAGAAGGAACGATAATGAAATTCACGAACAAAAAGACGATTGACATCGAAACGATACCGACAGGTTCTATAAGTTTAGATTATGCATTAGGTGTAGGTGGTATACCCAGAGGTAGAATAATCGAAATATTCGGACCAGAATCTTCTGGTAAAACGACTTTAGCTTTAAGCATTATCGCACAAGCTCAGAAAAAAGGAATTACGTGTGCATTTGTAGATGCTGAGCATTCTCTCGATCCAGATTATTCTAGAAATATTGGAGTCGATCTAACTAAAATGTTTATCTCGCAACCAAATAGCGGAGAACAAGCATTAGACGTAGTTGAAGGTTTTGTAAAATCACGCGAAGTTGGATTAGTTGTCGTCGATTCTGTTGCTGCTCTTACTCCACAAGCAGAAATAGATGGAGTAATGGGACAATCACATATCGGATTGTTAGCACGATTGATGTCACAAGCTCTTAGAAAATTGACAGCGATCGCAGCTCAAACAAAAACGACTATTATATTTGTAAATCAAATCAGAATGGCAATTGGAGTCAAATGGGGAAATCCAGAAGTCAGCACTGGTGGTGTAGCATTGAAATTTTATACTTCGCAAAGAATAGAAGTGAGAAGAGCTGTAAAACTCAAAAAGGCAGAAGAAATTATAGGCAATCGTGTAAAAATAAAAATTGCTAAAAATAAATTAGCAGCTCCTTTCAAAATGACTGAACTTGATATAATATTCAATAAAGGGATCTCTCTTGAAACTGACGTACTTAATTTTGGTCTTAAAAAAGAAGTAATTAAAAAAGAAGGAACTTCATTAATATTCGGTAAAGAAAAACTGGGTAGAGGTTTAGAGAGTGCTAAAATATATCTAGAATCAAAACCAGAATTAGTAGAATTGATCATCAAAGCAATAAAAGAAAAAAATGAAGAAACTAAGTCTAAATAATGTCAAGACACAGATTGATAAGTTCATTGATTCACATATAGCTTTTTTCAAAGATATCGATTTCGTAATAGGTATGAGTCGAGGTGGTCTCATACCAGCTGTCCTTGTTTCGACAAAACTCAATAAACCTCTCATTACAGCTTATATTAACAAAAAAGATGAAATATTTTTTGACAGAGCAGAATGGATAAAAGACCAGAAAATTCTGATAGTCGACGATATAGTAAGATCTGGTAAAACGATGTATCTTTTAAAACAACATTTAGAAAAATACTCAGAACCGAAGTCGATCAAAATGTACGCTGTGTTTTCCGTCGTGCCAATGAGAGATAGATCTTACAATCTTATGGTATCAGCGATTGAAATCAAAAAAGACACAAATCTTCCCTGGGATTACGATAGACAATAATAAACATCAAGTCTTATAAGGAAAGCTCTCTACACACGTTCTATGGCGCTGAGATGATTCAAAAGACTGATCGTTCACAACTTTATATTCGTTTTTGATGAAGTGTTGTATAATAACATAATATCTTTTCAATTCATTTATATGTCGACTTAATTTTTAATAAAAATAATATTTCGATGAGCATTGATAAACTTAGACTAAGTAGCGTACGTGAAGAAATGCTATTTCTTCACAGAAATAAAGTCAAAGATTTGTATAAAGACGGTTATAGTCTAGGCGATATATGCAGAGAATTATGTTTAGATATATCTTCAGTTTTGTATATTTTAAGAAAAAGTAAATTAAAAAAACAAACACTTTATAAAATATACGAAGACCAGTTAACAAGAAATGATGAAAAACAGAACGAATTATTCAGTGAAGAAGAAAAGTTTTACATAGATAAATTTTTTCCACATTCAGATTCAAATAATTTTTCAACTAGTTATTTTTGGTTCTGGCGAAAAAACTTTAAAAAAGATCAAGAAAAGAAGAAACATTGTAAACATCAAATAAGAACAATTCACTGTAGTATTTGCAATAAAACTTTAGGTGACGCTTCAAACATCCCACTTCCAAATGAAGTAATTATAACAAAAAATGATCAAGTTTAATCTTTCAATTCATATCGACAAACCATTCTGGTTAGCAAGAATTTTTCCCTGTAAACATGAAGTCGTTTTAGTAGAAGAAAATCCCATGTCTAGATATGGTACACATACATCATATATGATGTGTAAAAAATGTGGTAGAAAATCCGATGAAATCAGTAAAAATTGCAAACATGTCGAAGACGTGTTCGGTCGATGCATTTATTGCTTAGAAAGAATAAGTAAACATGACTGCAAACACGAAAAATGGAATAAGGAACCAGACACTGACGAATATTACTGTGACAATTGTGGTGAATGGAAAGATGAAATATAATTATTAACTAATAAATAACTAAAAATGGACCAAATAATCAAATGCAAAGATTGCGGAAAAGATTTCGTCTTCTCAGAAGAAGAACAGAAATTCTTCCAAAAGTTAGTTGAAGACGGCAAAATACAAACCTTCGTTCCACCGAAGAGATGTAAAAGCTGTCGCCAAGCTAATAAAAAGCTAAAACAAAGTCGCAATTACCAATCTTAATCTTCTCAAAATGAAAAAAGAAATAGATCAAAGAAATAAAGAAGACTTGCTGATTCGTTGCAACTGTGGTAGTGACCATTTCCTGAGTTTCTCTTTTATAACAGACAAAGATAATTTTGGTGACGAGGGAGAAAAACAAAAGAAGAATAAAGGTTGGAAAGATTACTGGATAGGTTTAATAGAAGATTATAAACCAAGTTTCTGGTTTAGACTGAAGAACTGTTATAAATATCTTTTCAGACACGGCAAAGCTGAAATATGTTATGCTGCGATCGGTATCACTTCTAAAGATATGGATAAAATCATGAAGCATTTCAAGAAATACCAGGCATTATAGAAATATTATTAATCAAGACAACATCTATGGGAAGAAAAGCTAAATTTTGTTTCGTGCCAGTCAGCGCGTCACGAAGAAAAAAACAAGAATTAGAAGCTACAGTCACTATAAACAAAAAAGGGATGATTTTCTTTTCAAAAGGTTATTTAGAAAATCATGGAGCGATTGGTAAATTCATCAAATTTTATGTCGATTCTAGTAAAAGAGCTTTAGCTTGGAGATTGTTTGCTTCATTAAACGACCTTAAAAAACTAAAGAAAAGAGAAATTCGAATGCTTAAGAAAAACAAAGCTGGTGTGTGCACTCTTCAAATAAAAGGCGTTTTAGAAGAACTTAGACTCGAACCAAAAAACTACAAGAAACTACCAGTTAGAGAATATAGAGATCTTTTAGACGGAACATATCAGTACGTTCAATTCTCCTATCCAGAATACACGAAAAGCAATAACGAAGAAAAAGAAGAAAATGAAGAATAAAATAAATGAGAAAAGATTGAGAGTCTGTTTTGACATCGATGACACTTTGTATAAAATAAGAATGGATAAACGTGATCAGGTGCCTGACTATGATTTAATTCAAGTTCTACGCTGGTTTTGTCAAAATGGAGACGATGTATATGTATGGTCTGCGGGCGGTATAGAATATGCAAAGGTTTTTGTACAAAAATTAGGTTTAGACGATATCGTTACAGTAGTTGAAAAAGGCTCATTCAAACCAGACATTGCTTTTGACGACTGTGAAACAAAGTTAGGTAGAGTAGACATCAAAGTCAAAAGAGAAACGACTGAAGAAGATATAATGAATATCGCTAAACCAAACGTTAAAAAATTTGTCGATGAAGAAAGACTTATTTAATAAAAAACTTAAAAAATTAGAGAAACTGACAGAAGAAGACTTAATGAAGTGTTCAAAATGCGGTGCAAGATTTGTACCAGATAAAGAATCTTTAAATTTCATTACTAAAAAATGGGACGGTCATACATATAAACCAAACTGTAAGTGTATGAATAAAAATATTAGATTCTGTGTTGGTTAAGGTTTACAAAGCGTTCATTATATAGTATGATGTAGCATAGGAAAGAAAAAATATGAGATTACCTTCAAATATTATATGCATAGATCTTGAAACGACTGATTCAGATAGCAAAACTGGAAGTATAATTCAGTTATCTGCTATCGCCGTCAATGAAGAGTTTGAACCTATACACGCTCGAACTTTTGATATGTTTATACAACCTCTTGATAGTTATAGAAATCCTAAAGCAATGGCTGTGAATAAAATATCTGAAGAAACGCTAAAAACTGCAACACCTCTACAAGAAGCTCTTATAATGTTTGAAAGCTTCTGTGACAATGACAATATTTTAGCTTCCTGGGGTGCTTACTTCGACATTCCTTTTTTACGAAATCAATATGAAAAGATCTACAGAAAATATCCTTTCAGTTATCGTTGTTTTGATTTAAAATCTATTGCGATCTGGGAATTAGGTAAAAGAGGAATACCAATAAGAGGTGGTGTAAGTAAATTTTTAAACGCTTTGCATAAAGAATTTAGTGGTTCTCAACATAACGCTATTGATGACATTCGTAACGCTGTCGAAATTCTAAGACTCTGCAAATAGAAATAAACAAATGCTTAAAGAATACCCACGTTTAAAGAAACTCTGGAATAAGATGGTAAAGAATGCTTCGATCAAAGAATCTGAAGGTGTTTTAACTTTCGACAATCGTAAAAAAGAAACAAAAGAATTTGAAAAAGAATTCTGTAAAGTTCTTTCAACGTCACTTAATGATTTAGATAAGAAAAGAATAGCAGAAAGTCTGAAATATTTATTTTTTAAAACTGGAAAGTTTAATACTAAAGGTCGGAAATCTAAAAACATTAATAAATAACATTACTCTGAAAAAATGGAAACCTTCAAAGATCAAGAATTCCTTGAGTACGTTATCAAATCGTTTGTCTCTAAACCAGAAGAAGTGAAGATCACTAGAGTCGTTGACGAGATGGGAGTGCTGCTTACTCTTAGCGTCGCACAGGAAGATGTTTCTAGAGTTATCGGAAGAAGTGGACAGACAGCTAAAGCTATCCGATTGCTTCTTAGAATCGTCGGATACTCTCAGAAAGTTAGAGCAAATCTTAAGATTGACGCACCTCAAGCTTCAGCAAAACCTAAATCAGCGTTAGACGTAGAGATTTAGTATATTTCTTAAAGTCGAATTAATTAGTATGAAGAGAACTCTCAGTAATACTAACGATAGTGATCTCAGTTCTCTTCATAAATAATCTTTAACAATACAAAAAAATGTCTGACACACAATACGAAGCATATTGCTTCAAATGCAAAGTAAAGAAAATCGTGCAGAATCCTGAAATTATCACGATGAAGACAGGCGCAAAAGCAGTCAAGGGGACTTGCCCGACATGTGGCGGAAAGATGTTCAAGTTTCTCCCAAAAATTAAAGACGATCAAAATGCAATATGATTCTCTAATCATCGGAAATGGTGAAGTCGGTTCAGCTCTTAAAAAAGTACTTGACGCCAGAAACGATAAAAGAAGTTGTAGCATTATAGATCGAAAAGACGAAGATTTTAAAGAAAAACTGAACGATAGCAAATGCAAGACTCTTCATATCTGTATCCCTTACAGCAAAACATTCGTAAAAGATACGCTCAACTATTTAAGACTTTTCCAACCAGAATTATGTATCATTCATTCGACAGTTCCAGTCGGAACGACGTCAAGAATAAATTATTCAGCGTTTGCGACAAAAGTAGCACCGTTAACACACGTAGTTCATTCTCCAGTTAGAGGTCTCCATCCAAATTTAGATACTGGCCTTCTAACTTTTGTGAAATATGTTGGTACTGATAGCAAAGAAGCTTTTGAAAAAGCAAAGAAAGAGATGGATAATATGAACGTAGTCTGGTTCGAAAAATCTGAAGACAGTGAACTCGGTAAATTGCTAGATACTTCTTACTATGGTGTATGTATTAGTTGGCACAGAGAGATGGAAAGATTATGCAAATATTTCGACGTCAACTTTGAGAACGCTGTCACCGCTTTCAACATTTCATATAATGAAGGATATTCGAAACTCAAACCTAACGTAGTCAGACCAGTTCTGACTTCGCCAGGGAAGAAAAAAATAGGAGGACATTGTGTCACTCAAAATGCTAAACTTTTGAATGCACAACAACAATCAAAATTCCTTGATTTAATAAAATAGGTCGACAAAAGAGAGTATTCGTTAATTATTAAACAAACACTAACATGGAAAAAGACATCAAATTAGAAGAAGACACAAACGTCGAAGAAACAGCTGAAGAAACTGAAAAAGAAGAAACTGATGAAGAAGAAACAAAGGAAGAATCAACTGAAGAGAAATCTGAAGAAGCAAGTGAAGAAGAATCAGCTGATGAAGAAACAGATGACGAAGGTTTAGTCGACGAAGAAATCAACGACGGCGACGGCGAAGAGACTTCTGAAGAAGAATAATCTTCGATTCTTTATAAAATCTAAAAACCTCTCGAAAGAGGGGTTTTTAGTATATATCAATAATATTCATCGATAAGTTAACAATATGAACAGTCTAGAGCCCTCTAGAACGCTCTCTAAGGGCTTTTTACACCAAAGTTAATATAATATATGGTTGTCTTTCAAAGAGCGTTCAGTCTAAGAATATAGTTCATTCAATTTAGCAATCGTCTTCATTCCTACTATTCGTCCTTGTAAAGAATCTAATTCTGTCGCACTTGCTACATTATATTTTCTTTGGAACTGCAAAACAGCATCTGAAGTAATAGATCCATAATAACCAGTACTAGAAATATTTGTCGGAAACATGCCTTCATATTTTAGAATATCTTGCAATGCTTTGATATGATCGTTTGTCTGCCCAAATTTCAACGTTACAGTGAAAGTATAAGATGGTTTTTCTATAGATTTTTCTTCGAACGCGAAATTCATCGGATAAGCTGCAAAGAAATTGCGTGTTTTGAAGAAATCTTCATTAATTACGCGCTGGCCTGCTAAACCATAAGAACTGCCCCAACTATCTTCTATAATAAGTGCTTTTTTCCCGTCAACAAGTGCAGCATCTACAGCAGCGACAGAATGTCTGCCAGTATCTTTACTGTGAAGATCTAGATCAGAATATTTTATGACTGGTTTGCTTGTCCATTCATTCGTTTTAAAGTAAAACCAAACCATAATCGCTTTATTCGTCGTCTGTATGACAGATGCTACTGTATCGATGTCTTTTATCGGAAGAACTATGTAATTGCCTATTTTGAAGATCTTTCCAACGTCTTGTTTGTATTCTTCAATTACCGTGTCGTCCATTTTTTCGTCTGTAAGATTCTGACTCGGTACTAATTCTTCTAACGTAACACCTTGTCTAGCAATATCGAATGCTTCTATACCATACATGCCCGCAGAAGGTTTATTCGATCTTCTCTGATAAATATGAGTTGCACTAAAATGAACATAAACTCCATTTTTAAGCCAATAAAGAACACCAAGCAGTTTTGCTAAAGTCTGTGCTACACAGGAACCAGAACCGTTTTGATTATATATCGGAAATTTTCTCCATTCTGATTGAGTTTTTTCGACCCAATTGACAGGATTAGCAGTAGCAACAGTTTCTTTGAAGAGATAATCTTTTGATTTTTCTTCATTCGTTCTAACATCTATATTTGCTCCAGTACCTTTTGGTTTTTGAAATAGATTATAGAAATTCATAATTTTTTAGAATTAATTTTATTTATGTCGACCCTTGTGTATTTTCTTCTGTTTTTAATGTTGTCATTTTGAAGTTAACTCTATCTTTGTATTCTTCTTGCTTGCCGACATTCCATTGATTGATGGGTCTAAGATAACCGACTACTCTGGAATAAACTTCTGTTTTTCTGAAATTAGTAAGAGACGGGTCTTTCTTAAAGCATTCGTCGCATTTGATAATAGCTACTTTCTTATCGTCGTATTTGTATATCAGCAATTTAGCGCCCACTAATTCTTTTCCTTTTTCTTCTATTTTTTTACCACAGTCGTGGCATTCAATGATTCTTTTCATTGTTATGTTATATTAAAACATTTGTCGAAAGTGAGCTTACTTTCTTTCGATTTCAGCTCACTTCCTTCCTTTAGATATGAAGAATACTAGTATCTTTTCTTTTTTCTAGAGTCTCTTTCAATGGGACGGTTTTTAACTCTCCTCCACATTGCGGGCAAGTTAATCCGTCGTACGTAGACTGCTCGATGTGTCCACATTTTTTGCACTGCAAGACCTCCATATTCTTTACCTCCTGTTAAAGAACTATTTTTATTTATTAATAATCATTATCGTGTGGTATGTAAAATGGAACGAATGTCGAAGTAAACTTGTTTAAAGAAGAATCTTTGCCTACTTCGATCTCTACGATCCACCCTCCCATCTGTGGCTGTAAACCTTTTCTTACTAAATAAGGTGTTTGAGATTGAAAACAACCTGTCAATAAAGAATGCACGTTGCGATAAACAAAATAACCTGCTTGATGATAATGACCCAATAACAATATTTGCGGTTTAGTTCCACCAGAAAAACCTTCTATAAATTTCTGTGGTTTATAACTCATAGCGTATGAAGTACCACCCATCGGGTGCATCAAATATATTCGAATTTTGTTATTAAGCATGAAATATGCTCCATGCTGTCCAAGAAAACGTATGTCTGATCTCTGTTTAGAAACTTCTTCGAGTACGTCAGAAGCTCCCATTTTAAACCAGTCTAAATCATGCGCTCCAGAAATAGCATAAGTTGGAAGATCTCTTGGGTAGTTTTTAACAATATAATCGATTTGGTCTTTCAGAGTATATTTAAAGATTTCTTGCATTTGACCGATATAATGAGAGCCATTGCCATCAGAGAAGTCACCAACATGAAATACTAGTTTGCATCCTTCGTTTTTGACATGTTCGTAGAAATTTTTAAGGTGCGTTAATTGCTGGTATTTAGAAATAAAATGCGTATCACTAACAACTGCGAATTTTATTTTCTCACCTTCTTTTGTTAATTCACGAAAATAAAATTCTTTATCTTCATATACTGGCATCTGTATAGGTTCACGACTGCTAACAATCTTCTTGAGACTCAGCGAGCTTGCTTTCGACTTGATGCTCTCTTTAGTTCTACCCGGAAGATATGTTAAGAGTTTATCTATTGGAGCTGTCTGATAAAGATTTCGTAACAACTTTGTTTCTTTTGGAGTCCATTTTGAGTTCTTAGATTTGTTCATATAAAATCATATCGATTATTTTAAAAATAATTAGATAATGATTCTGTCAATCAGATATTCAGTTGTTAGAGACGCTTATGACGCTGGTTTCGTTTTCTTTTCTTCTGTTTCAAGCTCGTTTAGAAGATCGATCTTTCCTTGGATTTTAACGATTTCTGTGACGACATTGTTTTTTTGAGTTTCTAATGATTGCATCTCAATCACTTTCTTTTGCATCAATGTCTCTAAAGCTTTTTTACGTTCTTTAATGTCCATGTTTTTAAGATTTTTTATTGTTTTTTTCGACCTTTAGAACACCTCTTTTTATTTCTTTAGTCTTTATTTTTTTAGGTTTAAATATTTTTTCAAGAAATTCTAATGCTTTATGAGGTTTGCTCTTCTGTCCACATGAAAAAATATCAATTGCTATGTAATCTATCTTTGGCCAAGCGTGTATCGAAATATGCGATTCAGCTAATAAGATAAAAGCGCTTATGTTTCCCGAAGAAGTTTTGCGAGCATCTACACCCAATGAAGTATTGTGAGATACTTTAGCTGATTTAGTCAAAATAGACTTTATTCTGCCGACATCGTCTATCATCTGATTGCCCCAGAATTCAGCTAACAAATGAACACCTGCGTATTTTGTATTATTTTTGCTTTTCATCTTTTTCTTTCTTTTTAGATTCTTTTATCGGTTCGTCAATCGGTGTATTTTTACTAGTATCTGGTTGCAATATTTGATATAACTGACGACCTTCAGTTTCTATTTCTTCTCGTGTTTTTTTATTTGCGTTGGGCTTTGTCATATTTTTGATATTTCTCCTTTAACTTTAAGATTGCCTTCTTCATCTAAGAACATTATTAATTTATCTTTTCTATTGTAGAATTTCAAAGTTCCACCAGTTTCATCCATTCGGAATAAAATTTCTTTTGTCTTTTTGTCTCTAAAAAGTAAGTCACCTGTTATATGTTGGTCAGCTGTTTGATTAGCACAATACATATTATCAGCGTAAACGTTTAGCCAACGATAAGCATTAGTTCCTAAATTACAATGACTATCAGTATATGGACTTAATTCTGCTCCGTACGCCCAGATCTGTCCTGCTTCAGCAGTAGAAGTACCAGCATCATATAAAATAATTCCTGCCTGAGGATTTCCAGAGCCATCTGTAGAATTGTATAGTTTCCACGAATGATAAGTATACGGACTAGAATATTGAGAAGCAAACATAGCAGTGCCACTGTAAATACTGTTTGCCCATTGATTTATCATCGAAGACGCAATCTGGACTCCTACTTTATTTCCTGAATCGTATATAGTATAAAAGTCATGGTTCGAAGTCCCCATCACTGCTCGATTTCCAGAAGACGCTGTCTGTATAGCATTACCTGTCAATGTTCCAGTATTAATCGCCCAACCTGTAATTGTGCCAGCTAGAATTCTATCAGCTCTAACTAAGTTAGTGACAATATATCCGCCTTGTATAACTGTTGTTCCAAGTTTTGCAGCTTCAACTACGTCTAAATATGCCAAATCACCAGCATCAGCTGTAGCTAATTTTGAAGTCGGATCATATCCCGAAGCAAACGTAGTTGAACCAGATATGTATATATTATCAGCATCTATTCTTATTCCTTCTCCAGAAGCGTTAATAGTTGCTATGATTTGAGAAGTAGAACCAGCAGAAAACAGAGGAGTGAAATTCAGTTGTGCTGTCGTAATAGTACCAGCAGCAATTTTTGCTGCAGTAATCGTAAGAGCAGCAATTTCATTAGCAGTAATTGTACCCGCGATGATTTCATCAGCACTGATTGATCTTTTAGCAATCTGGTTTCCGTTAATATTTATATTCACGTTTTGATTGCTGCTAACAGAGAATGATGCTTCTGATAGAGGATCAGCTGCGGCTTTTGCATTTGAGAAAACGATTTTTGTTATGTCTGATATAGCAGATTTATCGGTGCTAACATCGAACGTCATCTTTTTAATTGTATAAGCTCCCGTCGTGTCAGCAATAGTCCATCTGTCTTCGATCGTTAAAATCGTCGCAGTGTTTGATCTTATTATTTTCGTCTGTCCGCCAATCGTTACGATGTATCCTTTATATTGATCGTTCGACCAAGATTTCGAAGCATCTCCTAATATTTCACCTCCTTGTTTTATTATACCAGTACCACTGTCAGAATTTGCAGCAGACGTATTAATTGTTTCTTCATCTAAATAAATGTAGTAATCAGTTGCTGCAGACATCAACCCGGTGTTTCCAGCTGCGATGACTCTTCTGCCTGCTTCTGATCCACTGCTAGTTGGGAGATATACTGTTCCAGCTGTCCAGTCTACTTGACGATAAGCATTTGCTCCAGTCGTCGCAGAAAATACTATATCTGTAGACCAAGTTCTGTTAGCGGGTCCAAGTTGAGCAGCTGTAAGAGCTTGTGTGATATAACCAAACCAAGTCATCTCTTTATCGAGTCTCTGGCGCTCGTTTTCGACAATGTCCTCAAAATTGTCTGCTGCTTCTGAAAGTTCTAATGTAGCAGTGTCGACTTCGTATTTGATAGATTGAATTACTAAAACTTTATCAGTACTAACGACGTATGGATTGTTTTTAGCATTTAAAATCTGGCAAGTCTGTCCTGGTTCAATAGAAGATAAATCATAGACACCGTTTAAAGTCAAACTGATTTTAACCTTCGGGTCTTTTTTATCATAAACTTTAGAGTCTGCTAACAATGCAGCAGCGCTTGGATTCGTCACTTTGCTATCAGTAATATATTCTGCGATGATGTCATTATCACTTTGACTAGTTATATCATCTGAAGTTAGTTTTAAATAATCAGGATCGAGAGTGCCTTTTTCATTCCAAAAATATACTCTGTTGACAACACCTTCAATCGATTTTTCTCCTGAAATCTCAGTGATATGTCTTCCTATCGTAAATGTATGTTGAGCAGTAGTCGCTAAATTTTTCAAAACTAGATCGCCGTCAGTGTTGATTCTCCAATAAAACCAATAACCTCCAGCTTTATTTCTCGGTAAGAATTTAGACACTTCTCTCAAAGCATCTAAATGTTTCATATTAAAAAATCTATGATCGAAGCTAAATAGAGCTCCAGTATTGTCAGTCGTTTGTTCTACATCTGTAAAGTCAGCAGTAATCATCGAATTTGTTTCAGTAGAACGATAATGATTGATGATTGCTTCCATCATCTGGTCTACTCTTTGGCTAGTAAGCTCGACACCAAGATCCGATGCGGCAGCAGCTGTGCCTGTTCGATAGAAATCGTTTGAAAGTTTTGAGACAGCAGAAAGACAAGTGACTTCGACACCTTCGTCTTTTCCTCTTAAATAAGGTTTGTAAGAGACAATGTAGCCATTTGCTACTAACTTATCTCCATTTGGATTGAACGAATCTTTGAGATATACTTTAATTCTGTTGTTGAATTTGATCGAAGTATTTTCATCAAAGTCGTCCATCTTTCTGTCTAGCTGGAAAGTAAAACTGTTGTCACCACCATTTATTGTTTTTTCTACAGACAAATTAGAAATTACGTCATTTAAAACTTCGATGAACGTTCCGTCCTCTTCATAAACCTTCCAAATAAGTTGTCTATCGAAATTTGCCATTGTCGTATATATAATCTATTAACTTTAATACTTCACCAAGCTTAGATGACGTTCTAGAGCGCTAGTTATTGCATCTAACCTCTTTTTATAAATAAGCAGGATAATATGTTATTTCTTGATCTAATGCCCAAGTTGCTCCGCCTCCAGTAATTGTCACAGTGTAAGAGTTGCTTGTTGCATTAAATTTTGGAAATACTCCAGTAAAATCTACTTCAGTTGCAGCACCACCATCATGCGAAACTTTGACTGTCATCTCATCTGTGTCTATAATTAAGTAATCTCCACTTGCGTCCATAGCTAAACTTTCAACTGTTATAGAATCTCCAGTAGTCGTATTCGAAAAAACAATTTCTGTAATCGGTGTCGTCGGCGCACCGTCACATGTCCATTTCAAAGAGGGAGAAGGCGGTGCAGAACCAGTCGGATTTATAGTTGTAGAAAAAGGTGTTGAATTGATCGAATTAGTCTCAGTGACACTAGATGTAGTATGGCCGAATGGCTGGCATCTAAAAGTAATTTGATATGGTATTCGTGTTATGTGATAATGTTCTTCTGGTACATCTACAGCTTCTACAGAACATACATATCTGATAGTTCCTCCACCGTCATCTATATCTAGCGCTGCTTCATCAGAATGCAATGCTTCTTTCATCGAATCTAAACTAGTTTTAAGATTTGCTTCGGTGTCTCTCGTCAATGTTCCAGAAATTGTAATATCTTTCATTTCGTAATAAGTGTTCACAAGTCTAAAACCATCTCGTCTTGCGTTTGGTTCGAGATCGATGACTTTGGAAGGCATGTTTCTATATATTATGTCTTTCGTTCTGAAATAAGAATCTTGAAGTGAAAAAGAATTGTATGTTATATTTTTAGCCATAGTATTTCTTCATTTTTTTATGTTAGATGTCGAAGAACTTGTTGTCTTGACAAAACGTCTCTTACCGCGTTTGCTATTAATTGTATGTCAGTCTCACTTCTAACAGTTGGATTATTTATATTGACAGTAATAGGCGCTACACCAGAAGGTAAAACTGTTTCTCCACCATGAGCTATTATCGGCACCGCTTGATTAGCACTGCCTGGTACAATGCCACCTGTCTGGAAAGAAAAAATAGATTTTATTCTATCCCACATTGAAGCTTCTGGCGGCATATTTGTTTTTCCTACGAATGACTTCATTATTGACCAAAACCAACCTGTTGACGGATCATCGCTAGCTGCTTGAATCTTTTTAACTTCATTCCAATAGTCTTTGAAAGCACCAATTACATTTTCATTGAAATCTGATTTAAACTGAGACCAAGTAGAAGATAAATCCTCTGTATTAGATATAGCTTCGTTAGTTTGACTGCCAAGTTCTTCTACATTAGATGTAGCATTATCGATCGAAGAACTAAGATTATCAAATGCGTCAGTGACAGTGTCGATAGCGTTTGTTTCTTCACCAGCAGTTTCTTGTATTTCTAACAATTCTTCTCTATATTGATCTAATCTTTCATTAAACGCTCTAGTTCTTTTTTCGATTTCATCAAGAATAGGCCATGTTCTTGCTTCAGCGATTTCTGCTGCGTGTTTTTTCTCAAGCGCTAATTCTTCATCGAGTTCAGCTTGAAGTTTAACTAATCTTTCATCTAATTTTGTTTTTTCGTCTGCTAGAGATTCTTCTCTTTGATCAGCTTTTTCTTGAGTTGCTAATGCGTAATCTTCGTTTTCTCTTTTTAAAGCAAGTCTGATTTCTCTAATTCTGGTTTGGTCTGCCCATATCCCTTTAGATACTTCTTCGTCTAATTCTCTTTGTAGATCTTCAGTTTTTCTAGTATGAGAAAGAGTTAAATCTGACATTGTGTCTGCAAAGTCTCTTCTTATTTTAGCAGTAGCAGTGCTGTATTCCCTTTGAAGATCATTGATCTGGTCAGTCAAATCTTTAATTGTTTCATCATGCTTTTTAGCCCATTCAGCCATGTCTTCTCTGAAATCTCTAGTGGCAAGAGCCATGTTCTTCTCTAATTTCTTTACTTGTTTAGCTATCTTTTCGTCGACTTCAGTGACAGTGTCTCCAAGTTGTTTGAATGGATTAATAGTATCTTTAATCTTTTGAGCAAGATCAGCCATCGAATTTTTCCATTTATCCCATTGTCCAGTAGCTTTTAGAACTAAATATACAAGACCACCGATCGCGACAGAAATAGCTAAAAATACTGCAGCTACTTTTAATCCAACAAGTATCATTGGTGCAAGAGCAGCCCAGTTCAATACGACAAAACCACTAACAAGCATAGGAAGCATAGCGCCAACCATTGCTAAAGATGCAGCAAGAGTAGCTAAAACTGTCGTACCGACCAAGAGAACACTAGTCATTGCAGAAGAATTTTCAGCAAATGTTTTTACTTTACCGCTAGCCCATGCGATCATATCAGATAAAGTGCCAACAAGAGGTATGAGAGTATTACCTAAAGCAATCTTCATCTGATAAAGTTGAGCGTTCAGTCTGGACAAAGTTCCAGAAAAAGTATTTTGGACAACTTCAGCTGCCCCAGTAAATCTGGAACCTTCTTGCATATAAAAATTATACATCGCTTGATACCTTTGTGCGTTTGATAATTTAGCAACTGTTGTATCGAGCGTCTTTGCGTAAGTTTGAAAAACTTTATTTAATTGTGTATTAATACCTGAAGCATCAATTTGTACTTCTCTAAAAGTACGAAAACCAAGAGAAGTTTTAACAAGAGCTTGACCAAGAGTGTCAGTTATGCTTTCTTTAGCTACTGAAGCAGAATTTAAGAAATTCCACATCAAGTCAGTCGCTTTGTCTAAACCTAAACCTGTAGCTAAAAAGTTCGCTAAACCTTCAGCAGCTTCAGACACAGAAATCAAACCAGTCGCTGCAAGTTCTTGCGCTACTCGATTTGTTTCGTCCATATCTTCACCGACGCTGACAGCAAAAACACCAAGCTTCATAAAAGCTTGTTCACCTTCTCTAGCAGCGTCGACAAATGTCTTCATTAGTGCTACACTCCCTGCAGCAAGAGCACCAACTACGATAGACATATATCTGAATCTATTACCAAGAGCGTCTAGTTTTCCCATCACATCAGTCGCACCATGACCCATGTCTTGAGTCATTTTTGTTGTTTTCTTTCCTAAACTCTCAACTGCCTGTTCAGTCTTTTTTACACTAGCAGAAGCATTGTCTTGCCCCTTAAGTTCGATTAATATCGTCTTTGCCATGAACTTTATTTCCTAAAATATTTTTTCTGTGCAAACTGACCACGTCGAGCCTGGTTCTCGATTTCCTTTTGTTGATGTCGTTCTTCTTGTTTCATTATTTCATTTAACATCTCCGTGGTGTATGCAGGAAGAGATTGAATGTCAGAATAATTCATTCCCAGATTTTGCCAGAATCTCTTTAATACGAAATACTCGCTTAAAGAATCAGAAATAATCTTTTTCGAACTAAACGATAATACTACTTTTTTTAACTCTTCCGTTTTGTCTGCCCTAAAAAATCTAATGTTTTAGTTGCAGAATCCATCAAAAACATAAAGTCTTTAGCTGGTAGTTTGCCAAGATTCTCTTTGTTTATTTCTAGAGGTTCGTCTTTTTCATTAACAAAAGACCACGACTTTATCAGATATCGAAGTGTCTCGATACCACGGTCGTAGTCACTATCAGATTTATTGAGAATCCCTATTTGTTCTGTTAGCAAACCATCATATAGTTCGACTTCTACGTCTGGATACGATGGAAGCATTACTTTGTTTACTTTTCTTATGTCAAATAATTTTGTCATGTTGCTTTTCAGACCGAGAAAAGCAGTTTGGACATTTTAAGAACTCAAGAATATCTTGAATCCGAATGTTTTGAAAGTTTTTTAAACTTCAAACCAAACACCTGTCTCAGTCAAGATTAATAGTTAGCTGTTGTGTTAGTAATCTTGATTTGTATACTTTTTGTTTCGTCGGGATCGTATTCCGCTACGAATGTTGGGCTTTCTGTTATGAATCCAGAGATTGAAGTATCTGTTGCTCGATCGCTTAAGTGAAAGTTAGGTATTCGAATTTCTATCTGTTCATTTGAAGGCACTGTTCCAATTGAATCACCCGTGAACGTAACGATCATTGCTGTAACGGGATCAGATCCATTGAGTAAAGTTTCGTAATGAACTCTATCAGTAGTGTTTTCGTAGAATAAAACATATTCTCCTTCGATTTCTAACTGTCCCCAAGAAACCTGAGCTGCATCGTTATCTCCACTTAAGTATTGCACTTCAGCGTTGTTGTTGATTCTAAGTGTAAAACTTCTTACTGGTGTAGCAGAATTTCCAGCAGCATCAGCAAGAGCAGCCGTACCAGTTGCACCACTTCCAAATTTTATGTTGTAGTCTTTGAATGCAAGCACTCTCTCTTCAGTCACTGCTTGAGTACCAGTACCAGAAGTAGGAAACTTAGAAAGGAAATTCGCTGAAATTGTTGCAAGTCCGTCTGATACGTTGAATTCTAGAGTATTAACTGTAGCATAAGTATATTTTCTAGTGTCTTGAGTGTCATTGTAGATAACAGTCATTGAGCGAGGTGGGTTGCTTGTTTTTCTAGTAATAGTGTGTTCATAAACTGCAGATTCTCCAGAAGCAGTTGTTGACGAGACAGTACCAAGAGCTGCATATAACAGATATGCTGCATTTTCAGCATCAGCGTATATTTCAATATCTCCTTCACCGTGTTTTGGACCTTGAACTGCTCCCCATACTCTTTCTCTAACTCCTTTTGCTGCTTCATCAACTATCGGTTCTTGCATACCTCTAATCGTGCATGTGACGAATGGAAGATATTTCGAAGCTGCTACTGCGATACCTGGCGTTCCTTCAATACCTACTCCGACGAATGGTTCACGTCCGATTTTTATAGACATGTTCGTTATTTTCTATTAATTGTTCTCGTATTCTTTGTTCGACCTTTAGGTTTCAAAGTTTCTTCTTCAGCTTTAACAGTAGAAGCCTTTGGAAGAATTTCTTTTATCGAATGATTCCCAAGAAGTTCAGTCGCTAATTCGTTCGTGACTTCTTTGATTTCTTCTGGTTCGATGACTAGATCAAATTTCGGGAAAACTAATTTTTTATTGCTTTTGTTGATTATTTTTTTCATCTTCGTCTTGTATAGTTATGTCTTTATTTAATTTGTTCAACCATATCGTGAAGTAATTATAGACATTGTCATTATAGCATTTAATCTCAATTTCTAGTTTGTCACCCCTAATTCGATATTTGAACTGAAGTTGATGACATTTTTTACATCTAAATTGTCCCATAGTTTTTATCGAGAAATAAGATATTCTATTTGTAAATGCGCTACAACTTCAAGAGTGATGAGATCTTCAGTTCTTCGTCTGACAGTGTAATCTATCGAAGAAATATTCTTAATGTTTCTATTCGTACCGAGATCTAAGTTGTCACGGAGAACACCAAGAATCGACGCTGGGTCGATACCTCCTGATGATAATTCTGCTTCCATAGTATCCATCAGGAAAACAGTACCAACCATTTTATCTGGTGTTGCATCAAAATATTGTCTAGCGTCGATGACAAGAGAAACATCGATGTTATGCGTATGAGAATCTCTTTGATTGTCAAGAACATTTGATTCTGTGCTAATCGGATTTAACATTATGCAAGGCATCGAGCTTTCTGGTAAAATCCAAGGGTCACCGATGTAAAAAGCTTTTACTTTACCTCTCAGTTTTGTTTCTAGTTTTGTTTTTAGTAATTCAATGCTTTTTTTCATGCTTGACCTGCTTTATATTTTTGTATTAAACCATTTATCCAAGTTTCAAAAGTTGAACCAACCATTTGCACACGTTTATCGTCTACATCAGCCAATACTCTTTTTGGTACTTTTCTTTCTCTGCCCCGGAATAAAACAGTGCCTCCCTCTTGATGAACTATCGCGTAATCAGTGTTATTGTATATATTTGATTGTTTTTTACCAATCAGATTAAAACCAAAACTTCTTTTAAGCAAACCTGTTCTCAAAAGAGGTTTTTCAACTCCAACAGATTTGCCTTGTTTTCGTAATTCTCTTTTGATAGCTACAGTAGCTGGACTTAAAGGTTTCCAAGGTTTTGAAAAAGTTTTACCTTCATCTGTAAAGTTGCTAGAAATAGCATTCATATATGATTTCGATGCAAGATTCAAGGGCGTCGACATGTCTTGAAATTCTTTCTGAAGACTCTTCATAACGCTCACTGTTTCTTTGTCACCTTTTATTGTAATTCGTATCGTAGCCATATTATTCTGCTTTTATTATACGAAACCAGTGTCTTTCAATTTTGTTCTGCGAGAATCAGATAAAGGCTCTGTTGGATCTGTGAATTTGAAATGTTCATCATTAAGATTGAAAAGTTCTCCCCTATCTTCAACATTCTCATCATAAGTATTGCTTGATGAAGCCATCACGTCAGTTCTTTTCAAAAGTTCTGAACCGTCTTCACCTATAAGAATTATCTTTCCATCTCTGATTTTTTCTAACAATTCTTCAGCTCTTTCAATTTTACGTTGACCAGTTTTTGATATTTCAACGTCAGCTTCTAATCCATACTCTTTCGCTAACAAATTTCCAGCTGCTAGCAATGTAACGATATGTTGAAATAATTTTGGTGAAGAACTAAATGGTAGCTGGTAGACTCCAACTACTGCTCCATCTGCTTGTGCTTCAGCTTCAGTTCTAAATCTATCAACTAGATCAGAACCGATATAGGAATTATTCTGAAAACCTGCTTCTACTTTGATTTTATATATCGATGTATAATGTTCTGTGTCTCCAGCTTTCGTTGCGACAGCATCGTCTAATGAAGATTCAGTTCCAGTCGTCGAATTATAATATGTTGATTTATACCAAGAAGACGATGTTCCAGATGAATCTTCAAATTCAGTACCTTCTGGTTGATCAACTTGAATATTTACTGGAGAGCCTTCTGAAGAAAGATGAGAATACGTTCCATCTTCTGTTGAACTTCTATAGAATTTTCTTTGATTATATCTGATTACTTGTAGTTGTGTGCCTTTAGCATGTGCAATAGTTATAGCTGAAGCAAGAGTAATAGAATTCGTGCTTGTCGAAGATATCTTCAATAATTCTGCAATCTCAGAACCAATTATGTCGACTACAAGATAATCAGCCGATGCAAAACCCTGTGAATTTTCTACAGATAAAGAGGTCTGACCAGCTGCTTCATCAGCGCTAAGATAAGTTTTTTCGCCTAATACGACTTCTTCAATTGGCGCTACTAATATTTGCATAGTATCTTATTTCCTTTTGAATAAATATATTTTATTATTTTTTGAAAACATATAGACTCTTCTTTTCAGAGGTTCTACTTCTCCAGTTTCTTTAAGTTTTTCAGAAACAGTCATCATGTCTGATATCGATAAGTTGAATTCAGCTAAATGAGATAAAGAGTCAGATAAGCTTTCATTATCTATTATACCAATAGAAATTGATTTTGAAAATTCATCCCTAATATCAACTCTATCAGTCAGAGTAGATTTCGAATCGAATGATACTTCTTCATATACAATAATAACAGTGTCTAGTTTTTTATCAGAGACAAACTTTATAGAATCGACGATTGAAATCGTTTCATATAGTTTTTTTAGAATATTGACATCGGGTTTCGAAGAGTCTAAAAACTGAACGCTGTCAATAAAACTTTTATAAGAAGAAAAAGTTAGAGATTCTAAAGTATTCAAGACGTCAGTTAAATTCATAGAAATGTTCTGAAATATCGTTTCTGAGACATTCAATACGTCTGATTTCTTCATATTCAAAGCTTTCTTAAGAGCTTCAGTAATAGAAACTCTTTCTTGTCTCTTGATTTCAAGAGACTTGAATAAACTTTCTGAAAAAGATAGAACTTCCGTTTCATAAAGTTCAGCTAGAGATTTCTGTTCTTCAGTCAATAAAGTACTGTCTGAAAAAATACGCGCGAATTCTGATGTCAGAATATTGAATTCCTGGATAATCATGTTCTCAGAAATGTTTTTATCAATTGCTTTTTTAAATTGTTCAGAAATTAATAAATTTTCTGTCTGTTTCTGGTCAGTCACCATAAATAAATCTAAACTTTCGACGATCGAAAACATCTCTGAAAAAGTCTTTTCAGATTCTTTAGACAATGCCTCAGCTAGCGTAGAAATATCAATAATTCGCAATTTTGATTCTGATATTTTTGAAAAAGATTCTAAAATCGATAGAACGGCTGAAAAAGAAACATCTGTCTTTTTAGATAAAGCTTCAGCAGCAACGATTAATTCAATAAAGTTTTGTTTGTAGTCGAATATTCTTGTCAAACTTTCAACAAAAGTAATATTTTCTATTAAACATTTTGAATACTCAGATTTTCTCAATAAAGATTCTGTTATAGTCAAAGCAGAAGAAAATGAAATGTTTGTTGTCTTCTGCAAAGTTTCAACAATATTTAAAGTTTCTAAAATCATTCTCTGGTATTGTATTGATTTTGTCAGTGCTTCAGTAATCGATACTGAATTTAGTAACGATTTCTTATATTCCGAAGTTTTTTCAGTAGATTCTGCAACAAGCAATGTTTCTTCTAATGTTTTGCCAGTCTCTTTTGATAAGCTTTCTGAAATGTTTAGAGTGTCTTCTAATATCTTTTTAAATGCGAATAGTAATGGTTCAGTCTCTTCTATTGAAAATGTTTCTGAAAAAGATTCCCCGAATTGTCTTATTAAACTTTCATTGATATCAAAATTACCCGTTAAACTTCTCACATACGCAGATTCTTTTAATAAAGAAGCAGTTATGTTCAAAGCCTGAATAAACGAAACGTTTGCTGCTTTTTTTATATCTGTCTCAGTAAAAATAATAACGTCAGTTAAATCTGCAGATCGACCGATACTTTCTGATGTCGATTCATCTAATGCAAAACTATCGTCTAAACTTTGTTGATATGCAGTATAAGGAGTATAATATATTTTTACTAATAATTGATCTATGTATATAGTCTGTCCAGTCTGTGCTGAAATTATTCGTATGCTATAATTAGCATTGCTAAAGTCAGAAACAACCCAACCCGTCTTACCCCATTTGCTAGTTGAACCGCCTAATACTTCTGTTTTGTCAGGCGTATTTCCCATATACCCGATACCTTCATAAGTCCATTCTGAGCTGCTATTTTTCCAAATTTGAACATATATCGAACCTGGTGCAGCTGTGCAATAACCCTCTAATGATACTTCTATGCCATTTATTATGTTATCACCAGTTATGCCAAAATCGAATGTTTCATAAGATTGAGAATTTGCATCATAATCACCATCGCTATATTTAGAAGCGTATGTGCCTTCACTAGAATATGCGTTTTGAGGATCTGTCCAAGTATTCATTTTTGCACCCGTCGCTGTTGGTGCTTTCCATCCTGTGTCTGCCATAATTATGTAGTTAACATATTTTATTTAGTCAATAAAATCGTCTTACCACGTTTTGATTTAGTCATGAGCGGAGTAAATTCACCGAGTGGTTCTGATTCATATAGACGAATAGAATCTGCTAAAGCAAGCGCGTCTGAGAAAGAAACACCATATTGTTTAGACAATGTCTCTACTAAAGATACTTGGTCTACTAAATCGACACCGTAGATATTTTCTTCTCGAATATTTTCATCTATGTTAAAAGTTTCAAATATCGATTTGTCAAGTTCTTTAACGTCTTCTTCAGATATAATAAGAATTTCTCCGTGTGGTATTGTCATTCCTTTCTTGATCGTTTCACTAAGAGCAAGAAGATCTGTTATAGTCAGATACTTAGGCACTAAGATCGAGATGTTTTCATCAAGCAAAAGAGATTCATTCAAAGAACGCTGAAAGATGCTTCTAGAGCTCATTGAATCAACAAAGCTGATGTTCTCAACCTTCTGTTTTGTTGCTTCCTTAGAGAGTGCTTCAGAGAATACTATTAGATCTGCGTTCTGGAGGCTAAATATTCGTTTGATGCCTTCTGATATTTGAATCGTTTCTTGTTTGTTTATTTCTTGTATTTTTATGAAAGATTCTAATATCGTTAATGCTTCAAATCTATTTAAGTTAAGAGATTTTATCAATGCTTCAACAAACGAAATCTGTTCATTTCTAGAAAGAGCAATGTTTTTAATAGAAAGATCAGTTAAACCAAACTCTGTCGACTGACGTGAGTCAAACATTTTGATTATATTTTCTAATAATTCCACACTATCTGTAAAAGATCTCGAAATGACTGAAGTAGTTAAAATGTTTTCAACAATGATTAGACTATCTTTAAGAGGTAATCTCTGGTTCTGCGTTATAGATTCAGCTATTGCAAGAACTTCTGTCAATGTCTTTTTGTATGATGATAACGTATTTAGTATTTCTGCTAAAGTCACAGAATCTGATAAAGAACGCTCGCTGGCAAATGCTCTTGTAAATATATCGATAAACGAGAACGAATCAGATAAAGAAACACCTGTCGTCTTGGAAAGGGTTTCTGTTAGAATCAGAGAACTCGCCAATGCTTTAAACGTTTCGGATCTTGTTGCTTTTACTTCACTGAGCAGAACGTCGTCTGACAATATCTTGTTAGTTAGCGTTTTATAGACGTCTGCAATGATTAATGAATCGATATTCTTTTTAATGAACTCCTTTTCTAGAGTTTCGCTCATAGATAAACTATCAGATCTAGACGAACCCACCGCACTAGAGTGATTAAGTATCTTAGGCGCACCTTCTTGTGACCATGTAGCTCCATATCGAGTGCCATTATTTCCTTGTCCAGAACTGTCTGCCACTAAATCACCTGAACCAGCATCCATGTTCCATAAACCTCTTAATCCTGTTTCGTTTTGGAAGATTCCTTGATAATGCTGGAAGATTTCATTCGAAGACAAAGCTCTATTATAAACGCGTACTTCATCTATATTACCAGAGAACAAATCGCCCATCTTCAACACCGTTGCATTTGTGTTTATAGCACCAGATAGTAGAGAAGAATTCTTCAATATGCCATCTATAAAGAGACGTTGGTATGCGCCATCGTATGTTAATACATAATGATGCCACTGCAATGGAGTCGCAATTGTCGTAGAGATTTCTACATTATTTATATATCCCTTTAATGAAGTTCCGGTATCAGTCATTTCTAATGAATATGCGTCATGTCCTTTGTTGATGATCTGTTTGTTTGCTCCTGGTTCTACATATTCGATAATCAGTTTGGGAGCATAAGTAGAAGAACCATCGTAAGAATATCCAGCTCTTCTAGCAGCAACAACGTGATCACTTCTATCATCGAAATCTTCCCAAAATATCATGATGTCATTTCCAGAAACCCAACCTTCTCTATCGACTATTTCTTTTATGACAGTTTTTATTTCGGGACTATCGTATTCTAAATTAGTCGTCCACTCTGGAATATCGTCCCAATCAACTCTAGTAAGAGTCCTATTAGCCCAGCGAGAATCAAACACATCTGCATCGTCTAAGAAAGTATCAGCATCATCAACATTCTCTGCGCTTATTCTAGTTCTAACGACTCCCCCCGCGTATGATGCGTAGGCTCTTAAATGTAAATGAGTACCATCAGAAATCGTCGCTCCTTTCGGGATAGTAATGTTCGTAAAGCGCATACCAGATCCATACCTTGAAGCAGTGCTGTGTGCGCCAGCCCATACGTTAGCAAATATCAAACTAAAGAACCACGGATCAAGTCTTCTATTTGCATCATCAGTACTCTGCCCTACCTGCCAAGTTGGGTCGATTTTAATCTCTCCTTTAGCTTTTCTAGACAATTTCTCCAACCGTTCTGTAAGTATTCCATTTTTAAGAGTTGTTTCTATTTCATGAGTTCCTTCTTCATCGAAAGCACGAGTAGCAAAAGGTATTTTCCCAGTGACTTTAAACTTAGCTTCGAATGGAAGATCAGACGAAGAAATAGAATGTCTGAAACTAATCTTATTCGTCTCTGGTATTATTTCGAACTCTGAACTATTACTCTCTAGCAATTCAATTGAAGAAATTTCGCCAGTCTTCTTATCTCTAATAGTAGCTTTGTTGCCATTTCTAGTTAATTCGTATGGTGCTTTAGTAATCTTATTATTCTTCCATGTCAAGTCAATGTCTTTCCACTCTTCATTAGAATTCTTGTAATCGTCTTTGTAATGAATAGCACCCATACTAGTTTCTAGACGATTCTTATTATTTGCTACTCTGAATGTCTTGCTATTTTCAGTTCTAAGAGACGTCAGTTCATTAGTAAACACCGGATCTTTAGCCCATGCTTCGAGAGTGATTGCGTCTGTGATGTCTAAACTTGCAGCATTTCCAGCATCGACATAGTCATCGATGCCATCAAAAGACAATGAACCACCTAATCTGTTAATCCATGCTGTGTCTGATAGTATTTTGAACGTTGATGACGTTTTGATTATACTTTCAAGAATATCAAGAGCTTCTGATTTCGATATATTTGCAGTTTTAGTTAAAGATTCTATAAACGATTCTGAATCAAACAGATGTTTTTCTGAACCAGACCATTTCTGTAAAACTTCGACAAAAGCAAGTGATTCTGATAATCGAATATCAGAATGTTTAGTAATAATTTCTGTTAAAGACAAAACTTCTGATAAAGTTCTTTCAAAGACAGACACTGGTGCATAAAATTCGACAAGAGCGAAAGAATCATCTAGTTCTTTTTTAGTTTCTACTATTCTAGAAACTAAATCAACTAAGACGATGCTATCATTTTTAGACAACCCAGTAGATTTTTGAACAGATTCTATTATAGAAAATGATTCGAGGAACTTTCTAGAAGTGCTAGAAGCTGGAACTATCAAATCTACGAAGTTCACAAAATCATTGAGATGTTCGGAAGATTCTCTTGCTAGAAGATCTATTAAAGATAACTGTACTGGTATATCAAGAAACACGTTTTTCGATGGAGAATCTGTTTGCAATAGAGTAATGTTTTCGATTAGTTTTTGCAAAATGTTTGACGTGTGTAATTCTGTTATTGTCAAAACTTCAGATTTATAAAAACTGTTAAGCTTGTGCAAAGATTCAAGGAACGATAAAGTTTCTTCTAAAGATTTTCCAGTAGACTTTGATAATGTTTCTGCAAGAGATACAACTTCAGTTAAATTGCGATCGAAGACGTTGACAGATTGTAAAAATTCTGTGATGCTAACAGCATCGGTTATTATTCTTTCAAAAGCAGACGTTCTAGCAATATTGTCTGTCAGATCAATATTTTCGAATTTTGACCGATTGAACGTTAAAACGTTCGATGCACTTTCAATCAAAGACAAAGTCTCGTCTTTAGATAAACCAAATTCTTTCTTAAATGTCTCAGTCAACATTAATGTTTCTGCTAAAGATTTAGTAGACTCTCGTTTCAAAAAAGAATCAGACAGAATTTCTAAATCTGAGAACGCTTTGAGAATTTGTTTAACTCTACTTTCTGTAATTTCAACAGATTCAGATTCTACTTTATCAACTCCTTTAACTGGATTTTCAGTAGTCGCTTCAACCATAAACGTAGATGGATACATTGAATAAGGTGAATTCGATGCACTTCTTCTCACGTAATGCATTTCTACACCCGGCACTAATACAGACATCTCGTGAGTATTATAAGCATATTGTAATGACGTGTTAGCGTTTGTGTTATTACCAGCGTGTCCAATCAATGAAGTTGGAGCAAAAGAATGATCTAAATCTGGTGTAGTCGAAAGGTACCAACTAGATTCGGTTCCTGTTGTGCTGCTTCCAACAGCTGACTTAACGTTAATACTTGGATGTTGTATTACGAACCAGTTGAAAGTGCCGTGATCTCCACTAGAATAATAAAGCCACTTATGGAAATGTAAATTAGTTGGAGACGTAATATACAAACGACCAAAAATAATACCAGGATTAGTGTCGTAGTTCTGCATTCGCTGATTGAAAAGAACAAATGATTTCGTCGTATCTATGCGATTGATAGTTTCGTCCATATTCTGGACTGAACCTGTCCATTGTTTTTCTCCACTTTGCACATAAGCTCCCTCCCATTCGACGACGTATACTCGAACAACTGTTTCAGACCCACCGCTACCTCTCATAAGATTAACGTTTGTAGTCGAAGTAAACTTTGCTCCAACTAGACCGCCTAAAACACCAGTAAATGAAGTTCTCATTGTTATCAAAAGAAACGCTTTAGATAAATCTACTTCAGATACCGACTGGTTGTCTTCAGTGTCAGCTGTTAAAGTTTTTTCAAACGTTTGTACTGTAAAATTACGACCAGTGATTACTTGCCAGCAATAAATTGCTGTAGTGTCTGTTGTATAAGATCTTCGAATGTATAACTGAGTATAGTATCCATCAACTTCGTTTTGCAGAGTAGCAGTCGCTAATGTTCTTGATGTTCTATAGTTATCGCTTCTAACAGATACGATTGGAAAGCTTCTTCCGACTGGCACAGGTGTAGCGAGATCAATAGTTGCAGTAGCCACTCCAGCAGATAAAGTTTGAGTGCCTCTTTGTACGTCGAATTCTTTGGGACTAAGATGTAACGCATCTATTATCTTCTTAGTCATTCCAGTCTTCCTAAGTTCTGCTAAACTTAGATTGTCAATTTTCTGTTTAGTCGATGCAGATTTAGAAGCTTCTAGTATTGACGAACTTTCATTTTTCAATATTGTAAATTCAGATCCAGTTTTTTTAGATTCATCCATAGACAAAGAATCAGACGGTGATAATTTCCAACCTGGTGTATCAAACACCCAACCAGAATTACCCGTGGTGTTGTTAGAATTGACACCTGCATACCAAGTATCTGCTGGTGTAGCAGCTGAATATGATATATCAAGATAATCACAAGATATCTGTCCACTACCAGATTTTATTAAATTCCAAGTTCCATCACTTAATAAAGTAATCATGTTTCCAACAGTGCCGACAGCATCAAAATTAGTAATAGTTTGTGAGTATCCACTCCAGAACCATAATGTTAAACCTGGTTCTACTTTTAAAGTAGTAATAGAATTCGAATAGAGAATATAAGCATAATCAGTACCACTAGAATATACCCAGACTGTCGGATAAGTCACTCCAGTACCATTATCATTTAAAAAAACACCAGCAGTGCCTACCAATTTGATTGTCGAAGTCCCAGTGTCTAAAGTCAAGTTACTCGAAGTTACATACCAATAGCCTAATTGCCACATTCCACTACCCATATGTATTGTGCGCGTAGATGAAGTAACCGACTGAAAGCCACCCGACAAAGTTAGATCATGATTATTAGCATCAAAAGTGCCTTCTTGATGATCGATACTTATACCGACAAAATCATCAAGTAGTTGAAAAGTCGCGTCAGAAACCAATGCTAACGTCGACACAGACACTGTGCCACCATTGCATTGAATATATCTAGTCGAACCATCTACAGGATTCATATACAAAGAAGAAGCAGTAAGATTCACACCAGAACCGAGTATCAAATCTCCAGTTAGTCTTTGTTGACTTGAACTAAAATTTAAAGTAGGCGAATTAGTGACATCAGCACAATTCAATTTACAAATCCAAATATATTGATCTGGCATCGTCACAGTTTGACTTCCAGTCGAGAACGAATTAGCATCAAATATTGCCGTATCATGACATATAGGATACGTAGCGCCACCACTTCCTCCAGATGAATCTGACCAATGAGCTGTATCATACCAGTATCCCGCGTCTCCAATCCAATATCTGTTAACTGGTGTCGTAAAAGTTATTCCCGAATTGTTTCCATTGTTTCCTATAGACGTACCCGTCCAAGTAGCTGATCCAGAACCTATGATATCTCTAAAATCTACATTGCTCATAGATACCGAACCATTACATGTTATTGTTCGTTGTGCTCCGCTCCCATATATACTCAAACGATACCTATTCTGAGAATATCCAGAAATAGTTAACGAATTATTAACAATGATGTCATTACTAAGATACCAAAATCTACCAGATGACGAAGTGATTTGAAAAGTTAAATCATCAAAACTGACACCAGTACCAGTTACACCTCTGCTATACGCTCCCGAAGATTCTAAAACGACTGTTTTGTAAGCTAAACCACCACTAGCAAATGTAGTACCGTTCGAATTTATCGTCGAAGTACCGACATTGAAAGTAAGATTAGTAATTGTACCAAAGTTCCAATAATAACAATTAATTGCACTAGAACCTAAAGTAAGAGTTCGAACGTTAGAATTGCTTGACGCAAAATAAGCACATGTTATAGTTTGATCGTTCGAAATTAAAGTACCGTTGTTTAAAGTGATGTCGCCGCCGCTAAAGCCACTTGTATTGTTCCACTCGTCTTGAATAGTCCATTCACCACCGACGCCATTAAAATATACGTCGTTTTTCATTACCAAACCATTAAATGTCAAAGTTTTTCCAGATGTCGTCGCCTCTAAATAAATACGACCAGCATAAGTTCTAGTCATAGTGCTATCCATCGTCAAAGAACCATAGACGTATAAATATCTAGAACTAGAACCAGCAAAAGTGCCAGTATATCCAGTGAAATCCAAATCATTACAACTAACATTCACTGTCACAGTACAAATACCGCCACCCGAATTAGCAGTAAAATAAACATTATCCGAAGATGTCGGAACTGAAAATCCACCACTACCACCGTCTGAGTCTGACCAATTTGTAGTTGTAGAAGCGTCCCAGTTTCCTGTTCCGCCTACCCAATATCGGTCCATGTTAATTAATTAAAATTATTTCGAAAAACACTAAGATCTATAGATTTGCAATGTTTACTAATATAATCGAGATGAGTATAAATTTTAAAACCTGCCTTCTTGACTTTTTCTGAAAAAGCTAAATCTAAACCCTTTATTTCAACACCATATATCTTATCATAAATTCGTTCAAACGGTCTCTCCAAGCGTTCTAGAACAGCTCTTGAACACAATATAACTCCTGTTCCAGTTGCGTCTACCTCAATAAGACCAGAATCTTTATTTTTCTCATAATCTACTGGTATTAAATATTCGTCGTTTTTATCATATTTATAAATATTCAAAACTAGCTTATGCTGATAAATCCACACTGGACAACTAACTACATCTAAATTCAAATCAACGAGTTTTAATGGATTATGCGCTGGCACATTATCACAGTCTATTTGGAGCAAATAATCTGAATCTGATTCTAAAAATCTTTTGACTATGTCATTTCTATTGTTTTCAATGGGTCTTAATTTTGAAGACTCGAAATAAACAGTATGTCTGTCTCTTACTTCGTCTAACCAACGGGGTAATCTTATAGTAAGTTCGTCAACTACTAGACCTTCATTTAATATTGAAAAATGAATTTTCATTCGATTGGTTTGTTTTCCTTAAAGTTTGTTTTTATTTTTTGGATATGCTCTCGCATACCTTTATTCCATTCATTTTTTGCTTCCTCTGAAAGATGACTTAAATAATATTCTTCAGTGATAACATTTTCGTTTCCTAAATGCCCGATTTTAATGTCTGTATCAATAAATATCTTATAACCTATCTTCCGTGCATTTTCACAGAACGTAAGATCACTACTAAATATGTTGTCTCTATAATAATACCAAGGTTTATCTGAAAATTCTTCTTTCAACTTTCTGAAAACTTCAGTCTTAATTAGATGAGCAGCCATACCCGTCGCATCGACTGAAAGAAGACCAGAAGTATAAGACATCGTCTCATAACATTTTTCTTTTTCATTCCAAGAAAAAATGCAAGGATAGTGAGGAGAAGTACGTCTAAACGCAAGAGCGTTTACCATCGGCAGATCATGACTAAAAAGATTTACAAGCAGATCTGGACCAAAAACCATATCTGCGTCTATAAAAAAAACATAGTCCGAGTTCGTGTCTAAAGCATGTTGGACTATGCGGTTTCGAGAAAAAGGTAATTGATAACCCGATACAATATTTATGTCTATGTCACTGTTTGCTGGATAACGTAAACTCATCAACGACTGTACAAATTTTCTATGAAAATAATCTGTAGCCGTTGGTATGCCTATTAAAATTTTAATTCTTTTGTCCATAAACTACAAACATTAAACCTGTTTTTACTAACATAGCCTCTCTACCTCAGCTTCAGCATTTTCAGAGAGGCAGTAATGCTCAAACTGAGGAGTACGTTAGGTAGTTGCTTAGCTGTTCGAACAGCTAAACTACAACATGTGACGTCGTATAGACATCACTCATATAGTTTAGCTAGCACCAACCGTAACAGTCCAAGTGATTGTTAGAGTGTCAGAAGCACCTTTGTTGATGACAGAAAAGGTTGAAGCTGCAAGCATTGTACCAGCGACTGAAGAATTGAAAATACCTGCCTCTGTCAATGCTCCAGTAGCATCTCCAGCAGCCCATGTCGCTTTATATACGACATCGTTGTCATCACCACCAGATTGCTGTTCTGGATAACCTCCAGACAAAGCGTTTCTGTCGATTTCATCCGTCAAAGTCGTGGAAGAAGTAGTGAAAGGAGTATCACCTGAACCTACAGCCATCCAACCCATTGCTGCTTCAGCTGGTGTTGCTGCTAATTGGTCAGCTACGTGTGCGTCACCGACAGCCATAAAAGTATTTTCTTTTTCAACGATCTGTTTTACGTTTCCGTCTTTGTCAAAAAGTTCAATCTTGATATAACCCTTCATTAACGTACCATCTTTTGTTTTTGTTTCAATCATGTTTTTACTTGCTAGCTTCTTTGATCGGCACAAGAGTGTCTACTTCGATTTCTTTTTTCTCTTTCTTTACAGTATAACCAGGAATAGTGACATTGCCTTTTGCTGCTAAAAGAACTGCAGAAGAAGCATCTATTTCTAGAGTATCACCAGCTTTGCGCAAAGCACCATTCTTCATCATAGGTGTAATGAATTTAACTTTTACTCTCATGTTTTTAAGAAGCTATTACTTTTTTTAATTATTCACCGGCTAAGTCGACCTCTTTAACCGTGCTTTTTTTCTTGATGTTTTTTCAATCGTCTCAAGCTGGTTGTAGTGTAATCACAGTATTTGCATTTCCTTATTATTTTTCCTTTTTCATTCTTTTTGTTTTCTTCATTTTCTGTCGTTTTTCTAGATTCGTCATTTTCTTTGATTTCTTCTGGTTTCTCTTCTTTTGTCTCTTCAACGGTTTGTTCTTTTACTTCTTCTTGTGTTTCTTCAGTATTTGTAGTTTCTCCAGTTTCTTCAGTATTTTCTTCTTTCTGTTCCTCTGCGTCCTGTTCTTTCGTTTCTTCCTCAGTCGTTTCTTCTTTTTCAGAATCTTCAGTCTCGTTTTCTTCTTCAACTTCAGCTTTTTCAGTTTCAGTATCCTGATCTCCCTGTTCTTCTAATTCATCAAGTTCCTCTACAAAATCGTCTTCAACTTCTACTTTTTCTACGACTAACCTGGGATTGTTTTTAGCCCACTCAGGAACTTCAGCAAACAATTTGCTTTCACCCTGGATCATGTTTGGGTCTTGTCTGAAGTTGCTTGGTGACGTAACTTTGTACATTGTTTTCATATAGATTGGTTGCTTTTTAATTTCAACTTTCTCTTCTTTTTGTTTTTCGACTATTTTTTCTCCGAATACTTTTTTGCTCTTCGCGTATACTAGACAGTTTTCTAAGAATTCTTCAAACGTAGATGAAAAATTCCGAATTTTGTCAAACGCGCTTCGTTCAAAAAACATCGGATACAGAGATTTAGATGCTTTCATGCACCATACCTCGTCATTATCTATTTTACTCCATCTTTTGCGATCTGTAAAATAACCGTCGTTATTTTTTCTTTGACCATAAGTATTGTCGATATGATATACACTCAGATCTTCTATTATTAAGAATTTTCCGATCCTTTTCGCGTGATCGTAGAGAATAGAATCTATTCCCCATTTCTCAACAGTGTTTTCTAGTTCTTTACCTTCAAGTCTTTTGAACGTTCTGAACATTATATTCGGAAACATCATGCAACAGCCATATATAATTGGCGCTTCGACCTTTATAGCATGACCTCCATAGAATTGAATCGGTGCACTATATCTATCAACGTTTATTATTCCTTCTGATCTCGGTGTTGCACCGCCTATTTTATCTGGATATTTAAAGTTTTCAATCATTTCAACAAACAAATTGCTGCTTAGTATTTCTATGTCACTGTCTAACTTTACATAGTAATCATAATCTAAAGGTATGTATTTCAAATTCCAGTAAAAACTCTTATAGATACCCATTCTTTTATTGTTTATAAAAAGATTGAAACCATATTTCTTCTTAAGACCGAAAAGCATCTCTTCTGTTTCTTCATCAGAATGATCATCAAAGACAAAATGATCAAACTGGCATCCAGCTCTTTTATAAAGACTTTTAAAAGAACGTTCGATATATTCTGGTCGATTAAAAGTCAATGAAATCACACAGACCGTTGGTTGTTTTATTTCTTCAAATTTTTTCATTTTTTAAACTATTTATTATCTCGACTATTTTTTCTGAAGTCTTCCCATCACCGAATGGATTTCGATCGACGTTGACTTCCTTCGTTGCGAATTCTTTGATTCTATTTACAATATAGTCCTTTTCCATCTTTTCTACAAGAATACCATAACCACTTTCAATAATTTCTTGTCGTTCAGTAGTCTTTCTCAATACTACGATCTTTTTTCCAAAAGAAGGAGCTTCTTCCTGAACTCCACCAGAATCAGTAATGACATATTCACAATCACGTAAATACCATAAAAAGTCAACATAATTCATTGGTTTAACTACTTCTAAACCTATCTTCTTAATAGCTTCTTGTACGTTTGGATTCGGGTGTGCTGGTAATATAACTTTTGTTGTTTTTGAAATTTCTTTAAGAGCTTCAAAAATATTGAGTATATCTGTTCCAAAGCTTTCTCTTCTATGAACAGTTGCTAAAATATATTTTTCTTTGATCGGTCTTTCCTTTGGAAGACTCGATCTAATCATCGTTAAAGCATCTATAATCGTATTTCCGACTAAATATATTTTCCCTTTAACGTTTTCTTTTTTAAGATTATCAACAGCTCTACTTGTTGGAGCAAACATAATATCCGAAAGGCTATCAATGACAGTTCTAAACATTTCTTCAGGAAATGGGTTGTTTCTATCATACGAACGTAGACCAGCTTCATTATGAACTAGAGGTATCCTATTCATATACGCAACTAAAGCTCCAGCTAAACAAGAAGCAGTATCACCGTGTACCCAAATTCTACTAAATTCATTTTCTTTAAAAACTCCATCTAATGCAGTCATGCATTTTGATGTGAATTCGGGTAATGTTTGGTTTTCAGTCATCAGTTTTAAATCTATGTCTGGGACGATGTCAAATATTTTATACATCTCGTCTGCTAGTTCTCTATGTTGTCCAGTATGAATGACAAACGCGTCCATCTTTTTGATAAGTGGTGCTAGTTTGATAACAGTGGGTCTAGCTCCAAGTATAAAACATTCTTTTTTATTTTTTGTCATGATAAATGTGTTTTATCATATTTGAAATGCTCGAAAACATTAGAAATAAAACCTCCTGGTTCAAATCCATGTTTCTTTTTAAAATATTCTCTTCCTATTTTTCTTCTTTCGCCTCTTGAGTCTGGTGCGTTTGGATCAGTCGAAGAAATAGACGCAAAATGACGACATAAAACATTATTTGTCCAGCGCCAACTATATCCTTTCATCAACATTCGATAAATAATGTCATTATCTTGTCCACCACCGACACCGAATTCTTCATCAAAATAATCAACTTCTTTCATAACTTTAGCACTGAACATCATGACGCCGCCACCCCACGTATATCGTGAAAAATTGCATACTCCACTCGGTTTATCAATAAAACCACCTTCTGTTTTTGGCATTTGTTTGACGTCATATTGATTTCTATCATTCGGTTTTCCAAAAGTATAAGAAGGAACGATGAAACAAAGATCGTCTATCCAATCATTTAAAAGAACTTCAAATAAGTTTTCTGGTACTAGATAATCAGAATCGAGTTTAACTAAAAATTCGCTTTTACTATTTTTCATTCCTCTGTTCAAAGAATAAGAGACACCGAATGTTTTTTCATTTCTTAAGTATACGTCTGCTATATTTTCAAAAAACTTCGAACCAACTAACGAATTATCGTCAACGATAACCCATTCAGCATTGACTTTGTCGACTGCTTTTCTGATTGAATGAAAACATTTTTCAATAGTGTTAAAAACATTTTCACTTGGGCATAACACTGGTGTGACTACTGTTATTCGTCTCTTCTTTTTTGCTAGAAATAAGATATTATTTCCATCATTGATCGTTTTGCTTTCGACAAATGGAAAACCTGAATCGTAAAACATTTCTTCTAAGTCTTTTTTCTCAAAATACCAAAGATGTGATCTATGTTGAATCTTCACATCATTAGGTACTGTCATAATAATCTGTCCATCTTCTTTAATCATTTCATATAATTTTTTTACGAAGAGAGCTGGTTTCTCTAAATGTTCTAGTATTTGCATTGCGACTATAGTATCATATTTATCATTAGGAAGATTCAAATTTTGACAATCTGCTAATATCCATTCGTATTCTGGAAAAAGATTTTTTGCTTTTTCTATCGCTGCTGGAGAAAAATCTAAACCACTATAGCTTTTGAATTCTATTTTATTTTCTAACATGTATTTCAAAAAGTCTCCAAAATTACTTCCTAGATCGAGTATGTTAGAATTTTTAGATACGTGTTTCAAAACCTCTAAATATCTTGGTAGTCCAGATCTTCTGACGTTAGATTCGTATCCTTTTTTAGTTGTATTATATTCGTCCCAATATTCTGGAGAATTTATATTTATTTCGTTAGCTCTTTTCATTTTTAGAAGTATGTTTTAAAATTAATTATTGCTTTTCCTACTATGTTTCTATTGTTTGAACACGTCAAAAGAACTTGAACATTACTGCTTATATTATGCAATAGATCAAATATACTCGATGGTGTAAAAGACCAGACATGTGCATTGTCTTTAATTCTTTCTTCGTTCGGTACTGTTAATATAATCATACCATTTTTTCTACATATCCGTTTTGCTTCTTCTAATGCTTTGACTGGAAAATCTATATGTTCCAATATTTCCATCAATAACACTACGTCGAATGTCTCATTTTCGAAAGGTAGCATATAACAATTAGAAACTATCCACTTTTGTTCTGGAAATCTATTATTTGCTCTTTTGATTAACTTTTCAGAAAAATCTACACCAGTAAAAGACTTTACAGAAAAATTGTTTTCTTTAAGAAAATTATAAAAATTACCATTTAGACAACCTATATCAACAATATCTAGATTTTTTGATAACATATCTCTTACTGTCGAAAATTTGCATCTGTTTCCGCCTCTTTTCCTATCAGACTCTTGATATGCATCATTTGAAAAGCCATCCCAGTATTCTTTTGTATTTATGTTTATGTCTTTAATTCTTTTCATATTTTTGAATATGTGTTTTCGTCGATGCCAAAATCTTTTAAAATAGTCGAGTGTTCTTCTAATGGAACTGTTCGAAAAGTATGTTCTGTGCGCTCAGTATATCTAGATCTATTATTCTGGCCATGAAAAAGAACTATGTATTTGCCGTCTGAAAGAATAACCGAATTCATAGCAGAGATTACCGTATCATGACCTCCTGTAGACGAACGATATTTCGCAGCACTTTCTAAATCCAAGTAAATGTCGTAAGGATACATAATCGTATGAAAGGGCGGACAAGGCATTCGATGATGTCTCATCTTCTTATTCACACAATCATAACAAAAACCTTCTTGATATATCAAAGCGCGTCTGGGTGAAAACTCATAAGATTGTATTTCTTTTACTGCATCTTTATGAAATAAATCATCAGAATCAATTCTTGTCGCGTAGATATAATCAACTTTTGGTAAGTTATTCGCTATCTTTTCACGCAAGTCGTTAACGACATCATAATATATTATAAAAGAACGCAAACCAGATCTTTCTAAAATCTTATTTAATTTTGGTAATAAACTTTCTGGAAAACATTTTCTAAGATACATCACATAGTAAAAATCTTTGTTAGTCTGGTTTTCTAAGCTTTTCAAAGTGAAGTTTTCTAATATTTTTAGACGATGCTCGAACCAATCTGTGTCATGTCCGAAAACTTTTCTAGAAAAGTCACTATGAATAATATGGACGAAATTTTTCATATTACTTCTGACACGAATTTGAATTTGTTATTATTTTTCAAAACGTATTCTTCTAATTCTTTAAGATTCTCATTGAAGTTATGACTCTGCAGATGACCATAATATTGCACGTATTCCTTTAATTCTAACAACCCTTCACCCTTTTTATAATAAACATAATACTTTTTTTCAATATCTACTGGTATAGTCGAAATAGAAGAAACCCAAAAATCTAATTCTTTGCATGCCTCGATCAAACTTTGTGTTATTTTCCAACCTGGAGCTTTGAAACCCTTGACAAAGTTATAATTCTTATGGTATTTCAACAAATATTGTTTTGCTTCTTCTTTAGTCCAGTTTTTAAAACCACCAGAATGATTTTCACAATGATAAGCTAATTCTGTCCAAGTCTGATCAATCTTTCTTAAAAAAGCTTCAGAACATTGTCCAGGATTAACAAAAAACGTAACTTTAAAATTTGGTATTCGTTTCTGGAATTCAACAAAAGTATCCCAATTATCATTGCCTTCCCATAAATCGTCGTAAGAAACAACTATATATTTTTCGGACATGTTTACATCTCGTTTAATTTCTCTTTAATCGTTATATTACTGGGAACCCAATTCAGAAGTTTTTTTGCTTTTGAATTATCTCCCAGTGTATGCAAAACGTCTCCAAGTCTCGGTGGTAAATATTTTCTTTCACCCCCGATCATTTCTGCTATCTCGTTAATAGAAGTGCCCTTACAGTTTGCAATATTTATAATTTCGTTATGTATAGAACAATTCATCGCTTTGATACATGCATCAACGACAGAAGAAACATGTGTAAAGTCACGCGTTTGATTACCGTCACCAAATATTGTCAACGGCTTTCCTTCTCTTTTCATCTTTAAAAATTTCCCAATAACTAATGAGTACTCAGAATCGTTTCGACAGCGCGAGCCGTATACATTAAAAAAACGCAAACTTATGGTTGGTACGTCATACAACTCATCATAGAGTTTCATATATTCTTCACCTATTCGTTTTTGAAGAGAATAAGGAGATTTTGGATTAGCTTGCATGTCTTCTTTAAAAGGTAGAAGCTGGTCTCCATAAACAGACGACGACGAAGCGAATATGATTTTTTTAATTTTATTTTTTCTGCAATGTTCTAATATATTCAATGTACCGTCGACGTTATTGTAATGCGTTTCTTTCGGGTATTCGACAGAATATTGAACTCTGGGAACTGCTGCTAAATGAAAGACATACTCAAAATCAAATTCTGCCATGTCGTCACGTATGTCTTTTTTTAGAAAAAGCATATTCGGATTGACGTTCTCTTCGACACCACTACTTAGATTATCTATTCCCGTAACCGTATGTCCAAGTGTCACCAGACCATCAACAAGATGAGAACCAATGAAACCAGCACTACCCGTCACTAATACTTTTGACATTTTTTTATTTCTTCTTTTGAATTATAATACCTAAAGACGTCCGATCTTTATAATTTCGACTATACAAATTTGGTAAACCCGCTTTTACGCTTTGAAGATTCTTTTTACTATACAAATCTTCTTCATTGAGATCGATTTCGCCTATTTCATATTCATTTAATATTTCTAAAATTTTCGGTATATCAGCTTTTTTGCAATTTCGTGTGTTATCTAAAAATAAATCAAGTGTCATTGCTAAATAACCATTTGGTTTAACAAGATCTTTTATATTACTAATTGCATCAACATAGTTTTCGATATGTTCCAAGACACTAATGCATAACACGACGTCGTACTTGTTATCAGATTTATAATTTGATGCATCCATTTTCAAAAACTCAACGTTCTCTGGCATTGGTTTAAACATGCGTTCTGAGTAAAGATCACCCACGTAAACCTTTTTTACTCTTTTCGCAATAATCGCGGGAAAGTGACATGTTCCACCACCGACGTCTAATACTATGTCAGATTCTTTCAATGGAAGATTTCTTAAAATCCAAGGATACTCCCATTGTCTAGACCAGTCATAGAAATATCCAACTTTTTCGTGATACTTCGATATTTCGTAATGCATACGTTGAAATTCTATGTCTTTCAAATGTCTTAGTTTTGCATACGTTATCATATCTTTTTAACAATTATAAGCATATTCTTTAAATTCGTACTATATCTCATAAAAACGATCGGCGCCCATTTTTTAAATACTTCAAAATACTCGATCATATCTTTAAATAAAAATGAGTGTATGTGTTCTTTGCCGCCACTAACTTGATTATTGTATGGTGTAGATAGAAACAATATTCCACCTTTTTTTAAAGTCTTATACATTTCTTCAACAAAAAGTAAAGGTTCGTCAAGATGTTCGATAGTTTCGAAACACACGATATATTCTACATCTGTAAACATTTCTGAAGACTGCATGACATCTTTGACGAAAAAAGCACATTCTGGACATGTCTTTTTTGCGTATTCAATTGCCTTGACTGAAAAATCTATACCTGATATGCCACATTTATTTTTCTTTGAATGCAAGAATTTGACGAATTCACCAGTTCCGCATCCAACGTCAAGAACTCTCGCACCATCCGGAATCATATTAGAGACTTTCTCAAATCTTTCTGGCTCAATTCTTATTTTATTTTTTGCAAGCTCTGTCTCGTAGACTTTATTCCAATGCTCTATAGTGTTGATATTTTCTTTAAATATTCTTGTCATTTTTTTAATATAATAAATTGATTGATTTAATATATCTTCCCAAAATTTCTTCGGGTATGCTCGTTGTCTGAACTATTTTGAAATCTTTATAGTCATCGCCTGGTTGCCAATTTAACCAATATTTTTGGAGCCACTTCTCAGACATGACTGAGTATTCTCTTGTTTTTATCTTTTCTAACATTTCTTCAGTAGTCTTCTCGAAACTAAAATGATGCATCTCAATTTCATGCGGGAAACAGTCTACTATTTTATCTTTTGGTGTACGTTTACCAGAAAATCTACTGTTTGATTTCATATAACTAAGACATGAACAATGTTGAAAATAGTATTTCCAAGATTTCCAATAAACTTTATCATTTTTATTTCTGCATGTCTTCATCGGATGCTCTTCCACATATTTCATCATTTTGTAAATGTTTTCTTTTGTATAATACTCGTCAGTGTCTATGATAAAGACGTGTTTGAATCCTTTCTTTTCTAAATATTCCATTCCAAAATTTCTTTCTTCACCCTCGTTTTGAAAATCTTGATAAATGACTTCTGCTCCCAGTCGTTCTGCGATTTCTCCAGTCTTATCAAACGAAAGATGAGTGCCTCTCCAAGGTTTGCTAATGATTACTAAATTGTGCAAATCTTCGACACCTTTAATCATACCTCCTATCATTTTTTCGTCATTATACGCTACAGTACAAGTAGCAAAATCTTTTATGTTCATGATAAAAACCCTCTTTTGTTATTGCCTTTATAATGTCTGATCTTTGCCATCGAAAAATCTGTATAATAATTGTTATAAACTTCAGTAGACAATAATTTAACTTTTAAGTCATCCTTTTCGACCACTTGATTCATTTTCGTTAAATCTATGAACTTACGGACAATATTATTAAAAGAAGACTGGTCAGTAAAACATTTCTTTGTTTCTTCAATCCATGAATCGATGAATTTCATCGTCGCTTCTGTTTTTCTAAATATTATCACTCCAGTATTGACAGCGCCCATGAATTCATGATTTATGAATCTTTCGACTTCTTCGGGTTTCCGAACAGTAATTGCTATGTCGTAATTATTAGTGTCTAACTCATCTATTAAATGAAGAAGTAAAGCATCTGCGTCTAAATAGACGACGATAGAATTGTTCTCGACATGTTCTAAACAATCTTTAATCATTGTCGGTTTAAAATGACAACCTAACGGTATTGTATTATTTTCAGTTCGTTCGAAATCGACTGGTTCGACTTCCATCTTTTTACCAATTTCTAGACCACCTAAATCGTACACTATGGGTTCGTAACCAAATTGTTCTATCTTTTGGATAGACATATTGATCATCTTTTTGAATTTTTCATTACCGCCTGTAAGTATCTTAAGCATTTTCGTTGAATATAACACAAAGAGTCGAAGAATAACTTTTCATCTTTCGTTCTCCGCGCATATATGGGTATCGACCAATTTTAGCATGTTCAACCCAGCATTTTTCATCTAGATCTCTAAATTTCTCTACATATTCTTCATCGTCTGTAAAAAAAGTATTTTTAAATGTTTTTTCGACAACTTCTCTTAAGGGTGAATCTTTGTGATAATCATGCAAAAAAACAGCTTTAGTGTTATTTTTCTTGAGAATCTCTGTCGTTAAACGAATAGCTTCAGTACCCTTTGGTCCATCAACTAAAACAAAAGTATTTTTATCGTTTTCCAACTTTTGTATTAACGTCTTTTTTGAATCGCCATAAAGTATCTCTAAATTCGGGTATCTTTGTAGTCTTTTGATTGCTATAATATCGTCTTCTGTTTCAGGCATTATTTCGATACTATGTATTCTAATGTTATAATTTTTAAAAAATTCTGATAGTACCTTTGTGCTCTGCCCTCTAGCTCTACCACTTTCCCATATTTCTTCTATATCGAACTTTTTTGCTAAAGAAACAAATAACAACATTTCACTATTAAATATGCCTTTGTCTTCAAATTTTATATTATCGATCGTCCTCAGAAATTCATTCTTAGTCTCTTCACATATTTTGATAATTTCGTTTTTATTCATTTCTCTTAAGACATTTGAAATAAAACTGTTTTGTCTCGAACTCACTCTCAATTTGATCTGGATAAATTCGACATATTTCTGTCACTTTCCAATCTTTTAATAAATCTATGAATTCTGGTATCGTCCTATAGCAAGCTGCATAATTACTTTTTAACTTTTTTGAATAGGTTCTCACATTCTCTCTTTTGTTTTTTAAAGTTAAAGGATCTCGTATGTATAAAACATCAGAATTTATTTTTTTCAAAAACTTCTCAATCACCTCGTCTTCGAAAATACAATAAGAAACACCCGTCATTAACGTCACATCAGTCTTTGGAAGATTCCTTAATGAATAAATGTCATATTCTTTTTTAACTGTGTTGTTCGGGACAAAACGTAACAGATTTTTAGAAATATCGTAAGCATAATATCTTTCAATCTTTGTCAATTCCATCAAGCATCTAATAAGAGAACCATCTCCGCATCCTAAATCTAATATAGTCTTTGTATTTTTAAGACGTGGTACTAGATAATTCAATTCATACAGTCTTCTTTCTTTTATAGTACCATATTCTGGATATTTCTTTTGTTTTTTCCAAAATTCTTTAGGTTCCATTTCTAATTTGTCTAGCTGAAATTTCAGACGACCTTTTGACAAACTCATGTCTGATTTTCATTTTCTTCGCCCACTTTATAACTTCAAGATTTCCAGACAACAATACGTCAAACTTTGGCAAACCAGACAAATCTTTCTTTTCGACTAACTTTCCCTTTAGTTCGATTATTTTTATTCCGTATTCTTCTAATTCCATAAGAGTCTTCAGAATAACTTTTTTTGAGAAAGAATTTTTTGGTCTATCTTCAGTCAAACCAACTATAATATTATATTTTTTAGATAATCTCATTATAGTTAAAAAATGGCCCATGTGAGGAGGATTAAACTTTCCAGGAAAGAAACCTATCTTTCTAGAATCGATTTGTTTTTTCAATTTTGAGTATTTAGAAACGTCTACCCATCTAAAAATATTTTCCATAATTTTTCTTTTGTTTTATATTCACTTCTACCAAAAAAACTTTTGTCGGGTATCCTCCAATTTTCTCCATAGACGTAGTTTAAAAAATCTTCACTTTTCTTTGGTATATTTACTTCTATATCATAAAAAGAATGTTTAGTTGTTTTCGAAATTAATTCGTCTGGACAATGAAATATGCGCGGAGCACCACCCGCACCAGAATATCTATGTCCGTTTTTACCTTTACATAGAACTTCAAAACAGATTCTAATATTTCTGTCTTTGTAATACATTTGAATTTTGCTTCTTTTACCAAGCATTTCGTTGCTAACAAGGTTTGCAGATTTTGGATGAGACCAAAAAACGTCAACAAGAGTGACAAAACCTTCTTTTTTAAAAATATCAGCAAATTCTTCTTTCCAATCTTCGTACAAAATACCGAAATCCATATCTTTGTCCCACTCTATAAAAGAATTGTTCCTGATACAACCTAAAAGAGTACCGAATAACAGAAAAGAAGTCGGACAGATAGATTGAATTTTTTGTAAACCTTCTAATGCTAAATCTTTATTCATAGTTTTAGTAAAAAACGCGATGTCAACGCTCAAATAACTGTATTAACTAGTTTTTGTAAGTATAGAAGCTCATATATAACATTCTCTAGCGCTCTAGAACGTCATCTAATGCATTTTCTACCAAAACCTGATATAATATACCTTTTGCGCCTGGTGTTCTTCTCAAAATGACGTTATTTTGTGCTTATTATTTTCAAGAATCAGCTTCCAGCCTCTTTTGACGTATTCGTCGAACAATCTGAAACGTTCTTGATTATGAGATTTGTTTACAATCCATGAAGAAACTGGATCGCAACCATATTTCATTGCTTTTTCTGGATCAGATCCCCAAATTTCTTTATTTGATACTGGGTGAGGCGGTACAAAAGTCGGAATTTTTCCAAAAATTTGAGCATTTGCACTAAGTTGAATATCTTCTCCGTTGTTATGCTCGATAATATCATCAAAAAACATGTATTTTAGATTTTTCTTTTTTAGAAAGATAGCATGACCACCAAAATCGACTTCGATTTCTTCGTTGTTTGGGTTGCTCCACCCTGGTCCATATTGCCTTTTGTTCACTCTATCTACGATTCTACCGTTAGTGACGCATATACAGTCGTGTTTCGCGATAGTGTTGATGCAATTTTCTGTCCATTTCGGTTGTGGAATTGTGTCGTCGTCAAAAAATGAAACATATTCTGTATCTGCCAATAACCCAACCACGTATCTCAAATGAAATTTCATATTCGGATTAGCATATACTAACTGGACATTATTAGGATAGTTAAAGTCGATTTCTCCTTCGTTATGGACGATGACGATTTTGTCAGATTTGATCGTCTGTTTTGCGATTGCTTCGAGCTGTTCTTGTAGATACTGTGGTCGACGATATACTTGTAAGATAGTTGTTATTGTCATAATTTTATTTAACGATTATCACCGTTTCCTTGAATTTTATTACGTTCTAATCGAGAGAATAATTTAATTAAATTTTCATTAGCGATATCTTCTAAGTCAAAATCTAACTCTGTTGCTAATTGCGAAAGATACCAAAGCACGTCGCCAATTTCTTTCTTCATTGCTTCTCGATCTTCTTCAGTCATTATTCCGTTTTTATCTCTAATCACTTTTTTAGCTTTCTCTGCTATTTCACCAGCTTCACCGCACACACCAAGAAATAAATACTCGAGGCTTCTACCAGGTGGAAATATAGCTGTTTTTATAGATTCTTTCTGGTATTCTTTGAACGTTTTTATTTTTTCCATTTTTTTAACATTAAATGTTTTTTAAAACCGCATGTGCATTTTTTCACTTTAGTTTTTCCTTTCGAGTCTATCTCATCTTCATAAACGCTTATATATTCTCTGCATTTTGGGCATCTGGCAAAAGCTATTCTTGTTCTCCCTTCGATGATTTCAATATACTGCCCCTTACATACGATATATTCAGACGTTTCAAACGGTGTCAAATCAATAAGAGATGCTTCTTCTCGTTGAAGTTTTTCAGTGAAAACTTCGTTTTTCTTATTTATTTCTAATTGTTTTTCAATTGATATAGACATCGTCCCAAGGATATTTACTTTCTGAATGTTTAGTAATATGCAAAAGATTCTCGACTAAAGGTTTTGCATCGAAATATTTTAATACGAATTCCTGACCGTTTTTCGCAATCTGTTTTCTCTCATCATCGTGTTTCAAGTAATATTCTATTTTTTCTTCCATTTCTTCAATGTCTTGAAACCAATCTAAATGATAACCTCTTTTGAAAACCTCATCGATATTACCAAAATCATGACATAGATAGAAAGTGCCGCACGCCATATAATTACCAAGTCTGTCTGAAGACGATTTGACGGTATGATCAAAACTATTGACACCGATTCCTATCTTTGCTCCATTGATAGCATACAAATAATCTGGATCGCCTAACCAAGTAGACAAACCAAATACCTTAGCATTAGGATATTTCAAAAGTCTATCGATAGTTTGATTTCTAAGTATATTATTTCCTACAGATCTTCTACCTGTCCAGAGTATGTCAGTCTTCCATTCTTCTGGTGTGTCTACATGATGATAGAAAGAAGAATCTGTAAAAGCAATTATAGATCCGACTCCCTTCATCGAAGGAAGCAAATGTTTTTTCAAATATTCCCCACCAAAAGTACCAAAAAACCAATCTACGTATTTGTTGTGTTCAATATCGTGTGTAGTCGGTTCTGTTCTTATGTCTGCAGCCCACTTAATAAAAATAGCGTCAGGGAATACCTGACGCAAGATAGATAAAGTAATGGGTAATATTCTTTCAGCTTTACCAAACCATACGACGTTTGGTTTTTGTTTCATCTCCATTGCTAGTCTAACAAGATCATCGTTTGGATCGCGCACCGCGCGGTAATCAAATCTAACAACTTCGTATCCATTCTCTTCTAAACCTTTTGCGAAAACATTGTCTCCACAATAGGGAGACGCTTGATATATTAATGATGGATTAAATACTCCTATATTAAGAGATTTCTTCATAGGACCTGCTTTAAAAGCATTTATTTTTATATTCTATTTTATGTAGATGTATGCTACAGCACCAGTTCCTGTCAACGTAACGTATATACCAGTGTTAAACATTTCTCCATACATAGAAGATTCAGTCGAATAATCTTTATCTGTCTTTGCTTCTCCTTTGTCAGTGCCTGATCCGTCTAGACTATCATTGAGAACGATTGTCGCAGCATCACTGTCTGGTACTAAAGTAAAACCTTGAACAGAGGTGTGACCAGTGAATGCCAGACCTGTAGCTGTCACTCTAATTGATCTCATAGTATTTTTATTTTTTCTTTTTTAATGTTTCGACCGCTTAAAAATTCTATACTTTTTTATCTTTTTCAACATGATATTTTTGAACTTGTTTCAAAAAGTCAGATTTACCAATGAGCGGAGCTTCTCCTATATGTTTCATCTCAGAATTAGGATCGACAAATATTTTAAATCCAGCTTTCTTTGCTTCTTGACAGAATCTGAAATCAACACTCCAATGTACATTGTCTTTATCATAATTTGTATAGAACCAAGGGTATTTCATTTTTCGCAACACGTCCATCTTTATCAGAATACCACCTGACCCGACGATGTCTACTTCTTGAAATACTTCGGGCAGAATCGGATAATACTTTTTGTCTTTCTGATCTTGACGATATACACATGGATGATAATCTGGTCTTCGTTTAAAAGCTAACCCGCCAACGATGTCTACATCATGCTCTAAAAGTTTTAGAGCAAAATCTGTTTCGAACGTCATATCATCATCGATCATCAGAAAATGAGTATAAGTAGAATCTTTCATTGCTTCCTGGACAAGATTATTTCGTGCAGTGTCTATCATCGTTTTAACCATCCATATCACTCTAGTATCTGGTAGAAGTTGTAAAGCCATCAGGCTGCTAGCAAATCGCCAATCAACCTGACCCATAGTCGGGATGCCTATAGCTAATTTCGTATTTTCCAACATAAAATGTTTTTAGTATAATCCCTTCCTTTCCACTTGCTCCGGCACTTTGGGAAAGGTTAGTGCCCGAACAAGATTTAAAGGATTATCCTCATTGCTTTAGAGAGTTAATTGCACTCCCCAGGGTGTTAACCCTGTATTAAGTTAACTACAAGCTATGGACTTATACGATAGAAGCGTATCCTGTTCTCCAATCTCCCCACAAGATTTCTCCTCTCCAGTCTACACCGAAGTATAGTTTCTTTCTTAGGAAAGAAGATTCAGTTCCAGAAATCAAGCTTGAAAATCTAGGATCTTGTCTTAACTGTAGAATCATTGGTTTAACTACTCTGTTTGTGTCGAATAAATACCAATTGTCAGAGTCTGTTAAGTAGTCATTAACCAAAAGATCCAAAGAACCTTTCAAGACGTTAGTAGCAAGTTTAACAGTAGTAGTTCCTTCTTCTGGGTAATATTGAGAATTCAGAAGTTCCTTTGCTTCCCATTCAAGATCGGTAGGAACAACGAGAAGATTAGGTCTGACATGAGCTGGTTTGCCCTTGTCATTCTTAAATTTCTTCATCGCTGTAATTGCCGCTTGAAGAGCAGTAGCGCTCAGTGCAGAAGAACCACGGTTTGATTGAGTACCAGATGAACCTTCAGTGTGGTTTGTAGCAAAGAATGCTTTGCCATCGTAACAAGTCAGTGTAACGCCATCATATATCGTTCCAGCAGTACCAGTTGTGCTAGTACCCTGTCCCATCAATGTGTAAGCCAATTCGTCAAAGAATCTCACAGCTTCAGTCGCAAGTTCTTTCACTCGGACTTCGATTTGACCGTACTGTTCGTCTTCGATAGCATTTCTATCAACTGAGATAGAAGCTTCAAAGTCACGGTTCGCAATCGTAAAGTTGTGTTCAAGCATTGCTTGAGGAATTCTTTCATCTCTCCATTCTTGCATTTTAGGAACAGAACCTAACCAAGGATAAGTTTCAGAACTCTTCGCAGAAGTGATGACGGTTGCAATTTTCAGATAATCTTTCACTGCAACTTCGTATGAACTCATGAAGTTTGTCTTCATGCCAGCTAGCAATAACTTAGGTATATCACCTTTTGTAAGCATTTTCGTTATTAGTTAACTGCAGCGTCAATTTGTAGTTTGATAGTAGATCCGTCAACGATGTCAACACAATATCCACAGAAATTGGTATTCGTAGAACTTGTACCAACTGTCTGGTCATCGTGTAAATACATCTTCGCACCAAGGTCGCCAGCAACGGCTGAAGCTTTCGTGTATTGGAAAACACCTTTCTTGTAAACACGAACTCTTACTGCACCGTCTGTAGAACCACCAGTAGCAGCTTCAGCAGCTACACCTATAAAAGTGTAAGCAGCAACGCCTGAACCTGGTTGGACGTAACCTGTACCAACGTCAACTAGAAGAGCTCCTTTGTAGATAACAGCATTTGCTAGAACTGGATACGATAGAATTTCACCGTCTTGTCGTTTTGCTTCGTAGTTAGCAGATAAAGCAGTCATTTATTTAATTGTTAATGTTTCGAATTTTTACTAAATTAAGCTCGACTTTTCGTCTTCTTCTTCTTTTTTAAGATCTTTCAAATTCTTCCAAGATTTCGCGATGTCTTCATCTTTTGATATACCCATCTTACCAAAGAATTCTTTAGCATCGGATGGTACATCTCCTAGATCTGCTGTTTCTTCTTTATCTTCTTTCTTTTCTTCGTCGTCATCGATCGGTACTCCTTCTTCTTCAAAGTCGATAGACGTTTTTTGTGATTCCATGAAAGTTTTTATGAGTTCGGATACGCCGACCTTGTTGTCTCCTAACTCTAAAACTTTACCTGAAACCATGAGTTTTATAAATGCATCTTTTTGAGCTGGTACAATTTTGCCAGCCTTCAGATAGCCTTCATAAACTCTTTCAGCATCAGCAAAGTCGAGTTTTTGCTGATCGTTTTTATCGGACTTGTCCTCGGCTTCTTCACCCGATGTCGCCTCCGATAATTCTTTTTTAACTTCTTGTTTACAAATTTTTGAAGCTTCTGCCATTGTCTTACCTGCTTTCATTTCTCTTGACATGCAAGAACGAAAATCTTTTTTCATCAGTTCTTTGAGTTCTTCTTTAGTCAATTCTTTGCATACCAATTTTTCTCCGTCTTTTACGTATTTTCCTTTCTTCTTGTTAATAGTGCATTCGTCTCCAACTTTATGTTCTTTCTTTTTCTTTTCGATTTCTTCTTCAGTTTCTGCGTCTTTGTCTTCTTCAACAGCTTCTTCTTCTTTCTTTTCTTCAACTTCTCCGTTTTCTTTTTCAATCTCTACTTCTTCTTTACTCTCTTCAACTTTTTCTTCTTCAACTTCTTCGTCAATTTTTTCTGATTCTTCTTCGATTTGTTTTGTTATTCCTATTTCCTTTTTCAGATTAGCGAATTCTTCTGCGAAAACGTCTGAAGTAATAACAGTGTCTTCAATTTTTTCTAAGCTATCTTTTAAAGCTTTCATTACGGAGAAAAAGTTTGGTTGTTCATCTTCCAATTGAATAACATTTCTTCCTTCAAATCCTTCTGATAAAGTAACGAATCCCCCCATACCTTTAATATATGGCTCAGAAACCAATGCTGTGTGTAGAAGAGTAGGACCGACGAATTTGTTTGAAGTCTTGACTCTGTAGTTCGGATCTAAGCTAGCTGAAACACATTTAATAAGACCCTTTTTGATCTTATCAACAATTGTTTCATCTTTGATTTCGATTACTGCGTCAAGACCATCAGATGTTTTCTGCAATTCAACTACCTCACCAGCGTTTTTCGTTGGATCATTAGTATGAGTGACTGGCACATATACGTGTTCGATAACTGATTTCTTGAAGTTCTTAATTATGTTATCGATCACATCGTTAGTGACATTCAATACACCACCATCGGCGTCCCAGTGGAACCATTTGCCAAGTTTCAGAACCTGTTTTCTGAATTTGTTTCCATCACTCAATTCAATCGAATCAAGTGATTTATTCAACTGAAATACTGGTCTTGTATCTGATTCGTCAGCTAAATCATATTTATTGCATTGACCAGGAATTTCTTCTTTCTCTTCTTCGGGTTCGTCAACCTTAAATTTGTTTCTGCTTATCTTGATCATCTCGATTGCGCTGTCAACTACTTCTTTGTCTTCACCAGAAAGTTTACCAGAAACGACTTGAAGTTTTTCAATAAGATCTCCTTCTTTTTCAAGATCTTTAATAAGTGAATCTAGATCTTTCTTAACTTCTTCGACGTTTTCTTTGCTGAGAATAATTTTAAGTTTTTCTAATAAGTCTTTCATGTTTGTTTCGTACTTATTTAAAGTTTCTTCGTTATCTTTTTCGATATATTCGAGTGATTTTCCAAATTCTGGTACTTCTTTATCGAACTGTTTGTAGTGTCTAGCAAGATGAGAGTATATTCCTCGTTTAGCAGAATCTGGCACGTCTACACCACCTCGAGCACCGTTTAGAACTGCCATCGCTGCAGCTACTCCCTTCCAAACTACTTTGAAAGTGCCATCGACGATATCATGATGAGGTAATTTATAAGAACCAAAATTTTTCTTATCACCGCTATCGAACCAAGCGAATGCAGTAGCATATTTCGCCCAATCAATTTTTTCTTTATCTCCCGATTTATCGGAAGAAGCCCATTTTCGAATCTGATTTACAGCTGAAGTCGAGTCCCATTTCATATTTTCATCTGCTTTCGCAGGACTATGTAATGGAACAACTCCCTTTTCTATGTCTAATGTCTTAGCTATCCAGTGGCTAATAGTATATGCCTCTTTATTCGCTGGCACAGATACTAGTGAAACTTCAAATAACTCAATTTTATTAATTTGCAATATTTGATTTTCACCCTCTATTGGGGTTAGATCAAATGCTCGACCTTTGATTGAGAATTTGTTAATTATGCCTTCTTCTATTTTTTTCCAGATTTCGTCTTCTTCTTTAGATATGACTACTTTAACTAGAAGACCAACATCATCGACATCAGTTTCAATCACCTTACCAATCGGTCTATCGACATCATGATTAAATAAAACTGTCGAATATGTTAGCAGATCGTTCTTTGCTCCCTCGAGTGCTTGTCTAGTAATTTGAGTATTGTCAGTATCAACATCAAAACTTGAAGCGTAACCAACTACAATCCTGTCTCCTGATTTAACAGAATCTAAAGCTTTGACGATATCTAACTTAAATGTAAAATCATTCATGTTAATTACATTATACTAATTGTTTTTAGAATTGTAAAATGTCGACCTTTTAGAATGATTCAATGTCTTTTTTCTTTACTCTAAAATCATTTTTATTTTTTAAAACTCTCACAGATTTTCTTAGCTAGAGACTTTGAAGTGCCTTTTTCTTTCTCTTCGATCATACATAATTTATAAGCAAGACCTGGTGCAGGTTTTCCTTGAAAAGCAGTATTTCCACCTGGTTTCAATAGTTCGGGAATATCGCTTGAAGTCAAATCTTTCTTTACTATTCTTGGATACTTTTTCTTTTTTAAGACTTCAACGATTTTCTTGTAATATTCTGAAACTTCTTCCTTAGACCAATCGTCAATTACGTTTTTTACTTTCAATATGTTCCAAAGCATTTTTAAGCAGAAAGCGTCTTTGACGAGATCTTCAACTTTTTCATTTCTAATGTCAAAGTCAATCATTTGTTTTTTAAATAACAACATTTTTGTCTTATCTACAGCTCCTTCGAATTTGCCTTTATGAGAACTGCAATGCGAAGATGCTCTGTTTCTGCTCCAGACTTTTTTGTCGTACCTATAACTCTGGACTGCAGATTTTCCCGTAGCTTTCAAAATAGCAGAAATAAAAGTCAAACCTTTAGTCTTTGTGTGCAAAGTACGAAAAGAACCAGACTTGAAAAGGCTTGGATCTTTTACTCTGCATGTGTGAAAATTTGGAAAAGGCATGTTTTTATTTTTTGTTAATGTTTTCAATAGCAAAGTCTCTTCCCATCGTTTCAAACTTTTCTAAGAAATACTCGTCATCTTTCAATTCTACTGATTTTTTCTTGATTTTGTCTTTAACAGATTGAGGAGTTTGTTTAGCCGGTTTTTTCTGTTTATCGTATTCTTTTTTCTTTCCAGACTCGAATGCTTTAAGAGCATCCTTTTCAGTCATTTCTTTAATTTCAAGTCCAAGTATTTCTGCAACTTCATTACTTAAATTAGTCATGAAAGAAGGAGTAATAACAGTCGGATCTTTTTTAATGATAGATTCAAATAGTCTAACAAGAATTCTTTCTGTATCTGTCTTCAAAGGCATTAGTTTTATCTTAGGATAGCTTCCGTTTTTGAAGTTCCAATCGATAAGTGGAGCGACTGCCCATTCATTTAAAGTGTCTTCCATTGATTTCATTACAGATTGAAGCATCTGGATAATAAACGTTGACTGAGTCGTATATCCACTACCATAAGTATAGTTATAAGTAGACTTCGATCCAAGCTGAGTAGCTTGTGTAAGAGTTGAAAGAGCGATTTGAGAATCATGATGTTCGATGAGTTTTAATACATCATATCCAGCAGAAGCTCTGTCAACTTCAAGCTCAAATCCCGCTGGCAAAGTTATTCGTGAATTTGCTCCGATCGATTCTACTGCTTCTTCTGCTTTTGAAACTTCTGTTTCTGAAAAAGGCTTGCCGAGTTTTAGAATTTTAAGACCCACTGCATCGATTTCAGCTTTCTTATGCGCTAAATAATAAAGCTTATGTTTTTTATCATAATGATACCAAGCTGTTTTCAATATCGATTCTCCATATAAAGGATGTTTCTCTCTTTGAAAAGTAAATAATAAACTTTTTTCTGGAGGTATATCTACATTAACCGATTTATTTCCAAACGTAGCTGTTTGATGTGCTCCAAGAAAACCTCCATTTCTATCTGCTCTTAAGCGAATTGTGCTAGCGTCTCTCGGTGCTAGTTTTTTCCAACCGATTAAACCTTTATGTTTTCCTTCCTTTATAATCTGAGGTACTTTTTCATAAAAACGAAAACCTTCGAAAATCGCTCTAGTCATGTCTGCTATAATAAATGGTAGAGGAGTAGACATGCCACCGCTATATTGTGGACCCAAAAAAACAGATTCAATAAAATCTCTTTCACCGTTGTCATTTTCGCTTGGCAATATTTTTATAGGTGCAGATTCAATAGGTAGAGAAAAAAGACGCGTAATAGCTCTGACAGTACCGTCATTATCTTGCATTGTCAAATAATTGTCAATAGTAAGTTTATCTGGTCTTTCTTCATCTTCGTAAGAACCTATTGTCGCAGAAGTTCTAACACCAAGTTCTTCCATCATTTGTCTGACAGATAGAGCGGGTGCATTTCTATCTTCTCGATGTGTTCTTTTTTTGGGTTGTGCTTTGAGACGATCTGTTATGAATGAATAAAATGCCATGTTGTATTTTTTAATTAAAAGAATTCACTAAATAAACTTATTGAAGAAAGAGTTTTGCGTTCTTATTTTATTATATACCATAATATGCTCTTTGTAAAAAACAAAGAAAAATCTATAGACTCTGACAAGTTCTTTTTCAAAGTCTAACGTGTTTTTGTCTTGCGAAATAACTTTGCAAAAAACAGACAAAAAGCTCTCCGAGAAAAGAGCTTTTTTGTCTTGTTCTTTTTCGCAATTGTCTTTTTTCTGGTTTTTTTATTCATGATATTTTACTTTTATTTTCTTCGAAACCAGAAAACTCGGTTCTTGTTTTAGCATTCAGAAAAATAGAGTAGATCTACTCTTCTGCTTCGTCAGAATCTAACTTGTTGAGAATAGCTTTCTTGACGACAGATTTTATCAATACCTGATAAATAACAGTAGCACTACCAAAAATAGCGCCGATGACTGCTAAGCTTTCTGGAGGAAGTAAATTGATCAATATACCTATTCCAGCCAAAGCGAACGATATCGCTAACAAGACAAGCTGTACGCCTAAGTCTCCCCATCTTGGAGATATAGAATCTTTAATCCATTTCTTTAAAAGACCGATCAAGACGACTGCTATGATCGAAGAACCACCAATAAATAGTGAAATATCCATAGTGTTATTTAGTTATTTTTTCTGTTCGACCTTTTTGTCTTTAAAAAATCTCACTTGCACATAAGCTGATATAATAGACAAGGGAATTATCACAAAAATAATAGCCATCCAAAACGGAGTCTTAGTAATTCTTCCGACCTGAAACATAATAGAGTCTTCAAAGACTCCAAATAAAATAAAGGGTATAGAAGTTGTGATTATTGCCCGTAGCATTTTTAGTTCTCTTATTATACTATTTGGCAGTTCGTCCATAAATTTTAAAAAATATGATTTGAAGAAAATAATAGTTTGTTAAAAACAGCAGTCAAAATCTATGTCTCAGTTATTGTTTAATTAATTGCTTCTTCTAAAGAAGTCTCAGTTATGTGTTCAGCTTCTTCATCAGACACGACTAATTCGTAATCACCGAGAACAAGAGTAGTGATGTGGCTCAAAGTGTCTGCGACTTCGTTGCGAATTAAATCTTTGATCGACTTTTTTTGCGTACATTCTGGAAAAGATGCATCTATAATCGTTAAAATTCTTCCAGCTAAAAATCTTATTTGAGAAGAAACAGCTTTACCGGAAAGAGATTTTTCGTCCATTTTCTCAGCAAATTCTCCAGTTGATATTGTTTTTTTGACTATACTTTGACTTTTTTCTCCAACTTTACCAACTTTGTTTGACATTGACTTATTAACGTTGACTCGACTTGACTGCTGTTTTCAAAGAACTATGTTTTTACAAATCATTCTCTAAAAGTTGGAGTCAGAATTAGTAGTTGTTTATCTTTCGTCTATGTCTGACGAATTTCTAACGACCTTTACTAATTCGTAAGCAATAATATTGTTTTTGATTCTTTGCCAAGTTCTTTCAGAATAAGAACCATCAGCTAAATCATTTCCTCTCAACCAGTCTTCACCAGCTCTTGATTTTCTAACAGAAGATGCACAACCAAGATAACCATTATCACCACTTCTCGGCTGCAGCATGTTGTCTGAATCTTTAGTGATAGATTCTCCGCTATCAGGCAATTGTGCTCTAAGCGAATAGTAATGTTCTTTTGTGAAGATTTTCAAACGAATTTGTCCTTGTTTATAGTCAGAAATGAAAATAAAATCTTCAAATTTTCCAAAACGACTAATTTCTTTAAGCCAATTTGTTAAATCCGGAAATTCTTTGAGAATTTCTAAATTCCATTTTGGCTGATGTTTTCTAGCAACATCGGGCACTTCTAACGGTTTTGACATTGTTTTTTTTATACCGTTCATGACTCCAACTTTTAAAGAACTATTTGAACGAAATTGTTCTCTGAAGCAGAGACACAATAATGCCGAGTCGACGGCAGACTTAATTCATATTGGTTCCGTCTCTGCTGTTGGCGGTTGACTCATAAAGAGTCGTAAACCCTCTTAAAGAACCTATCTAATTATGTCTCTTCTTCAAAGAACTATTTTTTAGTATTTATATATATTTTTAAATCGACTATAGCTTCTTTAATCGTTTTGATGTCTCCCCTTACTTCTCTCAGATCTTCACAGAATTTATTATAATGATTATTTAGCTGAAGATTGATTTCAGCTAATTCTTTTTCATAATTAACTAAAGCATTGTTGTTTTTTCTTGACTTCATGTAGTCAAAAATCTTCTGAATCGCGAAAAGAACAACGACAGCTAAAGCACCAAGATTTGCATATTGTTCGACCATATCAAAATAAGGTTAAGTGTTATTAATTTTATTTTACTACTTTATTTTTCTTTTGTAAAACGCGCACGCTTTTCAAAGAAGATGCCGTCTAGAGATTTTTTGAGCCCGCCGCTATTTTTTTGAATAAATTAATTTTTCGCTCTAGAAAAAATTTATCGCGCTGAGATAGAGTTGCTGTCTTTGTCTGGCAGAGATTCTCTTTATCTGCTTCAAAGGGTGTTGCCATATCTTACCACCTTTCGAATACACTTTTTTCTACGCAATATAGAAGAGATCCTATGAGGCGTCAAAATGAGCTAGTTTTTTTATTACGAAACAAATGTGGAGAAAGTAAAGGAATTCCTTTACAAAAAATAGAAGTGTGTTGTAGTAAGCAGGAACTTATTATAAAACAAATATGGTAAGATGTAAATGTTTACAAATGCCTTGAGATGTTATGAAATAAGCTGAGATATTATTACGATACAAACAAGAAGATACGTAAAGGAATAGAATATCAAATAAAAAATATAGATTCTTTAATCTAGAGACGTAAGCACGCTAGCGAAAGAGACGAGCGCAAAAAGTAAATGTGAAGATAGTTTAGCAGAAGTTTTATTTCGTACTCGCAGAATCTAAGAGAGAAAAAGCTACTGACTTTATTCGTAAAGAATATCTTTAACAAAAATAAAAATCTTTCAAATAATGAGAATCAAGACTAGCGACGAGTTAGCGAAGGATAAAAGTATTCTCGTGCGATATGCTCGAATAGTCTGGTGAGTCTTCGGAAAAAATCCTGTGAGACTCGCGTGTGTTGAAAGAATCAAGCGCGATTAACGAGTGCGAGCAGAGTAAATCATAAGAAACTTGCGATTGCTCTAGTGCAAATGCTTTAGATATTATTGATTATTCATTTATATAGTATATTGTTTGTCTAGCAGCGTTCTAGACACTCGAGCGCATATTGTAGATAGCGTTCAGAGCTTGGTTTCTCATTCAAGCTGATAGTTTATATGGTAAAATAAGAAAGACTTTAATACTTATTACATAACATTCTGGCGCAAATGTAAATAGTAAATGTGTGAGAAAACAATTCGAAGCGCCCTTAAAACGCCCAGCAGAGAGATAAAGTCTCTCTCAGAGCGTTAGAGAGCGTTTAGCTTGCTCTAGCGTACCACGCTCTGCCATATCTAAGCCAAGTAAAGTCTCTTATCCATATATTCTATCAGCTCTGCTATCAATATCTAAAAGTCTCTACGAATCAACTTATTACAAAACATTCGTGCGCAAAAGTAAAATATCGCTTGAGAGCTCAGTCTTTTAAAGAAACTGACATAATATCACTAGAGACTTGCTTTCTCTACAAAGCGTTATATGAACTCTAGCGCCTACTCCAGAATGCCTATCTAAACGCTTTCTAAGCCTTGAAAAACAAGAGACTTGATGTCTCCTATTACTCAAAAATGAGCTCTCTACAAACGGTGTAGCGCAAAAGTTATTAACAGTTAGACCTTTACAATATGGTATGATATGGTATTATAAAAATAGGAAGAACACGGCTGTTAACAACTCGGGGGACTTCATCCAACCTTGTGAATATCCCTCGCCCCAACTGAACGAAGGATGGCAAAAACGCATCGCGGTCAATGAGTGTACTTTGTCAACAAGTACTGGAGAGATATTCTGGAACTTGATGAAATGTTATCCCTAAAAAATAAAACACTTTTATGGAAAACATTACTCAAGTAGAAAACTTATCGTTCAAAATCATCGACGAAGTTAAAAAAGACATCAAGGAAATCGTTCTCAAAAAGAACAACGGGCGATGCGACAAGATAATTTTCGAAATGCCCAAAATATCTCAAGCTCAAATAGATAAAGCTTACAACGGCAAGCCCGGTTGTATGTGCGGGTGTCTCGGAAAATACTCAGTTCTGAAATCTTCTAAAGAAACTGAAGAACTCGGTGAAACAGTTTCGCCTCGCTCAGTCAATTTCGTTTTAAACAAATTGATTAAAGAAGCTAAACGCGGAATTGAAGTCATCGGAGACTACATTTACTTGATGGACATAGAAGATAGGCGCTACGCCCTTTATCTAAAAAAATAATCAACTAACTAAGATAACATTTGCATTGAGTTTCAAAATATCTCTCCAGTCGCTAAGAATATAACGAAGAGTTAGAATAGAACGGGGAGTGTTAGATAATAACACTCGGTGAGGGGAAAATCTAACAGAGGGGTTATTATTCTTATGCAAATCCAACACCGGAGAGATATTCTGGAACTTGATTGTAAACCTTACTAAAAAATATGTACAAAATCCTTCAAATCAGTTTCGTAATTTTAGCACTCGTTGGTTTCATATTCGCGATGAACTTCGGAATCAACAAGACTGAAATAAACGAATGCAACAAGTGGAACAAAGAAGCTAAAGAATATACTGGTTATTACTTTACGCAAAATCAAATTGACCAGTGCGACGCGCACGAGATTACGTTAACGTTAAAATAAAATATCATTAAAACAATCAAGTTTCAAAATATCTCTCTGGTGAAGAGACACTATCAGACTGCGACTGGTACAATCCCCAGAGCAGCGCACTCGAACTGAAGTGTAAAGAATGCGAAAGCATCTCTCAAAAATAGAGTGTTTATCTTGGCAAGGCATTCTGGAACTTGAAGTTAGAAACAATAGATATGCCAAAACTATCTGAAGCAGAACAATTTATAATTGGCCAAGCAATGGCTGAAATCAAAAAAGAAAAAGACGTTTCTATCGTCAGAGAAAAAATCTTAGGCACTGTAGTCGGCGTTAACAAAAAAGCAGTCAAAATCTTTGATGAATTAGTCGCATCGAAGAGAAAAGCAGGTTTAATAACCTGACTCAAACAATTTAGAATTAAATATCTAACTTCGAGTTTCAAAACGCCTTGCTAAGAATCTAGAGGGAGAATCTGGAACTTAAGTCTCTGAATGTTCTACAACAATGCAAAAACTCTTAAAATATAGAAAAAATAAACGTGACATTACAATCGGTACTTCGTTCGCGAATTTATCTATCAATACAAATCTTGATAGACTCGTCGAACTTCTGGGACAAGTTTCTTTTCTTGGCTCGGGAGACGACAAAGTTCAATTAGAGTGGGCTTTCTACAAATCTCCAACAAGAGTCTTTACAATTTACGACTACAAAGAAAACAAGCCAATCCACGAAATTACTGACTGGCACGTAGGCGCAAAAGGTTTTGATAGAGAAGAGATTGTAGACGAGCTCCTAAAAATCGGTTTTACGAAAGACGAAATCGTCTTAGAGAATTAAAATTAAACATCATATTCAGAACTTGAGTTTCAAATTCTCTCTCTAGTAAAAACACTTTGAGTGCTCGTCGGTGAGACAATCTGGAACTCAATAGACTCGTCTGAAATTCTACAAATTTATGGTTCTAAAATTGACTTTAACAAAACCTATCAACGGCTACTGGGACGGCGGACCAAAACAAGTCTTCAATTACTCAATTGACGGCGAAGTCCAGAGAGATTCCAAAGGGCAATACGTAAGAGTCGGAAGCTGGGAAGCAAATTCTTGGTTTCACGTCGCTGTCGGTAAAACAGTGAAACAGACTCTAGCAAACGCGAGACGCCATCTTCTCGCTGGTTTAAACAAGATGGCGAAAAGCCAGCTCATTGGCTACAAATTTGAGTACGTCGAATAATTATAATTAAAAAAGACGACGAAGTTGAGTTTCAAATCGTCTCACTGAAAGAGTACTAAACTAGAGTGCTAGTAGAAAGTCCAGATAGTCTTCTACAAAAAAGTGCATTGCAATTATAGCTTCTCAACAAATTTCATCACTTTGCTTTCGCGCTCGTCAATTCTTAACAGAATTGTATGAAGATAGAAAGCAAAAAATGAAGCAAACCGCAGCCTCTACGACTTTCACGCTAGAAGCGTTCGAGCTCGTTCTCAGAAAAGAACAAATCTTCCGAAATCGCAATTTTGAGCTCTAAAGCGTCCTGGAGACGAACGCTAAATCAAAAGACAAGGTGTAAGAGAGCCAGAGAGAAGGTTTTAAGAGAGAGATGAAATAAACCTCAGCTAAGAATCAGAGAGATTCTAGAATGTTTAAAATGAGAATCAGAGTCTTCATCTTACTAATTTTCTTTCTCTTTCTTGAGAGCTATTACTATGATAAGCTTAGAGATGGATAGATGCAATACAATTTGCATTTACTTTCGTCCGAGCTCTGTTCAATCTTGCAGGGCATCGTTAGAAGGACAATCTGGAACTCGAACATAAGCTCTAACTACAAAAATGGAAAAACAAAAAGAAGACATAACAGTTGCTTACAATATCTTTTCAAATGGTAGAATCGTAAGCAGCTTTGAAGTTTCGGGCAAAGACGAAGATGAGTGTCAAGAGAAAGCCGAACAAGAATACGATGACTTCGTATCTAGTCTCAGTCTAGAAGAAGAGTAAAAAACTTACTTCTATGACTACATACCTCGTCCCAAAAATACCTGGTGTGCCCATAATTAAAATGGACAAGAAGCGAATAAGAGAATTGAGAAAAATTCTCCGCTCCGGCCAGGAAGTTCATTGTTTAGATATGCCTTCGTATCTAGCAACTCTCCAACAAGCAATTGAAATCGGAGCAACAAGCAAAATCGTCAAAGACTTCGCATAACATTTTATATCATTAACAATTTAGAGTAAAATTCGAGTTTCAAATCGTCCTTCTAACTTAAAAGCTTAGAAGACAGTTCTGGAACTCAAGAGTACACAAAACGATGCAAATAACAACTATCGTTGTATCTGACAGCGAATACTTTTCATTCTTTCAATATCCTTCTTACGAAAAAGCGTTTAACAAAGTAAAAGAATACGAAGCGATGGGATACGAAGCAAAAATCGTTACGAACTATCCAATCGAAAAATCAAGTCGAGAAGCATATCAAAAATTCGCTCCATCTGGCGAATTTATAGATTAAATTAAAATTAACTTATTCTTGAGTTTCAAAACCGTCTTCTAAGCAGAGGAACTATAATTGCAGTGCACTGCAGTTAGAAGAGCATTCTGGAACTCGAGGAGCTCATAATAAAATGAATGAACTTATCGAAAAAATTAAAAAACCCGATAACTTCAACTTCTATTATATGCAAAGCATTAGAGGTGAAGACGGGATTGAGCACATTCGAAAAGAAAAGGCGCGCTATTTTGTCACACAAGATGGCAGAATAGCTAGATATGCTAGACGATTGCATAAACGTGGTTATGCTATAGATGATTTGAGCAGAATCATAGTTGAAGACAAGAAAAGAATTAAGACTCCAGAACAAAAATGGAACGAAAGCTGGTTTAAAGTTTCAAAGAGGTTAGAAAAATCTGGCCTCTATGAAGACTTGTTAAAGAACGTACATCTTGGTTTAGAGATTGGATATGAAAAAATCCAATTAGCTTACAATTTGTACTGGGAAGATGATAAGAATCTCAGCTACGTCGAAAATCAGAAACGAAGAGACGAGGAAATCAAAAATCTTGATGAAAGACTTTTGATAGACAGCCATCCGAATACTGAAATCATCTGGTATATGAAATATCCTGCCAAAGTTAAAAAAATGAATTTTGGCAAACCGAGATGGGATGACGGTTCGACTAACAAAGAAAAACTTCAGCTCATCGCAAAAGCGCTCAAAGAGAAAAAAGAAGTATCAGTCGGTGGTCGAAATGGTTACGATATTTCATTCTCGTACAATCCAAAAATAAACAAAGCGTGGTATTCTGAAGAATACAGAGGATGCGGAAACGGCCATTACTATCTTGCATTAGATGCAACTCACGCTTTATTTTACGAGGATGATTAAAGATTATTAACTAACGAGCAACCTTCGAGTTTCAAAACGCTCTTCTAACTGCGTCGGAAGAGTATTCTGGAACTTGAAAAAGCTACAAACAATCTATGAATTGGTTCGAAGTATCAAAAGAAGGATTGAAACAGCTTCAGTTAGGAAAACCTAAGCATTACGTTGCTAGAGAGCTAGTACAGAATGCTTGGGATGAAAACATCAAAGTCTGCAAATTCGTGTCTCTCTGGGCAAACGGCGTAGCATCTATCTCAGTAGAAGATGATAGTCCCGAAGGCTTCCGAAATCTCCGCGATGCTTTCACATTGTTTGCGCCTACTTACAAACGAGCAAATCCTGAGAAAAGAGGACGTTTCAATTTAGGAGAAAAACAAGCTCTCGCAATTTGCGACAAAGCTAAATTAGAAACAACAAAAGGAACTGTTCTGTTTGAGAAGACGAGCCGAACACAAAGCTCCAAGAAAAGAGATGCTGGAAGCAAAATATCTGTAGAACTGAAAATGTCTAAAACTGAATATGAGGAAATGCTGGAGATAGTTAAAAACTATCTCGTACCAGAAAACATAGAGTTCTTAGTAAACGGAGAAAAGATGAAGTTTTCAAAACCTTTCAAATCAATTAGGGTTTCTTTACCCACTGAAATTGAAGAGAATGGTGTTCTAAAGAAAACTCTCAGAATGGCTGATGTCAATATCATCAAATCAAACGGGAAAACTTTTCTTTATGAGATGGGAATACCCGTCGTAGAGATTGAATGTCAATTTGGAATTGATGTTCAACAAAAAGTACCCCTTTCGATTGATAGAGACAGCGTTCCACATTCCTACATATCTATTCTCTATGCTGAAGTTCTCAATGCTACATACGAAGAAGTAGATGAAGAAAATTCATCTCAAGTTTGGGTCAGAGAAGCAACAGGACACAAAAGAATTATTCCAGAAGCTGTGAAATCTATCGTCAATAAAAGATACGGTGACAAAGTAGTCGTTGCGAATCCATTCGACCGAAATTCAATTGATGACGCAATTTCAGCTGGTTATAAAGTTATCACTGGAAACGAATTATCAAAAGAAGAATGGTCGAACATCAGAGAATCAGAAGCAATTAAATCTTCTTCTGATTTGTTTGGTTCTGGTACAACTTCTTCAACACCGTATGAAGCTGACGAGAATATGAAAGCAGTTGCAAAATTAGCAAAGAAGATAGCAAAAAGATGTCTCAAAATCGACATCGCTGTCCAATTTGCTAAATGGAGTGGAGTTAGTGCACAATATGGTAGCAGAACTCTTACTTTCAACGTTCAATCGTTGGGAAAAGGATTCTTCAAACCGGCGTTGTCAGCCAACACTTTAGATTTGATTATCCACGAAATCGCTCACGAACACGGACAACACACAGAAAAAAGCTATCAAGAAGCAATCACAAGAATTGCTGGAGAATTAGTTATCATCGCGTTAGAAGAGCCAAAGTTTTTCGATTGCACTTAGTCGACGCAATCAAATTTATCATTAACTTAGCTTCTTTCAAGTTTCAAAGCGCTCTTCTGACTAAATTCGGAGAAGTATTCTGGAACTTAAAAGCAGGACAAAACAAATGAAGAAAAAGTATCAATTAGCATTGAGTCATACGACTGACTTAGAAGCGAAAAACGAACAAGAAGCAGTGAAGAAGTATTTTGAGTCAATTGCGCAAAACAATATGGACTTAGAAAACTTCATAACGTCAAATCTTAAAATTGATAGAGCTTTTTTAGCTAGTCAACTTTCAGGTAAAGCGTTAGATAAAGTTCTCGAAGATAATTACGGTATCAATATTGAAGATGACTTCGGTTCAGTCAGAGATAGAGACGAAGCTCCATTCTTAGATATTGAAGCATTCGGTCTAGAAATCAACGAGAATCAGATGTCTTGGAATCTTGATTATCCAAACAGACAACTCTTCTTTACGTTTCCCCACGATGGTTCTGGAAGCAGACAGATAGGAATTTGTATCACGAACAAAAACAAACTAGTGAAAAAGCTTCAAAAAGATTTGAAACTACCAGAAAGAATTGCGAAAGCAATGAGAAACGAAGACATCTCTTTGAATTTCAGAACACAGTATTTCGGGGGAGGGGATGGAAGAACATACTTCGAGTTTTCTGACAACACTGAAAAAGGAATCCTTGGTGTCACAAGAGTTGATGGAATCAAGAACGTAAAACTAATCTATCTCGAAGAAAAACTTCAAGAATGGTTCGACGAAAATATCGTGAATCGTTTATTGAAGACATTTCAAGCAACCTATGATTATCTTACGTCGAAAGATGCAATCATAGAAACGTTAGACGCTAACGAGTTTATGTTTACGAAAGACGGTCATCGTCTGTAGACAAACATTATCAATTTAACTTCCTCGCTTTTAAGTTTCAAAATGCTTCTCTAAATTGATTGAGTAGACATTCTGGAACTTGATGTACAGAAAGCAAAAAACAAATCCTATGAAGTTATTAACAAAAGAAATCATCAAAAGATTTGCTGAAGTCGGAAGTCAAGAAAACGAGAAAGACCCGATTGTCATTGCAAAGTTCTTCAACCCGACGGGAGCAGGAACTTGGTATGCTACAGAATACGACCCGAAAGAAAAAATCTTTTTCGGATACGTTTCAATTTTCGGCGACCACAATGACGAATGGGGTTCTTTCTCATTAGAGGAATTAGAAAACGTCGAATGCAAAGCTGGTTTAAGTATTGAACGTGACTTACATTGCGGAGAGCAAAAGATAAGCGAGTTTAATATCCCATCATTGCGTTCATAAAAAATAAAAATCTAACGCTTTTTCTATCTAGTCGGATAGAAGTACTTCAAGTTTCAAAACGTCTGCTCAATCGTTGAGTAGACAATCCGGGACTTAAATGAGAAAACAAATGCTTATCCAACTTTATCACGGCACTAACAACAATAACGCAAAACGAATTCTAAAAGAAGGTTTCAAAGATAGAATCGAAAGCAAAGAGAAAAACTGGAAAGACGAAATAGCAAGCCAACCTGGTTTCGTCTATCTGACTCGTGCTTATCCATTTTTCTACGCGATGAATGCTGCTAACTCAGAAGATGAAGCAACAGTATTATTAGTTGAAGTCGACTCAGATGACTTATATCCAGATGAAGACTTTCTTAGAGAAGTTCGCATTAAAGACAAAGATAAGAAAATCGACATCAGAGAGTTCAAAGAATACGGTTCGTTATCTCTTGAAAAACTTGGAAATGTAGCAATCCAGCCTTCGAAAATCAAACGCGTAATTGGCAGTAAATCTTTTAAGACGAGTGATATGATATGGTATAGCGACCCAGCAATGTCTATCTATAACTATATGTTTCTGGGAAACTATTACCGAGAACTGACAGACACGTGGTGGAAAGGCGGAGACTGGAAAAAAATAAATCAAACAGAATCATTATTAAAATCGATGAAAAGGTCGAAGAAATCTTAACGCTCATTTGAGTTCCGAATTGTCTACTCAAAGTAAGACGGTTATCCTGGAACTTAAGAACAGTATTAAAATCTATGAATGATATCATTCAAATTCCAATTGCTCATCCAAAATGTCATTTGGATGAATTGCGTAAAAAATTCAACGTGCCTGAAAAATACACTGACGAAGTGTTGCTACAGGCGCTCGTAGGCATCGTCATTGATGACTATATGAATGTAGAAAAAATCGAGGCCGACAATCTTCAAGAAGTATTAACAGACGGCAAAATCGCCGACAGATATTTATGTTAGAAAAAACAATTGACGAAGTAATAAGCGACTTGATTCAATCATTCGATGACGAATTGCAAAATCTGACAAATGAAGAACTTGAAGAGAAGTACGAAGAAAGAATGGGAGAGGAAGTAAAAATCATCGCTTAATCAAAAAATAATTCTTAACGTCTGTTTCTTAAGTTCCGAGACAGCCGTCTTACGTAGAAGAGTCAAAAAGCTAGATAGATGAAATAATACAGAGACTGCAAGAAACAAGCGCTCTAGAACGCTATCAGAGCCAAGAGAAATCAAAGAGCTGAGTATTATATCATAGCTTCTGAACTACTTTCTGGGACTTTTAATTCTGGTTAAGAAAAATGAAAAGAAAACTATTACATCTTAAATCTATCAAGACTCTAAAGTCATTAGAAAAAAATCTCAAGCAAAGATACGATGGTGTCGAGAAAAACATCAAGAAACTAGAAATCAAAAAAATAAAAATCTGGCAAGACATTAAAAACGTCGAAAATGTTATTGCTAAAAAAGAAGAATGAGATATTTTTAGTCGTCTATCTCAAAACATTATCAACTAATCACCAGAATTTGAGTCTCGCAAAGTAGTCCAGACGAAATGATAAAATACATATTCTGAACGCTAAAAAGTTATTAACAGCTCAACCTATTTACAAGGTGGTTGGATATGGTATAATATAAATAGGATAAAGATAACGCACATTTCAAAGATAGGTTCTTGCTTCAATCTCCCTCGACAGAGTTTCAGATTCAAGAGTTTAAAGTTTTATACTCTCAGTTGGCTATCATCGTACTGTATAAATAACTCTTGTCTAAATAGCCCGGTGGAGATTAAAAGAGGAACATATCCTCTAGTAGTTCTCTAAAATCTGGTGTAGCATAATAACCCTAGACGGGTAATGCATATAGTGGACAACGTCATTACGATAGAATATGACGTAATCATATTCTTGAGAGTTAGGCGATAAGGAGTTGCAAATCCAAACTCACACGAACAATATGAATTAAAAACCTGCCACTATAATTAAGAGCTAAGAACTCGGTCTAATAAACTACTCAAGGGCACAAGGCAGAAGCTACGGTCATTCCAGCATCTGTCTCAAGGCCCCACCAGATTTTAGGGAATTACGAAATAGCATTAAATGATGTTCTCTTCAATTAAAGTATTTGTCCCAGGCTAAGTCATATAATAATTGCTGGTGAGAACAAATACTTTAACTAAAGAGAATGTCAAATCAACAAACGTATGAAAACAATAATGAAAATAAGTTCTGGTAGAGAATATGTTGAAGTCGTGAAAGTTGATAGAAATTATATTCTTCAGACTCAACGTGGCTCTGTCCTTGTGAAGCGAGGCGAATTTGACGAAGAAGGCGTTCGTTTAATGGCAGAAACAATAAATGAATTGACTGAAGATTATGGTTGGAAAGAAATAAATCTCTAAATCTTCTGTTATGATTAAAATTAAAATCACAAAAGAAATACCAGTCGAAAAGAAACACGGTGTAAAGATTGGAAGAGTATTCGACGCAATTATCAATCCGACAGAAATCAAGAAGTCAAAAGAATTATACATAAAAGACTATAATCAATTTGGAAGACCAATTTATGCACACATAGAAAACATTGACGCTTATGAATGGTTTTACAAAGGAAAAAATTATTTCTGGATACAAGGAGATACTGGAGAAGCAGTAAAAATCTGGGGAAACGAATGCAAAATAATTAAAGAAAATGAATAAATACCAAAGATTAAGAACACAGACATTAGAACGCTCGTGGTTGACAATTGCTCGTGAAAATGGATTCGTCGAAAATGAAAACATAAACTACGTGACGGGTTTCATATCGCCTTCGGGAGTAGTTATACAAATACCAGAAAGAGAACATCAGACATACGTTCGAGAATTTGAAGAAACAATCAAACTTAAAGAAAGAGCGTACTTTAAACAATATGGTGCAATCAGAATACGACCGGGCAGAGTATTTATGTTCTTAGATATACCTTGGGATTCTCTGAACGTGGAGATATGGAAAAAACCGACGCTTAAACAAGTAGAAACGTTAAGCAAGATAACATCTAAAGTTTTCTATGATTTTTGGGGGGACAAACTCTGTAATTGTCCGAAAGATGGAGTTTCAGCAAATCAATTTATGTTAGATTTGAAAACTTATTGGGAAATAAAAAGATAGAGACGTTTACAGCTATTTACAAAGACTGTAATATATGGTATAATAGAAATATAATCATTAGTTCTTTTCAAACAGTAGGTCAGAGCGTCAGCCTCTCGCCCAAGTAGTAGGGTAGACGAAATGAGTATTAGACTGATGGCAACACTACTCGCCTACTGTTTAAAAAGAATTATTGACAAATATGAAATATCCGCACATACCCAAAAAACTACAGAGAAATCAAAGAATTCTTACAGATGAACAAATCAAAGAAGCTAAAGAAATGCTTAAAGACGGTAATAGTCAAAGATGGGTTGCAAAACATTTTAAAGTTTCCAGAAGTTGTATTGTTAGACATTGCGTTCCTGGAATGAAAGAATACTTTCAAAGGAAATCAAGAGAGTGGGACATAGAACATCCCAATGAAGCTGCAAAAAGAAGAGCAACACAAGCATTGCGTACTTATCATCTTTTAAGCAAGCTGTATCCAAAGAAGATGAAACAGATAAGAAAAGAAAGCAAAGAAAAAACAGGTAAAGAGTATTTCAGACTTAAACAAAAAGAATTCAGAAAAAGACATCCAAAATACTGGAAGAAATTCTATAAACTAAAAAAGACGATATAATAATTCTATGAAAACATACAATGTCACACTAGACGTATTCTTGATGGAACATATATCAGTTGAAGCAAAAAACAAAAAAGAAGCAATCGAAAAAGCAATTGAAAAGAGTGCTTATAATGATGGCGCTTCAGAGTTTAAAGTATTTGAAGTAGAAGAAGACGAATGACTATATTTAAAAAGGTCGAGATAAACGTTAAAATAAATCTATGAAGAAAACAAATACATACAAAGTTATAGTATCTGAAGTATTAGAAAAAGAAATTGAAGTATCAGCTACAAACGAAAACGAAGCAATTGAGATGGCTAAAGCTAGATACAAAGACTTAAAAATAGTATTAGACTTAAGCAATCATTCTAAAACTAATTTCATTGTATCTGGTTGGGATGAAATCAATAAGCACGGTTGCTGGAGATGCAAAGGTGATTCTATTCTTCATTTCTCGAAAAACGGTTCAGAAGAAATTCTTGAAAGCGAAACTTGTGAAAAATGTGGAGATTTAAGATAGTCGATTATGTTTTATTATATCCGAAAGAAAAAATATACTATAGAATTGACTGAAGCACAGATACTCTGGTTATATGATATATTCTTCAAGATGTTTGATGGTTATTTCGAAAATAATAGACGAGAAAGAAGACATTGCGACAACGTCGGTGAAAAAATCATAAAAGCGTTAGAAAGCGAACAAGCTGACTAAAGGGATTTACAAATATACCAGGATGTGGTATAATATAAACAATAGGATAATAAATAACAAAAACAGCGTTAACGTTCACGAATATGAACAAATCATTGTATCCAGAAAATAGAATAAAAGTTGCAGAATCTATCAGGAAAAACTTAAAAGAAGCCCTTGGTGAGAACTTCTTGCAAGCAAATATCTCTACAGACAATGGAGAGCTGATTCTGACATACAAGAGTAAAAACTTTACTGTCAGAGTCAGTATTGAACATTGATAACAAAGGTCGAAAAAATAAACATTAAAAATAACAACGAAAATGACAACTGAAAAAATCGAGAAGATAACAGAAGAAGTAAAAGCGTCTTTCGCTGAGTATGAGGAAAAGAAAAACCTCACTGCTAGAACGAAAGTTAGGAAAGCTCTTCAAGCTCTCAAAATCGCTGCTCAAGAAATGAGACTTTGGGTGATTGAAGACTACAACGAAAACAGCAAAAAGACAGAGTAAGAGACTCTTGACTTTGTCTTTCTTCATCACTGAAAGGAAGACAAAGATGAGGAGTTTCGGCACTAAATTATTATTCTGAGCCGTCTAAAATTCCTCAACTTCATAGAATTGTTAAACTGGAGAGAAGGATTAGTCAGGTTGAGACTTAACCTATTTTGCAACTGACTAGACGAACATTATCCAAACTTGTCCGTTTTTCATTCCTCTCTCTGGTTTAACAGATTTAATCGAATTATTTAATAAATATGATAACAATCAAAGACTACAAAACGTTATACGAATATATGAGTGCATTCGGTGATAAGAAAATAAATCTACTTATCGTCGTTAGTAGAGGAGGTCTTGGTAAAACATTCATCACCGAAGAAGCTCTTATCCAGCACGGCCCAGTCATATTTACCGGTCACGTGACACCATTAGGAATGTACAGAGAGTTGCTTCAGAGAAATAGAGAAGAACGAGACTTCATTGCTATATTTGATGATGTCGATACTCTAATGTTAAACAAAACGAATGTAGCATTATTGAAACAGTTATGTGATACTCGAGAAGACAAAACAATCAGATACGTTACGACTTCTCCAATCTTACGAGGTTTGCAGCCAGAATTCGAAACTTCCTGCAAAGTATTGATGCTAATGAACGATATGAAAACTGAAGATAAAAATCTGAATGCTCTTTTAACTCGTGCTCATCTTATTAACTTCAATCCGCCCGATACAGAAGTCATTCGACAAATGAAAACATTCGCAGACGACAAAGAAATCTTAAAGTTCATTGAGACATACGCTCCATTTTCAAAAACCCTGAACTTCAGAACATACAAACGTGCAATAGAGTTAAAATCAGTCAAATTAGACTGGAAACAAGAAGTTATTAACGAACTGAATGTTGACCAAAGATTGTTTGAAATCGAAACTCTACTCAGAAAATATAAAACTGACCAAGATAGAGAAAAACATTTCAGCGATTCTCGTGCAACTTACTACAGATACAAGAAAATCTTCCTTTCAAAGAACGCTGACTTTGAAGACAAGATTAGCATTAAAAAGAGTGCAAGTAGCGTTATAGAAGTACACTAGAGCTTGGTTTGCTAGAAAACTTGATATATTCCTCATCTTTACGTTATTATACCATAAAAAACGTAAAAAGTATATAGAACATAAATAAAAATAAAATGAAAAAGTTAAACAAGACTGTAGCAAAGTTCAGATATCGCGGGAAAAAGTATGAAATCGACTGGCTTACAGACGCCGACTTCGCTGATGGTTATAAAGAATATGATATTTTCGAAGGGAGTGGCACTGAAGCAAACGTAGTTGGTCATATAAGTTCGAAGACTAATGTTAAACAAATTCTAATAACATTAGCCAAAATAGAAATAAGAGAAAACGACAATGAACTCTAATCTCAAATGTCCAAAATGTAAAAGCGAACTTGTCGTATCTGGTATGTCAAGACATCAAGATTTGGTTGAACACGTGACAAAACCAAATGGTATACCAGCACTAAAAGAAGAATATCGTTGCAAAAACAAATGTTATCCTCATAGAGTTTTCTGGGATTATTACGGTGACGTCTATATTTCACCAAGTTGGTTAGAAAGACTATGCTGGAAGTTAAATATATACAGTTTTCCGAAAAGATTAGAAGTACCACAAGCAATAAAAGACGAAAAAAATAAAGCAATAATATGAAAGAAATCAAAGATGAAACTTTAATAGAATTGCTAGAAGTATTGATTGAATATCGGAAAACGTTAAGAGAAGATGACAAAGTTATTCATTTGGGTATTAAGACACAAGCTGGTTCTTCTATCAAATATGTCGATGATGAAGACGATGCTCAAAGCACAATCAGAAGTTTAAAATCTTTATTGAATAATGGAATCAATACAAATGAATCAAGGTCATTCTAAAATGTCTCAAAAAAATAACAAAAACAAGTCTAAAAAACTTAAACCCCGATATTTGTGGATTATCAAACGCAAAGATTCTAATGACATCTATATGCTTGATTCATTCTATTGGTGTGAAGCAGATGCTCTTCGAAGACTAAAAGAATCTATGAATGGAGCATTTCGATACGTTCCAGAAGATAAGTTTGAAATCATTAAAGTTAGAATCACTCAAGTCTAAAATGAAAATATCATTGTCACCTCGTCGAAGTGGTAAAACAACAAAGATGTTGAAGTGGTTGCAAAAAGACCGCAACAGAATCTTACTAACATTCAGTGTTCAAGAAGCAGATAGATTAAAACATCTATATCCAGAATTAGCGAATAGTATATTTTACTGGGAAATCTGGCTTAGAGACCAATATGGCACGGGACAAGAAAAAGAAATTGGTATTGACAACGCAGATTATATTTTGCAGAACTATCTTAAACACCCGATAGAAAAAATGACTCTTACTAAAGACGAAAATAATAAAAATAAAAAGACAAAAATATGAAAATAAAAAAAGGCACTCTAGTTCAAGTAAATCATTCTCGTTCTGGTAATTGGAAAGCATTAGCTACAAAAGATTTTGATACTAAAAAAGACGAATGGTACCCATTGCAATTAGTCGACGAAGAAGTCAATGGTATGTCGACATCTTGGATTAAGGGAGATGAGATGCCAGCAAGACGAGGTCATTGTACAATTGAAATAGTAAGCGACATAAAAAAGGGAGCGTCAGAATCTAAAATGATTGACATCTCACAATTCGGAAAAGACCACTGGAGTTTGTTAGCATATTGCGAATATCGAGCCGTAAATGATAAAGGGCGCTTAGACTTAAAACATCTTCGTTGTAAAAATCTCAATGTCGCTACTACTTCACTCGGGCAAAACTTTTGGAAACCAGAATATGGAACTAGACTGAAAGGTTATTTTTCGAATCCAATAAAATATAAAGGAAAGAAAGTTAAAGTCACCAACAGTAGATATTTACTAAAGAACCACGACGACTTTGATTGTCTAAATGATTTAGACCACGCTGGCTTGATTGAAAACCTTGGGACAATGTTAAACCCATTTGTCAAACTAACTGAGAAAGGACAGCGCGTAGCAGCGCTATTGTCAGTGCATAAACAGAATGGCGGCCATTTCACCGACTTCGTGTTTGAATAATAATATGATGATAACTTGTCCAATCTGCAAAAAGAAGTTTTTAAGACATTCGGTCAAACTGCATATCATCAATGCAGCAAAAGGTGAAGCATATCGAGGAATGGTGAACCTTCTAAGAATAGCAAAAAACAAACCTTATCATTTCAGTCCAGCAGTTATGTTAAGACAAATGCCTCACCTTGCTTTCATTCGGAGAAATATGAGAACGAAACAGTTTTTCAAAATAGACTTCTAAGGTATTTACAAATATTGTATAATATGGTATAATATAAATATGGATAAACTAAAAAACAAAAAAATAAGGAAAGAAAGATGTCTATTATGCGGAAGACTGACAACTAAATTCTGGGTAGTTGGTGGAGACTATGACCATTTGAAACCCTATCATCAGAAATGTAGAAACAAATTAGTTTCAGTTATTTTGAAAAACGCTGGATTATTAGATGCGAGTAAAAAGAGCAAAACGACTGAAGCTGAAAATTCTAAAATAATGAAAGAACAAAAAGACTTCAGAGACGAAATGAAAATGAGAAGGAAGCCCTATCAATGGAAGACAAAGACAGAGCTAATCGATAAGATTCTAGAACTCGAAACAAAAGTAAAAGACTTAGACATATTAGTCAATCATTACAAATTAAATTAAAACAATTATGTTTTACTGTGAAAAATGTAGAATAAAAAAGAACTGGCCTGAAAGTATCTCAAAATCATACGGTCGCTGTGAAATTTGCAAAAAGACAGAAGAATGCAATGACGTTCCTAGCAAAAGACTACCTAAACAAGCCAATAGAAAAGAAATCGAAATAAGAACAGTATGAAAAAAGTTTTAATCGATAATGTTGAATACATTCCAGCTAGTTCTAAAAAAGAGTTGATTGAAAAGCTAAAAAAATTAGTCAACTTTAAAACTGGCGACGGCCACGGCTATCCGATTACTTCAAAAGATTTAAGACAGAACGAAAAAGATTATGGTAGAATAGAAGATGGATTGCCCTTTTTCTGTGAGTCTACTCTATATACTCTGATGGGAAAAGAAGATGCTAGAACACTATTAGGTGCTCTACATTTTCTTACTAAAGTTTGTGGAGTCGAATTAGATGATTTATACATAACAGATGAGAAATACATCAAAGAACTTCAAAAAGAATTCGACGAACTTACTAAGAAAATAAAAAAGACAGAAATAGATGATTCTGAATATAGATATATGCTTGACAGACGCAACGATATAAAGAGAGAAATAGAAAGACTCAAACGAAATCTATGAATAAAGAACTTATAAGAAAATGTGAGCATTGCGGAAGATATTATTATGCCACAATGCCTCATTTTATGAAAGCTGGCAATCATTGTGATGGGCTAGAAAAAATAGAGAACGACTTCAGAACTCTAAATAACATTCCGACTTGGGAAGTCTGGCACTTGTCGATTAGTACAATAGACTATATGATTAGTTTTGATTATGACCAAGAAGCAAGTGTTAGAAACTTTATGCGTTTGGTCGGAAAGAAATTAGAGTTAATATGAAAAAAATAATTAAGATTTTAGGAATAATTCTAGTCTTTGCGACTTTCTTCACTTATACTAACAGATGGTTCTATCCAGACGAAGTCTCTTCATTGTGGATATTATTTTCTTTCTGGAAGTGGATATTCTTCAGTGGAATCATTTTAATACTTATCTCTGGAAGCATTCAAAGATATGAAAAAGTATAAAATCACTTACCAATCGATGACAGCTTTCTATGAGCTTGGTTATGTATATGCTAATACTAAAGACGAAGCAGAAAGAATAGCTAGAGCAAAAGCTACTGCTTTTTCACAAGCTGAAAAATGTCTAATCAAAGCATCTGAAGTAAATGAAAAATAAAATATGGGAAAAACCAAAAAATGAGAGAGAATTAGTCGCTTGGTATCTTATAGCTATACATCACCGAGCTGAAGAAGAAGCTAGTGGTGAGTTAGGTTTCAAAAACGATAGTGCTGTGAATACTTTAAATTGTCTTTCGACTCATTCCATCTTTAAAATAATTAGACTAGTACTCACTGAAATCAAAAACAAAGAAAGAGTTCTTTATGAAGAAGAGAAAAATAAAGTCTCTGTCAAAGACTGAAATGCTTTTATAGGTATTTACAAATACAGAGATATATGGTATAATATAAAATGTAAAGGTCGATAACCTAAACAATTCTTAAAACACCTTTATGAAAAAAACAGAAAATATAGCAATCGAAGATACTATCAACAAAGAAACAAAACCAGTTTCTTTGATGGTGTCAAAAGCAGACAAGTTAGTTTTAGTAAAAACTGACGACGATGTCGTTAAAGCAACTGAGTTTCTTGTTCAAGTCAAATCTAAAATAGATTCATTAGAAGAAGAAAGGCAAAGTTATACTAAGCCAATCAATGAATCTCTCAGAAGACTTAATGCTAGATTCAAAGAACTCACTGAACCTTTGAAGAAAGCAGAAAAAGCAGTAAAAGAAGCAATTCTTTCTTATCGAGCGATAAGAGAAGAAGAAAGACTCAAAGAACAAGCAAGGCTCCAAAAGAAAAATGGAAACAAAGATATAGCTTTAACAGACGCTCTGCCTGACATTGTCGAAAGTAAATCTGGTGAATCAAGAACTTCAAAACGTTGGGTGTTTGAAATCGTAGATGAGAAAAAAATACCGAGAGAATACTTAAAAGTCGACGAAGTAAAAGTCACTGATGCAATAAGCAAAGGTGAAAGAAAGATAGCTGGTTTGAAAATCTTCCAAAAAGAAACACTGTCTATCTATAAGTAAATCTTATTGCTACTTATCATTAAGTCTTAACGTATGAAAAGAATCAAACTATTACCTTTTATCGTCTTGTTTATTCTTATTTCAGTTGGGATATTCTTTCTTGCTACTAACGTCAAGAAGACGAGCCAGCAAGATAACGAACAAATATTGCAATCTGTAAATGAGAAAAAATTAGAAGAAATTCGTAGTAGAGAGAGCATTAAGCGACAACAGGAACTTATCGTTCAAGAGACTTTCTTAATAGAAGAAAAAGATAGAATCAAGAACGAGAAAGAAGAAGCAATAAAACAATTCGATGCTCAAACGGAAGACATCGAAAAACAACTAGAAGCAGTCAGAGAAGAACAAATAACTTTTTAGTATCCCCGGAGGCTAAGCTAATCGCTGAAGCGATAAAGCAAACAGAATCTGAGGGAGGGGTTCTGTGCGGAAGGGGAAAATCAGGCGAACTTGGGTGTTATCAGTTTTTACCTGGTACTTGGGAACTATTCTCTAAAGAAGTCATTGGTTATCTCGCTCCTTTAACACCCGCAAACGAAGAATACGTCGCAGCAATCAAAATCGAAAAATGGTTGCGTGACGGTCATTCTATAAAACAGATTGCTTTGCTATGGAATCAAGGACATCTCTCAAGTTGTAAATCTGGTGTAAACGAATATGGTGTAGAATTCGATTCCTGTGAATATGTCGATGAAGTATTAAAAAATCTTAATAACTAATATGCCTAAAAAATCAGAAGCAACAAGACAGTGTGAGATGGCGTGGAAAAGAGGTTTACAATGCGGCCTGACCATAGGTATCATTGGAACTCTGATTGTAGCAGGAATCATTAAACTATTTTTCTAAATATATGAACTCTTATGATTTTCCAGTCGAGTTAGCACCAATCAAAGCTAACAATATAGTCATACCAAAAAAAGTCGCAGTAATTCGAACAGACACTAATAAACCCGTAGGTGTCGTCTCAAATGTTTATGGTTTGTTAAAACATAAAGACGTCGTTGACAGTTTTAGAGAAGCATTGAGCAATCAGAAATATGAAGAAAAGATAGAACTCATCAAAGAAGGAGCGCATTTGTTTGCAACCTATAAACTTCCAGAAATACAATACGAAGTTAAAAAAGGAGATTTTGTCGCAATGCAGTTCGTAGCAAAGAACTCATACGACGGGACGAAGTCTTTCTCATTGATGCTTGGCGCTCTACGACTCGTCTGTTTGAATGGAATGGTTATCGGCAAAGAATTCTTCAGCTATTCTCAAAGGCATATCTCTGCTGGCATAACTTTCGTAGACACTGGCAACTTAAAAGATAGAATCACTGAACTAGTATCTCATTTCAAAGACTCAATACCACTGATGACGAAGATGACAAATACGAAAATCAACTTTTCAGATGAAAGTTTGTTTGATGATAAAAAGCTTCAGATTCCAAAATATCTTCTTACTTCTGCAAAAGAAATCTTTGAAAAAAGAGCAGACGATAGTATATGGGAATACTATAACTCATTGACTTACGCAATCACTCACGACCTCAAGAAAGATAGACCTCAAACTAGAATCGATTATACGAAACGTGCTTGGGTCGTCGCTTCAGAGTTATTGAACGTTTAAAAATGAAGATAGGTTCGTTGATGCCACGCCAGACCGCTACTGGCTAGTGTGCCACCAGAAGATAAAATCGCGGAGCAGGAACAATACCTGAGTAGTGATTTTATCTTCCGACACGAAAGGAAGGGGAGTAGCTCTCCCCGTGTGGCACCAGCGAATCTATCTCAAATACTTTCATCTAGAACGATGAATAGTAAACAAAAGGTATAAAACATCAAGGCTCGGGTACAAAACTCTCTGAAGAGGTCTAGCTGCCCTTCCTGTATATCTTAGATGGACAGTCTGGTAGTAAAAAATCTTGATGTCTCCGATAACAGCAAACGAGACTGATATAAAACATCAATATCGCAGAGAAAATCATTCTAGAACGGTTCTACAAAACTAAAATAGGTATAGAGAAAGCATCTCTCTATACCTTTTTAGATTATTAAAAGTATCAAAGTATCACTAAAATATAGTATGAGTTTACCAACCTTTAGGAATAGAAGAACCTTCGTTGAATATCGATTTTTCGCCAGTAGATATTTTCCTTCTGACTTTTCCTTCTTGTTCGTCGTCATAAAAACCTACTAAATCTTTTACGCAATTTATTGCTAGAACAATTGACCAAAAAGAATCACCGTGGCCCCATTTCGATTCGATTGCTTGCAAATCATTCGTCAAACAACATATCTGGTCGATAAGTCTTTCGTCATTGATTATTTCCATTTGCGAGCGTTCAACTAATTTATCGAAAGCTGCTGCACCAGCCGTTCTGAATTTATTCGTAAATACCATAGGTATCATTTCTTTTGGAAGCAAACCTTGTTCTGCGAACGATTCAAATTCTCCACGAGTGTTGTCATATCTGAGTTCTTTGATTTTGAAATTTTTAATAATCATCTTGAGATATTCTAGTTGAGTCGGGTGAGCTTCAAAAAACGTTTTGCCATTTGAATACGACCAGCCATCCATCCATTTTTGAAATATCATTATGAGTCTATTATTTCGGCACTCGAATACAGATAGATGCGACGGATGCGTTTTCTTTCCGATGTCGAATCCAGCGATGACGTCTGTTTCTGGTAGATAAGGCATTGTCGGTTTCCACATCGACAAATTTTTGTTAACTATTTTACTCATTATCTTTTCTTTCGAGAAGAAACTTTTTGTCGAATACACCGGAGTACACATATATTCTTTGCTGAAGATTCTTTCAGTTCTTTCTTCTCGTTTCTTATACAGTTCTTCTAGACTCATCCATTCTGGCCAAAGAGCTCTTTCTTCTCCAGTGTCTGGGTCTTTTGATATTGCTGGAAGTATCGATGTTTTAAAACGAGCAGTCACTGTTTTGTCAAAGAAAAAGTCTTCGTTAGTCTGAGGCGTACCGCATACGTGAAGTTCTCCATCTGGTTCTTTCGGCATATCCAAGATGTTTGATTTGAAGATTTCGTTAATTTTATAAATTATTAACGGGTTTAAGTCGTTCTCAGGGTCTTGAAAAGGGTCGTCGACAAAAATCAAATCACCGTGAATGCCTCTTTTGAACTGAACAAGACCGTGGGGTGATATAGTAGTAAAGTTTTTATTGTCCCAACTATATTTTAAAACTGTTTCAGCAGTAGGTTTGTAATCTTTTAAATCTGCGAAATACGGATTTGCTTCGATACATTGTTTAATTTTATTGATGTGATACCCAGCTAATTCAGAGTTGTATGAAAAATAATGAGCTTCTATATTTGAAACAGAACCTTCGTACATCAATTTCCACATGAAGTAAGCGTAGAAAGAAAAAGATTTGAAATGATGTCTAGCACTAACACGAATAGTTCTTTTGCTCTGAGATAAAAAACGCGCCGTATTGTCGACGTGTTCTCCTTTAACGAAATGCTTGACGCTCAGACAAAAGATATTATTTACGAAAAAAGCAAAATCGTTAGATGCTTGAGATACTATTTTTATTTGTTCTGGTGTGAACATACGTTTGCGTAGAATTTAGAGAAGAAGAATACTGGTTAACTTCTTTCTTAGAGTATTTATAAAAAGATTTTCACAGCGACTCGCTCGCTTACACACATTCTTCGGAGTTCCACTCCGAGTTAGTTTATTGTTATAGAGTTTATATCTATTATATATAGTTAATAAATGATAACATTTCGAACGCTGACCGCAGTTAATAAATGATAACATTGCCGTTAATAAATGATAAGTTTTGTTATCATTTATTAACTGCTCCTTCTGATGACTGAACGTATTCTAGTTCTTTATTATCATATCCGTTTTGAAAACTTCTTGCTACTCTAATGAGGCGTCTTTCTTTGTCTCTTTCTAATTCTTTTCTTTGAAATAATTCTCTTAACTGTCTACTAAGATTTGATGGCAGAATATTTAAGTCTTTAGCCATCTTCGTTTGATTTATTTTCGACCAGCCTTTTTCTTTGAAACGACCATAAAAATAGACAGCATGACAAATAGCATATTCTAAAAGAGACAAATCTAAGTCTTTGTCTAAACCATTCCAGTATTTAGTATATCTTAAATCTAGACTTTCAGTCGAACCTTCATAATCATACTCATATTTAGAAATAACTCTGTTCCATTTGTCAGTCGTTATGAGACCAGGTTTTTCATCATTTTCTCCGACACCAGTGTCGATGTTATCTCCAACGATAATCAGCTTTTTTCTTAAAACAGACAATACTACTCTTACTTGTTCAATCGAAATTCCCAGTTGTTCTGAGATGTATTCTCTCTTGAAGACGATTTTTCTCGTCCCTTCTTTGCAAAGTCTCCAGATTATATACGCAATAAGATATTGTTGAATAGTGAGTTTCAATTCTGCTTTAGCTCCGTGCCAAATCATACAATATCTCGGTATTTTGTTTTTCTCTTTTTTTGTCATTTCTGTTTAAATTCTTTTTCTAATAAAAATGCTAGTAATTCTTATCTAGCAGCAAACTATTTACAAACATACTAGAATATGGTATAATATGATAATGGATAGGTTTATTCTGTAGGTTCTTTCGTCTCTTCTATTTCTTCTGGTTTCTCGGCGACGATGGGTTTGGTAGTAGTAGCAACCGGTGCAGATTCAGTTTTCTTTCCAGCAGATGCTTCTTGAATAAGTTTGAGAACTTGTCCAGTAGAAAGTTTAGAATCGTCTTCGTTTCCTTCTTCATAGATTTCTTGAAGTCTGAAAAGAGTCTTTTCATCTTCTCTGATTTCTTTCATAAGAGAAACAATGAAGACATTATCTCGATATCTTTTCTTTTCTGTTTCACGTGCATATAGTTCTTTGCTTTTTTTCAATCTAACAGTGATTGCGTCAATAGCACCTTTAATCAAGTATTTTGAAGGAATCTTCAATTTATTGTCAATTACCCAGTGTATCGCACTCGAGACTTTGACTCTACTGCAATTATGGTATCGACAAATGTCTACCCAGTCCCAACAAAGAACAAAATATTCGTGATAAATTTGAAGATATTCTTCTTGAGCGGCAGACAAAGAAAACTTTTCAATTGTTTGTGTAGATTCTTTTGCCATGTTATTTACAATTATACCACAGAAATAGAAACGAGTAAAATATTATATGTAAAGATCAATAAAATTAAACAAATCTATGAAAATATTTGAAGAACCTTTAGACGAAAGTAGAGAACAAATGACTAATTTAGTATATTGGTTTCCTATTCTAGAAAGAATAGGTATGAGAGTTCCGAGAACGACTATTGTTTACTCTGGTGATGTCCAACTTGGAAGACTTACTAGCAACGAAAAACCAGCAAATCTAAAAACATTTTTAGACAGAATGGATTTAGCTTTAAAAGATTTTAAGTTTCCAGTCTTTCTTAGAACTGGTATGATGAGCGACAAACATGGTTGGAAAAATACTTGTTTTCTTAAAGACAGAAAAGATTTATTGCAACACGTCGGGACGATCGTTGAAACTAGTTATATTGCGAACATTGCTGGCCGACCTTTTGCATTTGATTTTTGGGCAATCAGAGAAATGATCGAAACAAAACCGATATTCAATTTTTTCTCTGGTGAAATGCCGATAACGAAGGAGTTTAGATTTTTTATAAAAAATGGAAAGGTACAATGTTTTCACCCATACTGGCCAGACGAAGCATTCAGAGGTCATTTGGACAAAGAACAAAAGAAAAAACTGAAAGAAATTCAAAAACTAAATAAAGCTGAAGAAAAAGAACTAATGTTAATGGCAACATATATAGCTCATTTCTTTAAAGATTATTGGTCTGTAGATTTTTTAAAAGCTAAAAACGGTGATTGGTATTGTATTGATATGGCAGTGGGTGAGCGATCATATCATTGGCCAACATGCAAATATGCAAAAAACAAAAACGAATAAAATAGCTATCGCTTTCGGTTTCGGAAGAGAATCATATCTGATGTACCAGAAACTGAAAAAACAAAAACCGACATTAATCACTTGTCTTGGCGAAGAAGACGATATTGACGAAAACGTAGTGAAACTGTTTGCTAGAAGTTTGGGTTTAAAAGTGTATGTAATTAAGAATAAAGAAGGTTTTAACGAAACTTGGGATTGGTATGAAGACGAGTATCCTCATCGCTGGCATTACAACAATTCTATATTAAAGTATTTTAAGTCTAAAAAACCGTTTGATGTTCTTTATGTTGGAAGGAGAAAAATTGATTTACTCAAACGTTCTGATCTTACAAAAAAACAAGTCGATTCAATCGAAATAGATAAAATTAAAAACGTTAGGTTCCCATGCTGGAACATATAAATATATGGGAATGTTTGCAACATTAAAAGGCGAAGAATTTACTAAATGTCCGAAATGCGGTCGTAGAGCGACGTGGCAATCAAAAGGTCTTTGGCTTACATATAAAGGTCGAGAATTCTGGATAGGGGATTACGGAAATATTGAATTGGACGAAAATATGAACGGTCATATAGTTGCTTGGGTTTTTCCGAAAGAAATGAAATTTCGAGACGGGACGACAGGATGCGGACATATTACGTATTATAAAATAATAAAAGGGAAACTTATAGAATCAACAGAAGAAGAATACAACAATTAAAAAAAAATGAAAACATTAATCATAAAAGGCAAACATAAAAACAAAGAAGTAGAAGTGAATCAATGGGGTTTTGATTGGTTTACTGTTAATAGTGGTGATTTCAAGATAGACGGTTATCCTTTTACACCGACTTCTTTGTCTTTCACTAAAAGCGGTATCGAGGAAATTCAGTCTAAACCAAATTATTTATTAGACGAATTCGAAGTAAAAGAAATAAAAACAAAATCAGAATACAAATATACTTTTAAAAAGAAATAGATTTATCGCATGCAAATAACAAAAACTGGAGAAAATCTAATCATTAAATTCGACTATAATCCTGCTTTGATAGAAGTAGTCAAACAGTTTGACAGTCGCAAGTTTAATCCAGACACGAAAGAATGGATTGTTCCAGCAATTCATGTCAAAAAAGTTTTAGAAACACTGATACCTCTTGGTTTTTCAGCTAGTCAGACAGTTAGAGATGATTTCGACAGTGTCATAAAATACAAACAAAAAATCGAAAGAATCTTAGCTGGAGAGTTTAAAGAATCAGAAAAAGAAGCACTTCACAACACCGACTTGCCATTGTTTGATTTTCAAAAAATCGGAACGGGTTTTCTTTGTGCAACGAAGTCTTCTTTGCTTGGCGACGAACCGGGTCTTGGAAAATCTATACAAGCGTTAGCAACTACTGTGATTGGAGAAGCAAAAAGAGTTTTAGTTATCTGCCCGTCAACTTTAAAATTAAATTGGAGAGACGAAATATCTAAATGGATGAAAGATAAAAAAGTAATTGTTATTACTGGTGAAAAGAAAAAACGAAACGAACTATGGGCTGAAGAAGCTAATTATCATATAGCTAATTATGAAATTTTGCTTCGAGATATTGATGAAATCAAGAAAAAAGACTGGGATTATATTATTGCAGACGAAGCAACAAGAATATCAAATCCAAAAGCAAAACAATCAAAGTTGATAAAGACAATTCCAGCGAAACATAGAATTGCTTTAACTGGTACTCCTTTAAATAATGCTGTGCAAGACATCTGGAATATTTTAGATTTTTGTCAACCAAACATACTTGGTTCATTTTGGCAGTTCACTTCGAAATATTGTGAAAAGGACAGATTCGGTGGCATTGTTAGCTATAAAAATTTGAACGATCTAAAACTATGTGTTGCCGACAATATGTTAAGAAGAAAAAAGAACGAAGTCTTGCGAGAACTACCAGATAAACTGTATGAAACTATATATGTTGAATTTGATGAAGAAGAAAAAAAGATATACGAAGCAGTTAAAAATGAGATTGTTAACGAGTTAAGAGAATATGCTATAAATAGAGTTTTAGACGATAAATATTTGTCAAACGCTTTAGTTAAAATGATTAGACTAAAACAAGTGACTGGTAGTTTAGAATTAGTCAGTGAGCATAGATACTCGTCAAAAATAAACGCTCTTAAAGAACTTTTAGAAGACATCATTCATAATGGTTCGAAAGCTCTTGTATTTACTCAATTTTCTGAAATGGCCGATATTTTAGTAAGAGAATTAGACAAATACAAACCTCTTCTTATTTCTGGTAAAGTTGAAAACGAAGATAGAAAACTTAACGTAGACAAGTTCCAGAATAATGAAGAAAACAGAGTGCTTATAAGTACTGAAGCAGGTGGTTATGGTTTAAACCTTTTTAGAGCACAATATGTGATTCATTATGATCTACCTTGGAGCATATCTAAAATGGAGCAGAGAGAAGGTCGAGCGCATCGTATAGGGCAAAAGAATAACCTTACTGTGTTTAGACTGATCGTTGAAAAGACAGTTGATGAATATGTAATGAAAGTTCTCCATAAGAAACAAAAGATGTCTGAAGAAGTTCTTGGAGACAAAGAAAGAATAAAAAAGATTAAGCTCTCGAAAAACGATATAATGAAAATGTTAGAATAATGATATTTTTACAAAGATGGCTAAATATGGTAGTATCTAAATATGGTAGACGAAAATGATCAAAAAACATCTGAAGAAAGATGTAAAATATGCGGTAGGCTACTTAGTGAATATGACCCAAGTTGGAGTTGTAAGAAGAATCATCATTGGAGAAAAGATTGGGCGAAAGACAAAACTACAAAAAAATACAAACGATATTTAGAAAAAAGAAATAAATCAATGAAGGAAGCTTGGAGGAGATCGCTAGACAAACTGAATAAAAAAACACCTCCAGAATATGCTTCTCGTCGAGGAGGCAAAGTTCTAGAGGAATTAAAAAAGATGACAAAAAAGAGAAGGTATCTTAATGTCATTGAAAGAGATATAAAAATATAATATGGAAAACGAAAAGAAACTATTATCGGTCCATGAAATCTGGAAAAGTAAAAAGATTTATTGGATCGTTACGTACAAAACTCTTTTGAAATATATCTCGAAGGATTATGTAGACATTTTTAAACCTATCGTCAAAGGAAGCAGAAGTGGAAAGAGATATTTCGTGACAGAAGACAATCTACAAGAGTTTATACGAAAGTTCGAAGGAAATGAACTAGCTAACTAAAAATATCACTGAGTATTAATCGGTTTTTGTGTGCTTGATTGTTTGTCTGAACATCTTTAATTAACAATCCGATTGTTAATCCGGGGATTTTCTGCAACGGCAATCCAGCACTCAGAAACCGATTATACAAAAAATTCTCATGAACGACGTAAATCTTGAAAAACTAAAAAATTATATTGATCTTGGTTTGGTTTCAGAAAACGAACATCCAGAAAAAACAGAAATCAAAATCTATAATTACACTGCAAAATGTCAATTCGACAGGAAATGGGACGAAATAACTACAGTATGCAGAGGATTAGTAATTGACACTAAAACTGGTGAAATATTAGCAAAACCCTTCGAAAAGTTTTTTAACTTACAAGAACATCTTGAAGTTTTTAAACTTCCATTACCCAACGAAGAACCAGTCATCACGCAAAAATACGATGGGTCGTTGGGGATTTTATATTGGTTGAATGACGAACCGTGGATAACAACGAGAGGTAGCTTTACGTCTGATCAAGCGCTATGGGCGACTGCTTGGTTTAGGAAGAATGTAGATTATTCGAATCTTCCTAAAGACATAACTCTACTTTTCGAAATCATATATCCAGAAAACCGAATTGTAGTTAACTATGATTTCGAAGGTTTAGTATTTCTAGCGTCGATCGATAAAAAGACGGGAAGACAACTTGGTTATCGGCCAGATGGTGTCAGATCTGTAGAAAAAATCGAAAATACAGATATTCTCAAACTAGCAGAATTAAATGAAAAGAACAAAGAAGGTTTTGTTGTTTTTTATCCCAAAGCAAATCTTCGTTTGAAAATAAAATTTCCAGAATATGTCAGATTGCATAAGATTCTGACGGGATTGTCTATAAAAGGAATCTGGGAATATTTTGCAGAGCACGGAGTAGATGCAGATATAAGAAAAATAGCAACTAATGCACCAGATGAGTTTTACAAATGGATAGATTCTGTTGCTAAAAATTTCAAAGAAAAATATAAAGGAATAGAATATGAATGCGTGACGAATTTCAATTTGATTTCGTACGATCTGATTAAACTACCAGAAAAAACTAGAAAAGATTGGGCGATTAGAATAACAAAAACTAGATTTCCGAGCATATTGTTCGCAATGTTAGACGGTAAAGACTATAAAAAGATAATATGGAGAATTCTTAGACCGACTGGTTTAAAAACTTTTAAAGATGACATCGACATATAAATGCCGGGGTGTCGTAATGGCAGCCGAGGTAGGCTTAAAACCTGCTGAGCATTTGCTCGTGAGGGTTCGACTCCCTCTCCCGGCACAAATATTATGAAAATATATTTTGATGGTTCTATTCGACAAAAAAATCCAGGTGGTATAGCTGGCTATGGTTGGATAATCAAAACTAACGAAGGCATAGCTTTGAAGTCTGGACATGCAATTATTGGTTCTGGAAAAAACATGACAAACAATATAGCTGAATACACTGGTCTTTTAAGTGCTTTGACGTGGTTCGTTTCTTCTAAATATTTTGACCAGAATGAAAAACTATACATACACGGAGATTCTGCTTTAGTATGCAATATGGTTTCCAAAAAATGGGGTTGGGAAAAAGACGAAAAAGGTGTTAGAACTGGTCGATGGACGCCTCATAAAGACTTTCCTCTGTTAAAAGAACTTCTTAATAAAATTCTAGAAATCTTAAAAAATAAAAATGTGAAATATGTCGTCGAATGGATACCAAGAGAAGAAAATGAAGATGCTGACAGAATATCTGATTCTTCTTTTGTTAAATGATAATAGTCTAAGGATATTTACAAATATATCAGAATATGGTATAATATAAATACAATCATTAATAAACTAAAAAACATGATCAAAATCAAAATACATTCTTTCGTAGACGTTATCACTAATTCTTCGACTACCATTTATTGTCAGTGCACAGACAAGACAATTTTAGCTGCAAAAGAACTCATTAACTTTTTTCTGAAAGAATCTGGAAGCAAAAAGACAGCTGACGATCTATTTGAGTTTAAATTGGTATTGAGCGAAAGAGCAATTGAAAATCTCGCTGGAATGATCGACGAAGGAGATCTTGATGATTATCTTAAAGAAAATAAATACAGAAAAGGAAATAGCACGAAGTTGGCAGAAAAAATCTTAACAGACATCGAAAAAGGCAAAGTATACGAACCAGACGTTGATTACAAGACTAATGGAGATGGAATGAATGAAGAAGAGTTATTGATAATTCCAAAAAGCGACAAAGCAAACGTCATCAATTTAGCGAATAAAATAAACGATATATTTGAAATTGATGCATATCATGACTAA